ACAACTAGATGAAAGTGGGATTTTAGACGACATTATGGATCCGAAAGCTATGCTCAAAAAATACAGTGAAAGAATGAAGTAGTATGATTACGTATAAGAAGTTAAAAACATCTCGGGCAATGGCTAACCACATAGAAAACTACCACTTAATTAGCATGAGTATTAGTCAAGCCAAAGATGTAGGTCAAAGAGGTTTTACTTATCTAGTTGCTCAACCCCGTTTTAGTAAAGACTTAGAACTATTACAATTCAGCACTTTTTCAAGTCAAGAAATGCTAGAATGGAATTTGAAGAATGACCCCTCCGGTCTGTTTGAGGAAAGTGAACCCCATGAATGGACTTTTCTAAATAAGGTACCCCGTTATTATGAGTATCGAGAATTTAAAGTTGATAATCATGACTATACGATTGTTAAGCTTTACTATGACCAATACGTGTTTAACCTATTAATGGGGGAAAGGGAGTATCTAATTACCCCACTAATTAAGCCTAGTTGGGATGATAAAGATATTAGTCTTTATAATTTGTCTGAGTTAATTAATTTAGGTTTATTAGGACGAGTAACTAAATTAATGTTTAACAGTACGCCGATATTTTTTAGCGAGATTAAAGACTTAGACTCTAGCGTAGTAAGAACTACCTATTTTAATGCTTATGGTATTGATATTAGAAATAATTACCATATGTTATTAGATACTAAACCTTTAACATTGGTTAATTGCGATTCTAGTGCTTGGAAAAAATTAGACGGAACTAATTCCGAGGAGTCCTTAAATAAATTTATCAAAGGCGAAAGCGCACTAGAAACAGAAATTACACTTCGAGGTACAGAAGGAAACTTATTGATAATGGTGGTTAGTATGTTAACTGCTACTAATAAACTAGACTAATATTATATTAATTTTCGAGTACCAGAGGGAATCCAGTAAAATGGGTTCCTTTTATATTATATTAATTTTCGAGTACCAGAGGTTTTTTAAGAAAAAAGACAGATTAAAAAATGTGTTGTTTTACCTTGACTTCTATTGATTAGTGTGGTATTTATAAGCGTGTTAAATTTGTCCTATTTGCTATTATATGAAGAAAATAATCTAAAAAATTGTGTATCTGTTGAGTGAGTAGGGGTTATAGTTACCAAACCAGATAAAAATTAAAATTAGGGCTTGCATTTCGTTAAAAGTATGCTATTATAAAAGTGTAATAAGAAACAAGGATTTATTTCAAGAGTTAAGCTTAAACTCTTAATTATTTAGAAAAAGGGTTGACAATAATAACTAACAATGTTATTATATAATTGTAATAAGGAAGGAAGTAATAATTATGACTAACAATGAAATCATGAATGCTATTAATCAAATGGAATTAAAGAGTGCGCAAGTTCAAGCCTTAAGCGCTATTGACCTTGAAAATCGTGTTAATGATACAGTTAACGATTTATACAAGGGGGACTTTGATGGTTTCATGGAAGAAGATGAAACTGGACTTCGTGAGTGCTGGACTGAACTCGATGATTGGTATAATAACCATGACAATGATGAAACGCCTATTGCTTTATGGTTGTTTAACTGGATGGATGCAAGTGAGAAGTATATTTTTTTAGAAAATGTTAATTCTACAATCTTACATGATTACCTTGGTGTTGATGGTGTCAATCTATATTATCGTAATAATATACTAGACTTAAAAGATAATTATATTACTAATATTTTTAACTAATTTTTTAACATTATCTATTGACAATAATAACTAGCAATGTTATTATAATAATGTAATAAGGAACAAGGATTTATTTCAAGAGTTGAGCTTAAACTCTTAAGTGTTTAGACTGTAAATTTAATAAGAAAAGGAAGTATATTAAAATGGATAACATTACAAAAACATTTAATCACAATTTAGAACTCAAAAAAGACTTATGCAAGAAGGATGCAAAAACATTGAAACAACTTGAATACTTAGAAAAAGCCTTTGACCTTGTTTCTGAAAGTAAATTTGATAAGGCTTTGGATGTTCTTACAAGTGGAAAAGCGGGGTCAAAAATTGCGATTGATGTTTTAAGTCAATACATCCAAAAATTTGAACTCAATAATTATAATAAAATACAGTACAATGTACTCGGTATCCATGAAGTTGACGTTAACAATTTAGTCAATGAAAAATGGTGGAAAGTAGTAGAATTAGACAATACTAAAAAAGTTATTACTATTGCTAAGACTAGCAAAAAATTACAATACGATTTAATAAATTATTTATCGATATATTTTAAATAATCTATTGACAATACTAACCAACAATGTTATTATAATGATGTAAGATAAAGAAAAGGAAGTAATCAAAATGACTAATGTGGAATTAACTAATAAAATCATGGAACTTGTAGACTTTGTGCTTGAAGGCGATGATATTACAATCGACCTTGATTTATTGAACGTTTATTATGAAGGCAATTGGCTTTTTGACTATGATAGCACCGACAAAAACGATGTATTAATCTACACGACTAATAACAGTGGTACACACAAGCTATTGATTAACCGTAACAATCCTACTAATAAGGAATTAGAAAAAGTTAGTCAAGTAATTACTGATAGCCTTAACACGGTTGAAGCATTAATTGAGAGTAGATAAAAGGGGGGGCAATTATGAATGAAAGGGACAACCGCCGTAATTATGTACGTGATAAACAGATTCCAGAATCTTATAAAAAGATCAAAAAAATAATTATTATCTGTTTACTGGTGCTTGTTACTCCTATTATCGTGTTATCTATGCTTGACCCTGCTAACTGGTGGATAATTATTTTTGTAACAATTATGACACCATTGTGGGTAAGAAGATAAAGGGGGTTGACTGGATTGTGTTAACCTTAAAAGATTTTTTCAAAATCAAACCGCAAAACAAGCCTAAGTCTATGTATAGTTTTTACCGTTCGTATATGATTAACATGGATGACTACACAAAACCAGATTCAGAAACTAATCTAATTACATTCAAGGCGTTAGATTATGAACTAAGACAAGTAATTAGGATCGATACTATTAAAATCTATGCTCCTAACTTCTCCAGTTGTCTATTAGTTTGGCAACCCCGCTACAAAAGAATGTTAACCGTTTTCGATAATTATATCTTTATTAATAATGTATTTATTGATTTACTAACAAATCAAAGAGAATACGGACACTCGTATAATATGTATAATTCTTTGAAATTCTTAAAAGACAAGGATTTTAAAATTCCCAAAAAATAATATGTAATTAGTATTGACAATATAACACAATAATGTTATTATTATAATGTAAGATAAATAAAGAAAAGGAAGTTATAAAAATGACTAATGTAATTAGATTTGAACTTGTAAAAGTTGCCCCCCAGACTGAATTGGCAATCGAAAAGGGGGAGTATCGTATACGAAATAAATTTGGTGAAGTTGTTCCTGCTTGCAAATTAAGCATAGTTGTTAAAGATATGACTAAGGCAAAACTTATCTTACAAGGAAATGATACTATTATCAATGGTAAAGGATTTTATATTAGTGGTGAAAATAAACTAACTTTAGATTGTTATAATAATAAACAAGTAGATAATTTAGTTAATTATTATCGAAAGGTATTTAGCTTATAAAAAAAAACTAAACTTAAACTCTTAATTATTTAGAAAAACTATTGACAATAATAACCAACAATGTTATTATTATAATGTAATAAGGAATTAAGAAAAGGAAGTTATCAAAATGAAACGCTTAACTGAACAACAAGAAGTCAATATTTACGCTTGCGACAAATTCCATGAATTGGCTGGTATGGTTTCCCGCTATCTTAAGGTACGGGCGATGATTGACTATAAAGCAATTGATGACCCTGTTAACATTGTTGAACACGTTCTCGTAGTCAATAACTCATGGCAATTAATGACCCCACGGGAACAAGAAGAAGTTCTGCTTTGCGGTTCAAGCTGGGAGTTAGCTAAAAAATTAGCTGATCGGATTAATCGATTAGAAGCATAATATTAAAATAAGAAAAGGAAGTTATAAAAATGAAAATCTACAAACTACCAGAGTATGGTGATTCCCGTTTTTACAAGCATTTTGTTTATTCAAAGGCTAATGATTACGAAAAGGCTAGTCTTTACTCCGTTACCTATGAACACGTTTTGACTGATTGGGAAGGTAACATTGAGGGGTCAAGTACTAACCTTAATGAATTAGCTAATAAGCTAGAATTAGGCTATTATCCAGAAGATACGCTACAAGAAGAGTATCTATTGGTTAATGGTGAGAATGCTATTAAGGGCTTGCTCAAAGATTACCCTTTACCTATTCAACAAGAATTAAAAAGTTATAAACAAACACCTGCGGGTATTTATTTCAAACCTTATTCAATTTTTTAATATTATCTATTGACAATATAACACAATAATGTTATTATAATAATGTAATAAGGAACAAGGATTATTTCAAGAGTTGAGCTTAAACTCTTAAGTGTTTAGACTTTATTTATTAATAAAGGAAGGAAGTAATAAAAATGATTATTGAAACATATATGAACAACCTTAATCAAGAGTGTGGAATTGCTGAAGATTTGGATTTTGATAATTTTGATAGTAATTCTCGACTATTTGTTAATAATAAAAATCAAGTCTACTTTGGAATGATTGTTAACTATTATGGTGATATTCAAGTTGTTAATCTTATAACTGGTGATTTTGGATTTTTTGACCTAGAAAACAACCAACTAGAAAAAGAGGGTAAAATGAAAGTTACTTATTTTATGAAAGATTTAAACCGTTATTTATTACAAGAATTTGACTATGATAATATTATCGAACATATTTAATTTTTTAATTTAATCTATTGACAATATAACAAAACAATGTTATTATAATAATGTAATAAAGAAAGGGAGTTATAATTATGACTAATAATGTATATACTATCGAAGACTGGAACAATGAAGCAACTGGTGGATTAAATCCAAAGCTATTTCAAGAAGTTGACCATGAAATCTATTCTCAAATGTATGAAGTTTTGCCACCTTATCCATTAAAGGAAGAAGTAGAAAAGAAACTAGAAAATCAATTAGGAATTAAGTTTGTCCAAACGTTTTGCATGGGTGAAGCTTATACAACGGATGATGAAGATAATTACTTATATATGAGTTTTGCTAAAACAAAAGATAACACTTGTATTTATCTAGGTTTACAACGTGCAGAATATGACTATTAATAAGAAAAGGAAGTAAGTAAAATGAGAATGATTAAAACTTCAACGGCAGGCTACATTTCAGTAATTCAGTTTGTATTAGGTGCTTGTTTCGGCTATTCAGTGATAGCGGGAATTATTGCAGGGTTAGTTACAAGTTTAATACTCAATTATTTTGGCGTTGATATTGAGCTTGAAAACTCACTAGATGAACAAGACAATAAAGAAGATGAAAATGGTGGGGAACCTGCTAAAACACGGGAAGAATTAAAAAAGTAGATTGTATATGAAGTAATTAAAGGAGGTGATTAAAATGGAGCCTATTATAATGACGGGTAAAGATATGATTGATTTTCAAAACTCAGAAGGTGATAATTGTTATTTTGATAAAAATTATCAAGTAATTAATATTAACCCTAACTATAAGTATTTAGTAGGATTGGACGAAATCGAAAAGAATTCAATTGTATATAAAGTAATTAAAGAAGGTGATTAATTTTACCTTCTTTTTTTGTCAAAGGGTATTAAGTTATTAATTACAGTAAGTTATTAAACTATATTCAGTTATTAAACTATATTCAGTTATTAAACTATATTCAGCCCTAACTTCTTCCGTTGTAAAAGTCAAATAATAGATTAAAAAATTGTTGCAAATACAACATAATTTAGACAAACCTAACTTTATAACTTTATCCAGTAAAATCCTTGACTTCTTGCGGTTGTTATGATATAGAATAATCTTAAAATTGTATCTTTACAAAGTAAATGAAACATGATATAATATAATTGAAAGATAAGGAAAGGAAAGGGAAGTTATCACAATGAAAAAAGGAATAGAACCAAAGGAAATTACTGTTAGTATTAATGGTAATAAAGACAAAATAAAAGTAAGCTATTTTAAAGATAGTAACAACTATTATATGAATCAGAATTATAAGAGTTTAGATGTTGGCGATATTGCACTAATAAAAGATAATACACTTCATTATATTGATAGTGTATACTATAAGGAATTACACCGCCTTGACTCAATTCTGTTAAGTTATGATAATGCAGAATATAAGGATTTAAATAATAAATTATCTAACGTTATCTTTGAATTAAAGCAAAAACTAGTTAAAGAGTATAAGCTTTTCCAGTAAAGGGAATAAATTAAATAATTCACAATCAAGGGTAAAAACTGAGAATGTTATTATATCAACGTTCAGCAAGTTTTCACCCTTTTAATTTTATATATAAAAGATAAGCATAACAAGAGTAATTAGTGATGATTTTCACTAATTAAAAACAATAAAAAAGCCCTATAAAAGAAAATAAAAGCCCTTAATTAGAATAAAACAAACCAAAAACAAGCCTAACATAAGCTAATACAGACTATTAATAACAATAATAGCCGTGTATGAGACTGGAACAACTCAATACTTGTTATATAAGAGCAATACATAACAATACTCAAACAATAAAAGACTAATTAAAGCCGAAAACATATAAATAAATTAATAAAAATATTTTAACAACTGATAAATTTTAGAGTTAAAAAAGCCCCGTAAAGACTGGTATAATAGCATTCTTAATAAGTGGATCGATCCAATTAATTCTATAAATACGTTGACAATACGATTACATAATGATATAATATAATTGAAAGTTAAGGAAGGGAAGTGATAAGGATAAAACTAAACTAATTAAACAACTGAATAATATGGACTGTAACATTGAGGACAGAATATAGCTTGGATTAATTAGGGCTATACGGTGGATGTATATGATTAGGGAAGTAGACAATTGATTTTTAAAAAGGTACGGATTACTCTAAACATATCTAGCTAACAACAACCAAAACGGTTTCCCTTACCAGCTATCTGGGCTTGTTCTATTTACCTTTCATTATTATAATAACATTATTAGGCTTCATTGTCAATACTTATTTATAAAAAAGAAACTTGATTATCCTATAGCCCTATTTCTTTATATAACCCCGTATAATTCATTTTTATGCTTTAATGATAGATTATACCTAAACAGTGCTAAAACGCCTCAGAATAGCTTACATGGAAAATTAGGGCTATTCTAGTTATTGTTTATCTAGTAGGTGCTATAATTGCTAAAATCAATCAATAAAAATTAAAATTAGGGCTTGCATTATGTTAAAAGTATGCTATTATAAAAGTGTAATAAGAAACAAGGATTTATTTTAAGAGTTAAGCTTAAACTCTTAATTATTTAGAAAACCTATTGACAATCTAAACCAACAATGTTATTATTATAATGTAATAAAGAAAGGGAGTTATAAATATGACTAATGATATTAAAAATGTTCTGAATGATTTAGCTAACAAGGTAAGGGAAGCAACTAATGCTAGTATCAGTTTACAGACTGTACATGATAATGCTAACATTTTTCCACAAAATCTAATTGTTAACGATAGTTGGCAATTGCTTACACCAAAGGAGCAGGAACAGTTACAAGCCAATGGAATCACTAATAATTTAGTTATCAAACTAATTAATAGAATTGATAGAATTGAAGAATTTAACAAACTAAAATAATCAGACCAGATAAAAATTTAAATAAACTATTGACAATAATAACTAACAATGTTATTATTATAATGTAATAAGAAAAGGAAGTAATAAAAATGGAAAAGTTAACAGACAATGTAAAAACTGAATTAGTTAGTCTTATAGAAACAACTTATGGTGAAGCTATTTTACAATGAAACGGGGTAAAGAAGAAAAAGAACTTGTCATCGCTAACACTGGATTGTCAGAAGTAGTGTATGAATCCGCTATTGATTATTATATGTATGACTTAAATTGGACTCAAGAACAATTTGATCATTATTGGGAAAACGGGGGCGAAGATAAGGAAATCGATAATTACATTGAAGGGACCGTTGATTATTACGATGATGAGTCTACGTGGGAAGAATTGACATACAAAATTAAATAAAACTATTGACAATAATAACCAACAATGTTATTATTATAATGTAATAAAGAAAAGGAAGTAATTAAAATGACTGAAGAATTTAACTACAACACTATGTTATCAACTATTGCGGATGAATGGAAAACGGAAGCAATTCGCTTGAAGATATTCAAATGAATACTACTAGCAACGATTTATGGATTATTGGAACCTATAAGGCTTCACAAGCCCTTGAAGAGTTTGGTGAAGAAGATCAGCTTTATGCAAGCACTATTTTAAACGGTGTCTTTGGTGCTATTGAATACGTCAAGATTATGAAACTGAACAAATTTGGATTAGTTAATACGGATTTAACCGACCCTGAAAAGGTTGCTAATATGGTTGCATAATTAACATGATATGTGTTAACTGATTTAAGTGTAGTTTGATTGATTTGAGAAGAATTAACCGACCAGCAAGCTAATAGCATTGTAAACTACATTAATGATCAATTAGGATTTGAATAATATTCAAGGGCTTTTCATAAGTCCTTTTTTATTTTGCTTCTTTTATTATCCTTATCTATGCAGGGGATGGATTGTTGCAATTGCAACATTATTATAGTTCATCCCCTTTGTCCTTGCCTATTTAACTCAATCTATTATTATTTTAGTCTGTTAGCTTGTCTGTGCTTGTCTTATTGCTTTAATGATAAATTACACCTAACTATCATAAAACGCCTCAGAAAGCCTTATACAAGCAATTAAGGCTATATGATAATTAACCTTTTATTTTATATTTATGTATTGACAATATAAAATGCTTATTGTATTATAATAATGTAAGATAAAGAAAAGGAAGTATTATCATGACTTTATTAATTAGTGTATATAACTTGTTCTACCTGCTTGCTAGTGCTTTGCTTAGCTTACTTGAGCTAACTTGTAAAACTACTGCTAAATTACTCAATATTGACTACTCGACTGCTTGCGCTGGTGTCTGCACTGTATTAGTAAGCTTTGCTGGTGCTGGTTTATTGTTGATTGTCTTATTCCTAAAATTAAAATTTAACCTAATCTAACTATTAACTCCTTTGGTACTTTTTACCGAAGGGGCTTTTTTATTTTGCTGGGTAGGCTTGCTAGTCTTTAATACTAGATAATACAGTTGAGACCACACCCCCGTTAGTCTTGAAGGCTAGGTACTGGAGGGGTGGTCATTCGCTCTGCCTAGGGTCATAAGAAAAATATTTTCTAAATCCTAGCATTTTCCATAGATTCATGAACAGCTATCTATATCTTTATCTTGCCCCTAGTACACCCCCGTCTTTTTAACTAACCTAAATTTGAATAAGGAAACAAAACAAAAAAGACCAAAATCTAATAATAAAATTTTTGGTCTCTAATACATTGTTCACTAAGCTTGTTGTAAATAATCAACGTCAACATCAATTGGCTTATATCTATACTGATCCAAGCCTATTTTCTTAATTGTGGCAACCATCTTTCGTGTTCCATTAACGTGCTTAATTTCTAAAATATTATATAAGTCACCAACTAACTTAACCGGCTGTTTATTCTTCATTGCTAATCTAGCTTGTGTTGTTAACATTATTCCACCCTCTTATAAGTTTTCTCAAATATATCCTTGTCAATAGCCCAAACCTCTTCTTGAGCTGAACTAATCTCAGTTAAGTCAATATCAACATAGCTAACCTCATCTCCTCAATTTATAAAAGAACTGTATGTCTGTAAGCAATTCTTTAGTAGCAGACTCTGAAAGTCCAATTACATTATTTTCAATGAAATCCTCAAACATAGACTGTCAACTACCACCGATTAAAATCGGTGGCTTGTAGCTCACAAGCCTAACGGCTCAGAAGTAGTAACGCACTATGTGCTCCTCCATACAGTGACTACATTTGGGCGGTTGACAACGCCCTCTATTAACAACATATCAGTCGCTAACGTTATTGTTTAATTCAAATTTAGGATGCTCATTACCAGCAATATATTGTTTACCTAAGTCATATAAATTCATAGCACCTATACGATCATCATTCGTAGTGAAACCACAATGACCACACTTATATAAATGCAATCTATGGTTACGATTATTCTTCCTAATTTGTCCGCATTTAGGACACCGTTGGCTGGTATAAGCGGCACTAACTGTTAGAACTTGTGAGTGACTAATCTGTGCTTTATAAGTTAGCTTCATAGCTAAATCATAGAAACTCCATGAATGTAAATCATGGGTAGCATCCTTAGTAGCATATCTACGTTCAAAGGTAACATTAGTTAAGTCTTCCAAAACAAAGAGGGTGTCCGAACCATAATAATCAACGAGTGTCTTAGATAACTGATGGTTCACATCAGACATCCAACGGTTCTCTCGCTGACCTAGCTTCTTCAAATGACGTTTAGCTGATTTAGTTCCTTTGCTTTGTAATTGTCTCCTTAAATAAGCAAACTTCTTACGCTTATATGCAATACTCTTACCACTAAAGAATTTAGTATTACCGTATTCATCATAAATGGTCATAATTTGTCGTAACCCACGATCTATACCAACAATATGTTTATTAGTAGTTTTATCCCAACTATCTAATTCCATAGTTACTGGGATATGTAAGAACCAATGTCCACTTGATTGAACTAGCTTAGCAGTACCCAATTTAGCATTTTGTGTAAACCAGTCTTGTGTATATTTATCATTAAATTTAACCTTAATTCGCTTACCTAAAACATTAAGGGATATTAAAGTTCCTTGTTTAACGAATGAATAATTTACGTTTCGCACATAATCAGCTTGTGGTCTACTAAACTTAATCGGATTATGCAACCAGTTTAAGTCACGATCATATTGATACCACTTACCAGTATTCTTGTCTTGAAAATGGTAAGGATGTTGAAAAAGCTGTTGCCTAACTGTCTTATAATGTGCATCTACGGTTCGATAAGTAGACTGCACCATTGCTGAGTTCAAACTTGGGTACCTTTTACGTAAATCATGATACAACTGATGATTAAAGTCATTACGTCCTACTTCAAAATGATGATCGAATACCCATTGACTCACTACATTACAAACATCACGATACAATCTAGCAATATCCATAAATTCTTGAGCCTGTTCATTAGTTGGATACAACCTAACTTTACTCGTTAAGGATAATTTCATTTAACCCTCACCTCTTTTCTTTATCCATAATCATTATAACACATCTTGGATAAAAGACTACCCCAAAATAAAAGAGCCTTATATCCCACGACTAAAGTCACGAGGTTCATGGCTCTTTTTAACTAAAATATTATTACTCATTATAAGCCTCCATGTTTAATGTTATTGACAACCAACAAAGTTAATAAGTCAAACAAGACCATTAAAAGCAAAATTAATAGAATTACCATTATTAACACCCCGGATTATATAGTACCAAAAACAAGTAAACAACAGTACAGAATATCCACCCACCTAAGTAGATGAAAAGCTTAAAATCTGGGAATGCTTGAGTAATTCCCCATAGAAAGGCAAAACAAATAGCAATGTAAACTAAGTATAAAACCATCCTTACAACTTCCTTTCCTTATTTCAATTATAAGTATAACACTTTTAGTTTAATTTTCAACTACTTTTGTACAAAAAGATAAAAATAAAAAGTCCTAATAAGGACTTTACATAGTACTATACATTATCAAATGGTAAAATACTTTTCATGAGTTAATATCTTTTCTTTCGCTTTCCTAGAGCAAACATTGCTGTTAAACTAGCAAGTGCCAAACCGCCTAATCCAGCCTTACTATTAGCATTCCCAGTTTGTGGTAGTTCTTTAGCTTGTCTAGGCTGGTTATTAGTTGACTGTGACTGATTATCTTTAATAAACAGTCCATTACCATACTGTTGGTTGTTTTGCTGTGACTGTGACTGTAAGGATTGCTTATATTCTTGACGAGTCATGTACTGCATATTATCACTATCCTTAATTACTGCATTATCTGGCAAAGCTCCAGACCAGTCTTGATACTGATAAGTTTTAGTTTGATCCTTATAATAATGGTCTAAACCGTCACTATTAACATTGTGTACACTACCATCTGGGTCTTGCCAAGTAACTTCATTTGTTAAACCTAATTGTTGGCTACTTACAGGCTTACTGCTTTCTTGATCATCATTATTCTGTTTAAGTGATTGACCCATTGGAGTGTCTGCCTGAAAGTCCCCACCAGTTTGCTCAAAGGTACTGCCATTAGCATTATCCTGCGGCTTCTGGCTCTGCGACTTCTCATACTGGCTGACATCATAGTTGTGCAACTCATCTCCCAGACGTGTCTGTGATCGTAGCCATTCCTGATACATGGCCCCAGCCTTCGCATCAGCGGTTATGTAGGCGTTACTGAAACGATCACCATGACCCTGTTCCCAAGCTTGTTGGCGCTCTTGCAATCCCTGCTGATACTGGTTCCAGTAGTATTGGATCTGCTGATTACCATGGGATTCAATCTGGCTTTGGGTTTCATCAGCCTTAGCATTTTCAGAAAGACTACCTAATGCTAAACCACTGCAAATGAATGATGTTACTAAAAGTGTTTTCTTCATTTTAATAACTTCCTTTCCTGTTTCCTTATTTCAATTATAAGTATAACACTTTTAGTTGAATTTTCAACTGTTTTTTTTTGCAAAAAAATAAAAATAAAAAGCCCTAATAAGGACTTTACATAGTACTATACATTTATTATTACAACATACTCTCAACGTATGTACTCCCTCATTATTTTAGCTACTGATCAAGCTAACAACCAGTTAAGGCTAAAAATAGTTGGGCAAGTGTGTCAACCTAAATACCCCTCCTATTCTACCTGCTATTCGGCGATGATTGTGTTGATATTACTGATGTCTAATTAGTAATCGTGAGTACAATAACTTTATATAACCATCTATAGTAGAGGTAACATAATAAGTACCGACTGGTGGTTCTTTAAGTAAGATTGCTGGTACAGTATCTCTTGTTTTACGGTGTTCTGTTTGCCTAACTTCACCATCTATACTCTTAAATCCGTCTACATTAAGATACTTAACAATTGTTGGTATCTTATTAATACTACCCCACTTACTACCATTAGCCTGCCCTAATATCTTATAATGCTTACTCATATAAGAGCCTTCACTAAACTTAAATAGTGCTGTGATTGGCACTCCATAGACTGGATTAGTAATCCTTACTTTAATTGGCTTATACTCTGGTTGCTTTAAGTCAGTAGTAGAATTAGGATCATCAAGTACCTCTAAGTCTGATTGGTAAAAGTCTTGCCAAAATGGTAATCTTGCTAATGGAATATAAGCAATAATATCATTATCCACCGGTAAGTCATTAACTCTAGCTACCTCAAATGCTGGATAATTATCATAGTTAGGATTCTCCTCTAGGTTATAATGCTTAACAGGCTTAAAATTATCTGCTTGATTATCTAGGGTTAGATTAGTGAAGGTAGTAATCATCGGAATCTTAGAATAATAGTGACCATCATTTATCTTATCGGTTAAATGCTGATTATGCTTGTAATCCTTGGGTACTCTAAAAATCATATTCTTACCAGCAATCCCACCTACCCAAACTTGATGGTTCATTAGTAATGAAAAGAACTGCTTATAGGTAATTGCATTCTGGTTAGCCCAAACAACAAACTTCTTATGATACTTAGTTAAAAGAGCAATATATTCCCTAAACTTAGAAAATGGCGGATTAGTTACTACTATATCAGCCTGCTTTAAGTATTCAATGCACTCATTAGAAGCAAAATCACCGTTACCTAGTAAAGGAGTTACTGATAAGGCTTTATCATTACCTACATACTCCCAAGCACAAACATTGCCATTCGGATTATAATAAGTAGCAATCAGCTTCTTTAAATGTAAGCGTTTGAAATTATTATAAAAATACTTCCAGAAATTAGAATATTTTGGGTTATCACAATTGCAATACACTATCTTACCCTTAAAGTGATTAGTATAAAGACTTAGTTCCTTATCTATATCCTTATAGAGAGTATAGAACTCATCTTTTTTATTATGCTTTGCTAAGTCTAATGTTGCATTAGTAGCCAAATAAACACCTCATTATATCTTTTTATTCTATAATAGGGCGTTTACTAATTATTATTAACTTTTTATAGCTATAAACTAAAAGTGGTCATTACAACTACTGTAACAACCACTTTAGTGTTAATGCGAGAGGAGGCTTTTGACACCTCTATTTTTAATTTATTAAAATAATAAGACAATATCCATTTTATACTATCTCATTATTCTTACTTACATCCTACCACTAATCTGCAAAAATAAAAAAGCCCTAATAAGGACTTTACATTAATTATCAGCATCGCTAACCATTGAATACTTATTTCCATTAGGAACAAGCTTATAGTGCAGATCCCTAGAACGGGAATACTTTACCTTGTTTATAATGACAATCAATATCTAAATAAATAGGAATATAAGACTTATCATTAGACTGCACAATCTTAGACGTATCATGGTCATTATTATAACTGTAATTCCAATGCAGACCATAAACATCAGTAGCACGCTGTGTAGTCCTTTTGATAGCTATGCTTAGTATGAGCATAATAGTCATAGGCTGGAACAGCGTTAAGATTTTGGATTACAGACTCATCCACTACCCTATCACCATCTGTTAAATAATTGTCAGAACTATCCATTAGATCAGCTTCAAAACTATACAGAGAATCCCAGTCAACGCTAGAATCTGGATCAGCCCAATCGCTAGGCATTCCATAATAATCAACCGTTGCATTGATATGATCTACTTTAATTGGTGCAGAATCTGAAACATTAATAGTTTGTGTATGAACAGTTTTAATATTGATTGGGATAAAAATTAAAAGAACAGCAAAGAACAAAATACCGAAAACTGAATAAATTATAATTCGTTTAATCTTCATTAGTTATACCCAATTCCATAAAATTATAATTAGTATTAAACTTTCCATTAAAATCTTTTGCAGGTACAATTACAACTTCATGATTATCTAAAAGTTTCAAAGAAGAATAAGTATATTCAGTATAGAAAATATCTTTAACTTCCTTATAAAGATAAGCACCTATAAAAGTAAGCTCAGGCTTATTTAAAGCAAGAGATACATTAGTAGTTAGTAAAGTCATACTTAAATAATATTTATTATCAACCCAGATAACTACATAATCGTCATCCGTTAAATCTTTTTTAGCTAAGTCTTCCTTTAATTTTTTAATTTCAGATTGCTGTTCTTTTACTTGATAAAGTAGAGAATAGCTAACATCAAGTAGATTTCTAGTACCCTTTTCCAAAGTATTGTTCAGTTCTGGGCGAGGAAACAGAAAGGAGTCACGTATTTTGTCTAAAACTTGTTCTACTTGCTCTAATTTATCCTTACTCATGTTTTATCACCTCTTGTTCTACTGCGGGATCGGATAAAGTATGGATATAATAATCTTCCATATCATGAAACAGCAAAGCTAAATAACGGTGAGTATCTTCTCCATATCGCCGATCGTTTTTAGCTTCATAAACTTCTTGCATAGCCTTTCGGAATTCCTCTAAGGTATAGCCACCAAAATAGACCTTATTCTTAGGGTGAGTACGATTATATTCAAAAGTTGGAATTAATGGATTAACTGTATCTAGGGGCAAATCATCTTTAGTCTCATATAAGATTACATAATTAAGTAAGTCAATTGAAGTTTTATCAACCGAATACTTAAAATAGTAGGCAATTAGACGAATACACAAATAAGCCAACAAACAAACTAAGACCATTGCTCCTACATAATAAAAGTACTGTTTAGGATTATTTAAGTCATTAGGAATTAAACCAGCAATAAAAACCGGAATATAAATTAAATAACGGGTTGCAGTATAGGTGTGATTAATTTGTTGCAACACATTACGCTTATATTTCTTCGCTCTAACAGCAGTAATATAAGGTGAGATAAAGTAAACCAATTAGAAACCCCCTTTATATTGTTATTGGTTTTATCTGATCATACTTCCACCACATTAACATTCTATCAATATAAACCGCATGAATCCAAGCAGGCAAGTCATCAGTAATTGATTTTATTAATGTGTGCAAGTCAGTTTTAGGTAATTGACGCAGGCGAATAGTACTGCTTACTCCTGTAATATAAAATACAGCGTCATCTTCAATGGTATCACGGATTAAGATTAACTTATAATTATCCTCTAAGGTATATACAATTTTATCTTTACTCAATGGAATGCGCCCCCAAGAATATTAAAACTAGGATAGCTGGAATAAGAGCTACAACCACGCTAATCAAACCAGTTAAAACAGAGAAAATCAAATAGAGATACAGAGTATAGCAAACACCAATTGCTACAACACCTAAGATAACACCGCAAGCGCTTAAAAATCGTCTCATAATAAATCACCATAGACCTTTTGTCGCATTTCCTTAAAGTTCCTATAACCTACCAGTAACAATCTAATTTCATCTAGCAAAATAAGATTAGACTGATCAAGATACCCATTTTTAATTCTGCAATGATAGGCACGTTTCCTCTTATGAATCGTCTTTTCATAATTTTTGCACATATCTCGATAAAAATGAAGATCTCCAATTACATCTCCGTAGTTTGGATACTTAGAACTGCTAAGTATAGTATTAAAACCATATTCTTTAGTATTTGAATTAGAAACTTTAGTAATAATCTGTTCCAAAACATTATTGAAAATATCAGAATTAAAGTTTTTTAACAAGGGATAATATGCTAAGAATGGACGAGCAATACTTGCACAGAACAAATAGCAGAACTTTCCTTGGTGCATTAATAAATAATTATAATCGTCTATTTTCTTATACAATATGTGGTGTTTTCTAAACTCATTAACATATGCTTGATCTAAAGTATCTAAAACTTCTTTTGTACTATCAGACATTTTTCATCACCCACCATCCGCCTAAAACTATCCATATAGGAAACAAATACAAGAACCAATCGAAGTAGGTTAAAAACAGCAAGACTTCAACCAAGGTTAATCCTGCTACCACTTTATTAAAACTAAACTTTTTATTTTTTAATCGAGTCATAAACACTTACCAACTTATCTAAGGTTTTTCGCTGAATACGGCGTAGGGTATCACTATCCTTCTGCCAACGATAAACTAAAGTAGTAGATACACCTAACTTCTTTGCTAATTCATAAGGCGTAAGTCCACTATCAAATACTAACCAATAAGCTTTTTCTAAATCATTCATCTAAATTATTCCTTTCTAACAAATCACAAACTAGTGCAACTCCTAAAACTAATGTAATTGTAATCGCACTAGCAATCGCTACTGAAAATAGTTTTAGAACTACTAAAAACGCAATCAACAAACCTATCCCAATATACTTATTCATTTACTCCCACCCCAGATAAAACTAATTATTATTATATTTCCAATAGTGATAAGAACAGACAGGCTTATACTCACTATCGCCGATTAAAACGTTACCGTCTTGATCTACCTTATCTACCTAGCAGATTACGAGTAGCCTGTCTTGAGCAATAAGCACAGCTAAATTTAATCTTATTAATTGAGTCCGCTTCGTCTAGCCAAGCAATAGTTCCGTCAAATAAGCTAGAACGATAATCAGTTAGGAGACCATATGCAATAATACTAAAGTTATTCTTTTGTCTTGTATTACCAAAATCTAAATCCCGACAATACTTACACATTGAATGAATCGTACTCGGATCAACAAATTGACATTCGTCAATAATAATCATTCCGTCTTCATTATAAACTTTAGTAATAAAATCATGTAATTCTTTATCATACTTATCCAAGATGAAATCAGCCTTAGCTGAAATGCCAATCCGAGTAGAAATTACACCCTCACCATTACGAGTATCAATCTTAGGAGAAAGGATATAAACAGGTACGCCTTTCTCTCTATTATTATGTGCTGTAATTAATAAATCAGCGGTTTTACCAGATTTCATACAACCATAATTAAAATATACTTTAAACATTATAACAGTCCTTTAACTTCTAAATTCATTAAACAAAATTTACCAACAAATCACAAAAACGCTAACACAATTTTTAGTCATTAGGGATAATCTTGTCATGATCTACATACTCTAATTCATAACCTTTTGCTTTTAATAGCTCCCATTCGTCCCTAAGACAGATACGATCTGTATAATGGCGATGACCAATAGGACAAGTAACATCATAGTCAACAAACACATAATTGTTAGGGTTTAGTTTTAAACTTTCAAGTTCTTTAGCAACCTTTTCTGGTAAGGGGCGTTCCTTTAATACCTTAACTAATTTAACCGTCTGTAAGCTTAGCATACTTTCTTAACCCCACCTTCATAAATAATTTCAGCAAGTCCTTTTATATCATTATTGTCTGTATTTTGTAGAAGAAGCAGGGGGTCTGGAACATAGAAATATTGACTATCATGTTCAATCTTTAATTCTTCAACCCAATCATCAAGACCTAAGCAAAATTCTTCAGCATCAAATTTAGCCAAGTCATTATCGTAAGACTTACTAAAACATTTTACAAAGTTACCGACAAGATCAGTGTCATTAGCAACTTTTTTACCTTTTTCCATATAAATTTCTTTTTCAATGTCTGTAACTAAATCATAAAAAATGCCAGTAACGTCTTCGTATAGATCTTGTTTCCAAGTACTAAAAATAACTTTACCTAAAGAATATCCAGTAACCAGAGTTTTGATATTAGGATCATATAGGTTATAATCGCCCATCATAAATTCAGCCTTATCTTCATATTCTTCTTGTAAGGCTTTTTGCTTACCCTCTAACTCTTGAAATTTATTATAAGTCATTTCAATGTTTTCTGGAACATAATTACCATATAAACTCATATTATCTCTTCCTTTCCTTATCTTTCAATTATAAGTATAACACTTTTAGTTAAATATTCAACTATTTTTGTACAAAAAAAGATAAAATAAAAAGAGACTCTAAAGTCTCTTATTAATTATTTATTCTCGTCTAACTTATTAATTAAATCAGTAAAGGTATCAACAGTAACATTAGCTGGAGATAAGTCTACTACCTTGTAGCCCTGTTCTGTGTAACGTGGTAATAAATCTTTATCAACAACTAAATTACCACCAAAAAGATTATTTAAGAACGGAATATTTTCAGTATAATCACTAAGGTAGCTTAACAACTGCTTATTTTGATCTTGGTCTGGAACGTGTATCTTTCCAAAATTAAAATTAGTAATTACAAAGCTAAATTTTCCGTCCCCCCGAGGAATAATCACCCCAAGAGTCATAGTACTTGGGTTCTTGAAGGATAACTTATTAATATTAAAAGCGTCTTTGGAGATAGTTTTAACATAAACCTCAGGCGTTGAGTTTAAATCTGAACTAAGCTTTCCTTGATTAAAACGAGTTACAAATAGGTCAAAGTTAAAGTCCTTGTAGCCCCCATCAACATAGTATGGAGATACAGATAGTAAGACTGGTTTATCTAAGTCCTTAGAAAGGGACATAATTTCACTAGCATTTCCACTATCATCTAAACTTGTCATATCACCAGAATAGACAACCTTACTATCATCGTCCAACCAATCAGTGTTCCAACCAAAGGTATCACCGTCTAAAGTGACAGCGTGTAAGTCGAGGTCTGCTTGCTTGTCCCAGTGGATACCTACACCCAAACGTTCGTCACCTGTTAATTGAAAATCAAAGCTAGTGTAATCTGGAATATTACCAGTAAACTGCTTACCAGAGGTAGGAATACTATAATATAGTCCACCCGGAATATAGTAAACAGTTTTATTATCGTTATCAGCAAAAGCATTTTGTCCTCGCCGGAAAAGCTCATCTACAATCTTAGAAACTAAATCCTTAATCACTTTATTATCAGCAACATTCTTAAAGGAAATAAATGAGCTAAAAATAACATCGAGGTCTTCCTTACCAGATACATAATAAGACTTACCATTACGGATTCGATATAGTGATCCGTTCTTATCTTTCTTATCTAAATTAACTAGATAAGTATAGATACGAGCTAATTTATAGGTACTAGCATTGAACAAGGCATCTAAAATCTGCTTATCAGTAAAGGATACTTCGCCTTTAATATATTCTGGCAACTGATCTAAAATACCTTTTTGGCGATAATTTTTCTTAGTATTCTTACCTCGGCGCATGATACGGTTGTAGAAACGTCTTTCCTCTCTTGAAGGGGCATTCTTGCGTAAGATTAAGAACATCTTGTGGTAACGATTAACCAATGATCTTAGTGAAGACGTTGAAGGATTACTGTCATATTCGTGCATTAATGAATAAACAAAGTCATTAGTAGAATTAGAATCAAGGAGCATACCATTAAATTTAATGTAAGTTTGTTCATTCTTTACCAGCATTGTATCACCAGTAACTAAACTGTATATGTAATTCATAAACATATCTGGATTTACTGGATAAAGTCCTAATTCCTTGCTAAGCTTCATCATAGCTTCACGGTTCTTAACTTTATTAATTTCAATTTTTAGATTCAGTTTACTAATTAAGTAAATTAAATCCTCAACAGCTTTGGAGTCTAAAGCCATACCACTGTAAAGTAAAGACTGAACCTTTTGATTTAATTCTTCAGTTGTAAAAGCAGAAATGACTGTAAAGTTTTGTTGTAAGTCTAATTTAATACTATCGTCTAATTGCCGATTAGGACCAAACTGAACAGTTTCGTGACTAGTTACATTAACTCCACCATATGTTTGCAAGTAATTAAGAGCTTGCATATACATTCGCATATACGTAGGAGTATTAATGTTTTGGTCTAAGGTCTGGAAAAAGGTTGAATTAACAGTACTGTTACTAATTCCATAATATCTTAATGCTGTAAGGCTAATATTGTTTAATATCTTTATGGAAATAGATTTTAAAATTTCGGCATCAAACATAACCCCGTCAATCATAGCATTCCTAGCCATAGTTTGAACTTCTGTAGCAGAACGAGAAACCTTATCTCCCTGAATATCCATATCTACTCCCTTAAATAAGCGAATAGTAATATTATTAATTGAATTTAACGTATTATATGAAAAGTTTTTCATTATTATACTTCCTTTCTTGTATGTAAAAAGTTCCCTACAACGGGCTGTGCACGCTATGTACCCGCTATAAGGAACTTTCATTAATCGCTAACAGTAAACTGTAGTTTGATTTCGAGTCAAATTTAAATAGGAACTGTTTTATGCGATTAGCTGTAATTTCTAGCTGGACGTAAGATAATCCCATATTAAACTTGTAATAAAATAGGAACGCCTTTATGCTAGGTACAACTTGTTAAAATCAGATTCGTTAACATATCTGTCAACAGTTATTATAGTGAACTACTCGGTCATGAATGACTAAGTTTCTGGGAACACAAGGTAGTATTTAGGATCTTACATCAGTATTCTGAATACCTAACTTACAGAACTTTGCTATCTTACCACGGCTAGTCCCTAACCATAAGTATAGTATATAACATACATTATTTATTGTCAACCTTTTTAAAATATTTATTTCTAATTTCCTCTAATTGCCGATCTCGTTGTTTAACAATCTCAGCTTTCTTATCGTTATCCTCTTCATTACTCAAATCAGTATTAGCCTTATCCTCAATGTACTTACATTCCATACTAAATTGATAATACCTATCAATCCCCATAGCTTTGTAATCATCAAAGTCAAAGTCAAGATCATCACCATAAGTCTTGCCAAAAGCAATTTCACCAAACAATGGAAAACGGAATTGAGTATCATTAATCTTATACTTATCAGCAATTTTCAAAGTAGGGAAATCATTTATGTTAAGAATAAAATTTTGGATAGGTAAATGTTCCATAATCTTCTTCGCCATTGCTGGGACAATATTAATTTCATCTGGGTGTACGTCTAATACGATCGAGTCATGCACCGTAATAGCAATACGAGACTTTAACCCATATTTACGTAACGTATTGCGAATGATAATTAGAGCAGTATTAGTACAATACGAACCACTTCCCTGAATCACTGCGTTAAAGGACTGACGTATAGCACGAGATTTTTTACCGTAGTCTAAATTTTGAGTAGCTTCAGGCAATCGTCTTACGTGTCCTGCAATCGTTTCTACATACCCCCGTTGTTCTACAAAATCTTCGGTAACTTCAATTGCCTTTTGCATTTGTGGCATAGCACTTAACACTTTATCATAAACTTGTTGAGCTTCTTCCAATGTCAATCCACGAGAATCTGAAAGTCCTTGTGGAGACTCGCCATATAGGAGTCCGAATGAAACCGCTTTAGCAAGGTATCTATGTTCGGAATCTACCTCATCAACAGGGATGTTAAAAGCTAAACTAGCATTACGTTTATGTATATCTGCACCATCCATTAAAGCCTGCATCATACCAATATCTTTAGAAACCAAAGATGATATAAAGATTTCTAGTGACTTATAATCAATATTAAAAATATATCCACCCTTAAATCTTGACTTAAATAGTCCTTTAGCTGAATAGTTATAATTAGGATCATAAACGTCACTTGTAGGCTTTTTAATATTCTGGGCATTAAAATTACTACTAGAGAGCCTAGAAGTTGAGGTTCCAGATGGGTGAAAAGTAGGATGTGACTTTCCTGTAGCATCAGCCAGCTTACTATACCCCTCAATAGTAGAACTAATCATTTTCTTATCATTAGAATATGTTAGTAATAAATCTACTAAAGGAGCATGATAAGTCTTTTTAATATAAGGCAAAGCAGAATTACGATCAGTCTTATAATCTTTCCATGTAAGTTTTTCTGGGTGGCTTAACTTACGAGACTGAACAGCTTTTGGCTTTAAGTACTCTTTATCAGCAGGTAGCTTATAACCTAACATATGGTATAAAACATAGCCAATCTTTTCACTAGATCCAGGGTTAAACTTGTATTTAGGAATACCATTAGTATCTTCACCACGTAGCTTACCATATTCCTTAAATTTCTCTTTCTGCTCTGGTGTCCGATCAGCAGGCTTGATAGCTTTAATCTGTTCCCGTTCTTGTAAAAGAGCTAGGTTATGATTTTCGTATTCTTGGATTTCGGGAGAAACCTCATACATCTTTTTAGTAACTTCTTCAATATCAGTAGTGAAGTGTTCTCTGTATTTCTCCATTTTATCCATATCCATTTGAAAACCAGTATGTTGCATATAAGCTAAAGTATCGCATAGTTGTGGGAAGAATTCATAGCAGAACTTAACCCACTTAGGACGAGACTTAACCTTTTTATCAAAAATGTGATAAAGTTGGAGGGTAACATCAGTATCAGCAGAAGCGTACTTATAAATAGTTTCCATAGGCAACCACTCGAAATCTACCTTACCACCGTCTACTTGGTTAGTAGGAGCTGTATACTGTGTCTTACTTGGCTTACGACTACGTTCGCCTTTTTCATACTTTTCCATTTCAGTAGAATACCAACGGTCATAATCATTCTTTAAGTATTGTTCAATAGCTTGGTCACGTTCGTCTTCATAACCGCCCATATCAGTATACTTATAAGCTAAGTGCTTTAACCCACGTTGAGCGCCTTGGTTCTCATCCACTGTTTCATAATACATAAGCATAGTATCAACACAATTAGTAGCATACTCTAACCCGTAAATATCCATCATCATATGAATATCATAGATACAATTATGTAATACTTTACGTTGCTCTTTCATCATTAATTCTTTAATCATATTAATGATATTATCGAACTGTTCTTTAGTCCACAAATTAGGACTAAGACGATGATTAAGCGGAATCGAAACACCTTGATGTTCTTCCCAACTCATACTTACCATAATAGCTTTAGCACCTTTACGATAAGTTTCAAGAGTATTAGTTTCAAAGTCCAGTGCAATGATTGGGTACTTAGGTAAAACTTCATTGAAAATACGTTCTACCTCGTGATAATTAGTAACTAAACGATACTTACCAAACTGAGGTTTAGTGTTCTCAATTCCACCTTTTAAAAACCGATTAACCATTCGATTACTAATAATCATCTTATCTCGTTCATAACTACCCAAGAAGAATTGTTGTTTAAGTGACGGGTTAAATACTAGGTAAGTAGTAAAGTCACTCTGGGGTAGCTTAAACGGAATTAATTCAAACATATCTTTAGGAAGTTTATATAAAGAAGTTAATTCATTCTTAAACCAACTTCCATAAGAAACAACAATATCGGGTTTAGTATCTAAGATATACTGCACCATCTCATCACGTTTCTTATGCAAGATACTAGCAGATGGCTTAACAACTGCATTAGTATACTTATTACGAGGGGGTACTTTATCAGTATAAAGAAACTTCAAGTCTACTGTTGTATCTTTCGTATCTAAACCTGTTTTTGGGTGACCAATAACTTTATTAGAAAGAATTGAACCTACGACACTATGTAAAAAGTTTCCTTCGGCTTTCTTATTAACCACTTTAAACATATCAGCGTCATAATGATCCAATACTACTAACATTCTTTTCATATAGCTTTATCCTTCCTTGATCTTGGACTCCGCTTCTTTCAATAAGGACTTACCACTCTCAACAATAGAAGTAATAGTTTCATAAGCCTTACAAAACTCATCCCAAGATTTATTTGTATAACGATAATTAGAATAGGGGTTAATCATTCGTTGGTTAGCGTCATAAGCCTGCTGTATTGACTCTTGAAGCTTAACAGCTAATGATACCTTTTTCTTATTCATATAATCGTTTAGTGCTTCTTTAATTACAGTTTGTATTTCTGGGTTCGTTGGCGCAGATGAAATATCGATCTCATTTTCGTTCTGTGAATAAACAGTCACTACTGTATGCTGTTTTGGATCAATTACCACAATAATATCATTTAAACGATAACGCATTCGCTTATTGTCTTGTGTCTCTAAATAAGTACACTGAGATAACAAACGGGCTAACCACTCGTCAAATTCTTTATTAGTGATATTAAAACGGGTTAAAATCCTTTTCTTAGCGTGTTCAGTAACTGTATATTGCTCATAATTTTTTACTGCCATTAACCAACCTAGAACCTTTCAATATTATTTAACTTCAAAACCTTCATCTTTATAGTATCTTACCCGATCTTGGGCGTGTTTAAACAGTGAATTTTGGGTTCTGTCAACAATATCAAAAATAAACACATCTCGTTTATCTGGCATCACCCGCAGTACACGACCAATCTTTTGGATAACAGATATATAAGACTTTAGAGCATCACAAAGAATTAATACCTTTAAGTTAGGAATATCAATCCCTGCTTCAAAAATTTTAGTAGCAATTACAATTTTAAGCTTACCACTAACAATATCATCAATTGCCTTTTCTCGGGTAGCACTATCATCTTTACCCTGCAAGAATTGATATTCTGCACCTAATTTATCTAACTGTTCTCCAATCAATTCTCCATGCTCAATAGACGTAACCATAATTAATACTGCTTGCTTATCCAGCTTAGAAGAAGCTTTATAAGCTAATTCAGCAACAACACGATTACGGTACTCATTATGGACTACTCCTAAATCATATGCAATCTGATAGGACAACAAATCAGCAGTAGGTAGTTGAGAATACCCCTTAGCCATCATCGTAGCTTGAATACGGGGTTCGAGGTCTGTAGGCTCATCAATAGGTACTAAACGAATATGAGGTCTAGCAGACACGCCCCGTTCAATCATCTGTTTATTAGTGACTTTTACTAAGTCTTTTCCAAACAACCCACGAATATGAGCCATACTAATCTTCTTAGTCTTATCTAAAGTACCCGTTAGGCCTACTTTAACTCTTGCATTAGTTAAGTAATGAAATACCTTCCAGTAAGACTCTGCACCAGCACGATGAGCTTCATCACAAACTACTGCTCTAGTATTATTCAAGAGGTCAATAGCATCATAATACTTTTCGTAAGCATCTTCATTTAAGGAATAAAGTAATTTCTTATAACGCTTTTGTACACCCTCAAAGTAATCTTTTACATCATCAGATGTTTGTAAATTCATATAAAGATTACGTAGTTCTTCAATATCATCTTGTTCATACTTATAATTAGGATGAAAATTCCTAGCTAATAATTCAAGATTAGATCGGGGATCACCAGACTCTAAAATAGCAGGTGCATAGCGCTCAGCAAAACGACCTAGAAGCTTATCCTTCTTTCTAGTAGGTTTAGTCTTTGGCTCTTTAATTGCAGAAGCTAAAGTCTGAATAGTAGCACAAATAATAGGATGGCTAATATCCTTTTTACCATCACCCCAGATACCAACAATATCTTCTGATAAATAATGCTGATACTTAAGATAAATCTGATTCATAATACTCTTGTTAGGAGCAATAAAAAGTAAATGCTGTCCCTCATTGATCTTAGGTAATAAGTACTTAAACAGGGTGACAGCAGAGGCGGTCTTACCTGCATTAACAGCATTTAGAATAATTCCAGACTGCTCAATATTAACTTGTTGTACTGCTTCATATTGATAATCACGCAAAGTTAAATCTTTTTCTTTCCCATGACCATCTAAATTTACTTCACTAGGAAGTTCAAAATGTAAAGCAGATCCCCGTTTATCTACTACCTTAACTACAATCCCAGAAGACTGTTCAATACTTCTCATAAGTATCATTAATCTATCATAAAATCCTAATGGTACTAAATGATCTTTTTCTTCGCATAGATTTACTCTACCATCCCACACACGATCTCCGTTACTTTTTCTAAGGTTATAAGGACGTTTCCTAAACCTTTCGGGGTCTAACGGGTCAAAAGTAGTATGAATTTGACTCCAAACCCATTCAATTGTTTTATCATTCACATTTTCAAAAACTATCTTAATGAAAACGTTTCCTAATTCTAAAGTTATCACTCTACTTCTTTTGCCTTTCTTAAGTAGTCTAATGCTTTATCTTTAACTTCGGGATAATTCAAATCACAATATTTAGATACTAATTCAGTATCAGTAGCATTAGCGTCTACGTCAATTGTAACACGTTGCTCTTGAGGCAAAAGGATTAATTGTACACGAGAAGCAATAGAATTATTTTCTAATTCTTTAGCTAACTTTTCATAAGTATCTTTCGACTTACAACTAATCTTATAATAAGAATGATCGTCTACTTGCGTAGCTAAATCAAAATTATCGTCTGTATCTAAATTAATTTGATTAAAAGTAGGAATATTATAGGTACTTTGTGTTAAATCAATAAACTTATGCTCTCCCGTATCTAAGTCAATCTCGTCAAATCCACGAGGTACACCTAAACCATCACTACCAATATCATTAAAGTTAAGAGCAGTTAAGTCACCAATATAATAAGCGTCTTTAGTACCCTCTTTTTTAAGGCTCTGACGAGTATGATAATGCGAAAGAGAAATTGACTTTACATTAGGTGCGTTCCAACCTAGATCATCGAGATTAAACGCTCCACCTAAACGATGATTCCAACGTCCTTGGGTAGCTCCAGTTACGCCTAAATGAGCAAACACATTAACAGCCCCATTAAAAGGATGTTTATATAAATAATCCTTAACCGCTTCTTTAGTTCCTTTAATATCCTCGTCATAGGGAATAAAAAATAATTCAGTATTGTTATCTACTTGAATAGGAGTGACTGCATTAATCACTTTAATCTTATGAGTATCAGTAGAATACAACTCAAAGTCCTCTAAACTATTAGGAGTAACACTACGAGTATACTGATCATGGTTACCAGAGTTTAGGTATAGCGTAGCCTTATTAACATTAGTTAAATTTCTGAAACTAGTAATAAAGTGTTTACGGATATGAGCTAATGTAGTTGGATTATCACTTTGTCGTGAGTCAAACAAATCTCCATTAATGATATATGTATTAATATTATTTTCCTTACCATAAGCAAAGAAATCATCTAATGCTTTTAAGATATAGGATAAACGAGACCCTATTGCTGGATCATCTGTCGGCTCATTAAACATTCCATAATTAGTTAAATGAACGTCTCCACATACTAGTACTCTCATTCGTCTGGAAGCTCCTTCATACTATTAAACTTGGCAAATCTTAACAACTTCTTTTCTAACCATAATTGACCAGCCCGAGAAAGCTTAGGTACTCTACCTTTAGGCGCACTACCATCAACAAAGTAATGACGATACTTTGCATTATTAATAGGCTGATTATAAGTAGGTCTCATAGACCTACTCCCTAATTGCTTACTATCCTTTAAAATTTTGATAACTTCTTCTTCTGTATAGAGTAGATTATAAATAGCATTAAAAGACTGTAAGAAATCTCCGATGGTCATTGATTTATCGTCTTTTAGACTTTTATCTGTTTCTTTACTGAGGTCAACCGTGACTCGCTTTGTAGGTTGAGTAGAAACAGGAGCATAATTATTAATAGACGATAAAGCTTGGTTTTCTTGGTAAAGTCGAATTAACTCTTGATCATTAGCAGACAAATGAGGAGTATTAGCCAAAGACTTATCTAGTTTCTCTTCGATAATTTGTTGATGTTCTTTTAATTCCTCAATACTTGCTAAAACTTTAGTTAGATCAACATTAACTTTTTCAGATTGTTCTTTTTTAGGACTCCGTTTAACAAGTTTATCTGTTTTACAGTCAATATGTACATGATCCGTCTTGTTAATTTTCGGAATAACCACATCAAAGATAAAATCAATGAATTCCATTGGGCCGGAATTAATACAGTATTCAGTTAAAGCATTTAATTCTACTAAGTAACATGACTTACCTAAATAGATTTTATATAAACTTGGTAAATCGTCTTTATGAATAGATGTCTTTAAGACTAATCGACAATCCAACGTAAAATTATTATTCATTGATTTTTGATAGTTAACCTCGTCAAATACCGAAGAAGCTAATAATTTCCAATCTACCCAGTACTTACCATTATAGTTAACTACATATACGTATGTATCGTGATAATTAAATTCAAACATAAACTTCCTATCCTATTCTTTTGTATAAATTTCGTCTAGCGTTAAGTGCAACACCCTACATAAAGTAGGTAACTCGTCCACCTTAAAAGAACGTTTACCCTGCTCCTTTAAAGCATATACACTTCGATGGCTTAGATTTAAGCTATCCGCTAAGTCTTGCAATGTAAGGTGTTGTTTAGTTCTTGCAGTTTTAATTTTTTTTAGATCTATCTTTTTAATAATTAACACCTCCCTTCAACAATATTAATGTTATCACAACGATTACTTTTAGTCAAGAGAAAAAGGATAAGTTTTTACACTTATCCTTATTTACTACTTATTATGGTGGAACCAACTAATATCTTTATCAAAGAAAGCGATCATATCATTTGAAAGATACAATAGATAAGTTACAAATAATACCCAGTTAGCATCACCTTGGAATGCTGTTACACCCCAAAGGATAACTGACATCACCCCTTGAATGGTCCAGCAGTAGTAAGATTCACTAAATCTTAGTGTGGTAAGTAAGGAGCCTGTAATACCAATAGTTGCCGCAATTGAGTCGATCCAAGGACGGGGACTAATAAACCAATGAGTATCAGAGTAATAAAGAACAGCTAGTACTACTACAAAGAAAAGGATCGTAAGCACCCAGTTACGCAACCCTTTACCCTTTTCATGCAAGAATCGCACTTTCTTATCTACATCTTTAGCCCAACTAGGCATTAATAAGACGGGTAGATCTAAAGTAATAATATAAACAGTTTGAAGTAATACGTCATTAAAATTCTTGGCTTGAATAGCAACAAAAATATAAATAAGTGCTGAAACTAAACCCAAAACCCCATTAAGTGGCTTAGCATTAGTAATTGAAAGAGTACAAGTAAACCCTAATACCCCAGCAAAAAGAGTAGCAATAGTAACAGCGTTAAACTGTCCCCCACCGATCGTCATCCCAACAATTAAGCCAAGCCCGAGAATTAATAAGAAATAAGAACGAGTTGACCACCCTTTCATCTGATCAACATACCAACTAGGCTTAAATACCGAATACCATGCAATCTTACTATCTGTGCTTACTGCATTATCCACTAACCATCCACTCCTTAATCTTTATTAGGTCTTACCATAGTAAGCCTTGTCCGCTTAGTGGAACTAAACATCTTATTAATTATACCAAAAAAGAGACCTAATTAGTAGGCCTCCATAGCTAATATTTAATTTAATATTGTTAATGTAACTACTTGATAAATCAGTATCCCATATAAGTAGCATAAGAATAAGCCGATTATAATTCCTAAATAACAACCTACATAATCCTTAGTACCATTTAAGTAGTAATTAACTCTATAGTAGCTAGAGTTTAAGTCTGCAAGGACAGCTAACTGTCTAAGAATAATAACAAGGTACCTTTTAATTCAGATCCAATCCCTGCTACATGAGCTAACCCCAACAAAAGAAAGAATGTTACAATCTCAAGCACCCAGCTAGTTAATAATAAATATACTCGACCCTTGAAAGTCGATAGATTGTAGGTATCGTCTAAGATACCAAAATTGTCATGATCTTCCTTATCAAGCTGTTTAAATGGGTAAGCAATTCTTTTTAAAATAGACTTTAAATCATATATTCCGAAGCTAAATAGCCAAACTAACACTAGAATTACTGCAAAGATTTTGATTAATAGACATCCCCCTCATAATAGTTAAAGGTTGGCTTATTAAAGTCAAACTTAGCTAATTCTGATTGTTTGATAAAGTTATGAGCAATCCCATAAGTCATTAGATTAATAGGCTTACCCCAGTCTTCGTCTGGAATAACAATCACAATGTATTTACCCAAGGCTTCCGCCATACCCAGTTCTACGCCAACTCCGACATCTTCTTCTTCTGGAATATAAGTAACCAAGCAAACATCAGATGTAGCAACGCCAACACAATCGCCCTTATAGGTTGCATTAGCCCATTCTTTATCTTTTAGTAGTTCTGGGTGTTCATCTACTCGTAATCCCTTATATTGGTGCTGTAGCGGAATATAAGAGTTAGTAACGTCTACTGTTGGATTAGCCTTAATAGCTTCCATACTCTTGTCATAAGCTTCTTGTTGCTTGTCACTAAACCATCCTGCACAAAAGTAAACTGTTTTTGCCATGAAATAAAAACTCCTCTAATTATGATATGTATTAATTATACCATAATTAGAGGAAAACTAAATACATAATAAAGAAATAGGGTAGGAAGGAATCGAACCTTCGTCTTGGGTTTAATTATTTAGCATAGCTATCCCAATCATTCTACCACTGAAGTATTACCCGATCGACACTTATTTCCAGACAGTAGTGTTATAGTGCCCCACGAAAAGTGTCACTAAACTTCCAGCACTTCTAGCCCACATTGAACATACGCTTAGGTAATTTTGTAAATGGTATGTGGGCTATAAGCAGGAATATCAGAATTGAACTGATGTTGGTGGAACGAGAAAACGCTCCGAGGTTCTACCAATTGAACTAATTCCTGCATAATAAGATCAAATCTGAACATAGCTTTTAAGGAAAGCTGTACAACCTATTAAAATAAGCAACAACAAATTAAATCTAAAGTTACTAACAACGTCAAATTCAGTCTTGACTAAAACCCACAATGTAATTCATGACGGTTCGCTAACAGTTTTATATGACCAATCTAGTGGTTGTTGGCGCTGAACCACGTTGCTACCCTTCTACCCGTGTGGGAGTCTCGCTTTTCTCATATTTACATGAACCATTGCGTAAATCATTGTAATCTATCAGCTTCTTATATCGTCCATAACGTCCCTCAACCCTTGCTCTGTGATTATTAAAGCCGAAGTGCTAGAAGTTGGTAAGTCCGCCAAAATCCCACTTTCTAAGCCCACACAGAGTAGACAATCGAAACGACCACCACAGTCTCCAACGCTATGGAACAAATATTATCTAACAAACATCCAAGACCTTTTTAACGGTTGCGCTCGACCGCCCCTAGTGGGCATTCGCCGTCGCACACTGGAGTTGCTGTGAATTATCACTCGTACACATTCATATTCTCCTAGCTAAGAACGGGAATGGGATCAGACCCACCTACGTTGAAATGTTCTCCCTATACAGACAACCATGTTACCATAGCCCTCCGTATCACCTCAGGTTCAATTCGATAATTCTAAATCCCTTTTTCTTACGGTATCACGAACTGAAATCCCTTAAAATCATATTAGTCCCCAAAGCGGGACCTAGAGGCTTGCTCTATAGCTATTCAAATATCTAAAGTTCTAACTCACTAAAATCAGAGGTTAATGTGAAGTCCCCTGCTTTCAAGAATATTGCCTAAACGACCAATATTCGTAAGTTCTTTATTATAATAGCATATCTTACCACCAGTAGCAAACATTTTATTAATTTCTGTAGTGGGGATAAATCCTTCTGGTAAATAACATTTAGTTTGGTCAACTGCTTTAAGCAAGTCTGGATGAGCTTGATAATCTTTAACACTAATCCCTTTTTGCACTGTTTCTAAAGACATCACAATCATTTGACTAACTAAGTCATCAATCATTAAGTATTGATCGGTAATTCCAGCAAAGCGATAAGTATGCTCAGTAAAACCAAAGTCAAGCTCAGTTCGTCTGTCATTACGATAGATCTTATTTCTGTTTTTCCAACCGTTCCAACTGCTTATCAGAAATATCCCGGCAGTTAATTACTAACATACCGGGATACTTAACTCCAATATCATAGAGAACTTGATAAACACGCTGACGATTGCTATTCAACCGTCTCTTCACCATCTTGTTCTTCTCCTTCTGGTTCCTTTTCTACTTCCAAGTTAGGTAGGTCTACGTCCAAGGTTAATTGAATTGTATAGTTTTCGTCATCGCTATTATCATAAGGACTTTGAACCACAGATTCTTCTGCAACTAAGGTAACCCTTCTTCTTGGTCAACAAGGGATTTAAGTTCTTCTAAGAACCACTTTTGGAAATCCTCTGGAGTAAGAGTCAGATAATATTAGCAATAAATACCAAGAATTGTTAGTTCATTTCGTACTTCATAAAATCCTTAAGTGACTATCCACTCGTTTACTCTGAATCTTAGAATAAGTTAACCGCAAATAACCAGTCTTAGTGTCCTTATCAATAAAACGTTCAAATTCAGGCTGTACATATCGCTTAGTGTGCATCGCTTTGAGATAGAAACGAAACGCCATCGCCTTAACAAGAGCCTTAGTAGGCAATACAGCTTTTTTACCTTGGTATTCAGCAAAATATAAACCAGCTAAACTTTTCATTACTTTTCCCCCTAAGCTAATTTACTTGCTACTTTGATCAATTCAGAGGTCTTAGCTTGTTGAAGCTTAAGAACCTTACCAGTATCGGTTGTAATCGTTCTAATACCCTTAGAACGCAATTGGTGCTTAACTTGTGCTTTCATTCCAGTCATGCTACTTTTCCTCCTCAAATTCTTGATACACGCCCATAGGATGTTTATTAGCAACGTAAGCCTCAGCAGAAGCAACAATTCCAGCTAGGATGTCATCTAAGAAAACATTACAGCTATTCTTACGTGCGTCTACCTTGCCAATAATTCCGGGCTTTACATGATCTAAATAGCCTAGATTTGAAATACCAATCCCACCGAAGATCTCAACACAACCATGCGATAAAGTTTCATCACATTGAAAAAGTCCCGAGTCTTCATTAAGAATTTCAGCAAGATATTGATCTTCAATTCCTCGATCAGCCCACATATCAAGATTAATACCTAAAAGCAAAATATTTTGAATTTCACGCTTATTCAATACGTGGTAAACAGCGTCAATACATTCGTCTAATTCAATATCTGGGTTATGCTCTTTTTGTCCTGCATACACAAGTCCACCCAAAGACTCTACAGGTACATTACGTTTATCCAACAAGTCTAAAACGTGTTGGTAAAGTGTCTTTTCGATTATTCACGTCCTTTACATACATAGCTTTTAAGAAATTATTGAAATCCCTAACACCTTGTTCCGTTGCTTGTTGTTTCCAAGCACTAACAACATTATTGATGACTTGATCCATATTGGATAGGTCTGGTTTCATAGCAAAATAGCCAGTTAATTTCTTACCAATGATTTTTCTTGTGCATAGCATTAACTAGAATTTCGCCTTGGTAGCCATCAGTAAAATACAGACCATCAAAGTTAGGATCTTTAATAATTTCCTTTACTTGCTTCTCCATTTTTAACAACTCGCCCTTTAGATTATCAACTAATGGGTGAGGAGAAATAATTTCAAATTCCATACTAACACCTTATTTCAGAAGCAACAACATTCGATCCTCAGCTACATGAACATTCGTATCAAGCTGTAATTTCAACAGGGAGGTATCTACGTTGTGTTTTACACCAGTTTCGGCTAATGGTACTAGAATTTCCTTAAAACGGCTCTCAGCGCATTCTGGAGCTTTACAGACGGTATAAGCAACTGGACCATCCGAAAGTTGTCTGAATTTAACCTAATTCAAACTCGTCTAACTGATCTCGTAGCTTATAAACGATCTGAGTAAGGATTACTAATCAAATTTTCGATCATATTGACCATTTCATAATTAGAATAGCCAATGTATTTGAACAAGTAATACAATTTTACATAATAAGTTTTGATTAACCAACTCTACCTTTCCACTGCTTGATTTTTGATACTTGAAAGTCATTCCATTCGTCTACCTAGCCTTTCTCCTTGATAAATTCTAACCAAAGGTGAGGAAGCCATTCCGTGACTTTCCATGTAATTTATAATATCCATTCGAGTCTCAGCCAAACGATCAATCAAAACCATCTTTGTCGACATCAACTGGGACAATTGCTTTTCTGTAACTTACACTTCATACAATTAGGTGTATGAAAGATAATTGCATGGTACATTCAATATTCTCTTTTCGTTGTTCAGATTTAATAGTTTAATTATACTCCTTAACCCAATCCTAAGTGCTAATTCTATAGCAGGAAAATTTTATTTTTTTTCACTATAAAATGGTTTTAATGGGAGAAAGTGTGATATACTAGTATTCGGGTAATTAACGTTACCTAATTGAATAGTGTAAACCGACAGCGACCTTGGTATGTATATAACTGCCTAAGCCTTGGTAGTCGGTAGGGTTTAGTCTCCCAATAGTCGTGGTATGACTCAGTAGACTCGCTACCAATAGGTAACGTTAAAGGCTCTTGTACGTGCCTGTCATTATTTCCCTCCCTTTCGTGGGAAAGACGAAACGTAACAGGGTGGTAATGATTAGTTCTGCTAATTATTGCTTGGACCGCGTATTGGGGTTCCAATCCTAACTTATCAACTTTGCTCAGGGAGGTCCCTGAGGATAAACAAAAAAAAGCTCTGATTCCCGGATGCTAAAACTAGGATGTGATAAGTAGGACCAAGGGTGCGCTGAGGTTAAAAATGGAACAGTACGAATAAGCCGTAAAACGTAAATAAGTACTGATGTCTTGCGGAGTAATTATTACTCTGTCTTTATTCTCGCTAATTAGTGATAGCTTTACTTGATCTAATTATATTAGAATTAAAACTTAACAAATCATATGACATACCTCTCTAATACTGTAATATCAATAACTAGAGTAGATTTATTACTAGAGAATTGACTGCATATTAGGGGGTGCTGTTTTGTTTTGTTGTTTCTTTTAAGTGTAATAAGCTAGGGTTAGATAGTCTGAGTTAAAGCTTAGTCCTTATTAATCTTATCTTATTATCTAGTATTTAAACTTAAGGAAGTAAGTAAGGTATAAGGTAATAAGATAGAGTAATAATAAGTAAGACATAAGCTAGAGATAAAGACTAGATATAGAGTAAGGATAAAGAAGAGAAGAAAAAAGATAGGGTAGTAAGAAAGTTTGAAATAAGGATTTACTTCTAAGCAAGATGAAGTTAGAATTTACACATAGCGTTACTTAATACAAGTTAGCTAATACATATGAATAAAACTAGAAGGTATGAATAAAATGAGAACAAAATCTAATACAGTTAAATCACTTAATAATCTTAAGCTGTTAAAGCAAGGTGATTTCAGTTATAAAATTGTAGTCACAAGCTATCACAATCAAAATCTTGATTTAGGTCCGATTCAATTAGTGTCCTATGGCTATCTTATTATGGGAAATAGTAAGACTGATCGAGGTTATAAAGCTGTTAAAAATCTTAATCAGTTTATCCTTAACATGAGAGCTTTGATTATTGCTCTTCAAACGATGAAGAAAAGACAGGTTACTTGTATTGAAATCCAAGACCCTAAATTAAGAGACTTGATTACTGGTAAGGTTAACCCAGATGATATTAGGCTAACCCCTAAGGAAAGAAAGATGTTAATTAAGGTTGGGGAATTGCTTTCTCAATTTAAGAAAGGATTTCTTATTAAAGAAGTTGATCCTAGTCCTAGGGTGTATCAAGAATTAATGAAAATTCTTAAAACAATTAGACCTCATATTAGTGCAAGATTAAGAAAGAAATTTACTAGAAATAAGGTTGAACGTAAATCTGGTAATCCTATCATTATCCAAAAAGGTAAGAAACATATTGACTATGGATTTACTCCTTTATCACAGCTTGATTTTTTGCCTAAGAAAGCTATTAAAATTTACACTGATGGTGGTAAAAGAAATAAGACTAAGATTGGTGCTTATGCTTATTCGATTCAAATTCCAGACCGTCCCGCTATCAATTTTAATAAAGCAGGTTCAAAACACTACTAACCAGCGAATGGAGTTAAAAGCAGTTTTGCAAGCTTTAAGAGATGCTCATTACTTACACGATAAACCAATTATTATTGTTACTGATTCTCAGTATGTAATTAAAGCTCTGACTAACGATAGCTGGTTATACACTTGGGCGAAGAATGATTTGAAGAAACCTAACGGCGAAAAAATTAAGAATGCTGATCTTTGGCTGAGTATGTTAAAGCATTTGAAGAAGTTTAGTAACGTCTTCTTATATAAAGTAGAAAGCCATCAAGATAATAAAGGAAATAATTTTGTTGACGATCTTGTTAATCAAGCTATGGACGAATACCAAGAAAAGAAAGGAATTAAAAGTAATAATTGATTGACTTCTAAAAACATCGAAGTTAGAATTAAAATATATTAAAGGAAAGGAAGTTATAATAATGACTAAACTTAGTAATGAAGACCAAGCAAAATACGAACGCTCTATGGATATGGCACAAGAACTAATTGAAAAAATGGGTGATACTTGGGACGGAGCTGATATTGAAGACATTATCTTCTCAATTGGTGTAGCGGTTGACGATCTTTGTACAACTACTGATTTCCCACAAGAATTAGCCAATGATATTATCAGCATCACGCTTACCGATGACGATAGTACGGAAAGTGAATTAACTGATGAGGACGATGACCATATGGAAGTTATTTCCTTAGATGAAGACGATAGTATCGAATTCCTCAAACATTTACTTAGTAAAAAAGATAATAATTAAGTATTAGGACTTGTCTAATTGACAGGTCTTTTTATTTTGTCTTAACTTTGTAATATTGTTGTAACATTGCTGTAGTTGTTCTGTAATAGGTGCGTGCTATAGTAAAGGTGTAATCAAATATGAATATTGTATGAACAAACAAAGAATTCGTATGTAAATGAAAGGATAGATGGTTTATTTTATTATCTAAGAAGAACAATGTTAAATTCGCTTTAGCTGGTGCTGTGATGGCAGGTGCTTTACTTGGTGCTACTACAGCTAATGCTGACACTAAGATTGATGATACTCATGTACGGGTAGAAGCTGGAGATACTGTTTCTGGCATTGCTAACAAGTACGGTACTGACGTATCAACAATTGCATCTGCTAGTAACCTTAGCGATGCTAACAAGATCTTCGTTGGTGATATTTTAGTGCTTACTCCAGAAGCACAGCAACCAACTACTAATAATGTACAAACTCCAGTAGCTAACCAAGCTCAACCAGCTAGTCAAGCTACTGTTAATACTCAACCTGTACAGAACCAACCAGTGCAATCACAAGCACCTGTACAACAATCAACTACCCCAGTTCAAAGTCAACCAGCTACATCTGCTGTTTCTGGTTCAGTTCATGACCAAAGAATGATTGCTATTGTAATGCCTGAGTCTGGTGGTAATCCTAATGCTACAAATGGTCAATACTCAGGTTTAGGACAAACTAATCAAAGCTGGGGAACTGGTTCTGTGGCTTCTCAAACTCAAGGTATGATTAATTATGCTAATTCTCGTTATGGTTCTGTAGCAGGTGCTGTTGCCTTCCGTCAAGCTCACGGTTGGTGGTAAAATTAAATAATTGACATCAATTAGTCTTATGTTATACTTATGGTATACATAGGGCTTTTTAATTTATCTTAAATAGTCCAATTTTAGTTGAAATGGGAGAAGTTCAATAATATGGAAATTACTACTAAAGAGCTTATTGATCATGCAGGAGAAAACATTGATATAGGACGCTAGACTTGTTAATAGTCATACCCGTTGGCTTGACTATGTTAAGGCTACTCTTCGAGATATAGACCCAAAGTATTATGATAATGTAGAAGATAGATTTAAAGATTTAGCTTTTAGCTTAATTGAGCTTCTTGGAGAAGCTACTACACAAATCACTAATCTTGATGACGAATTAGACCAAAAAGATGATGAATGGGATAACTATGTTGACGATATTCGGGCTGAATACGATGATAGAATAGCTGACTTAGAAACAGAACTAGCAGGAGCTAGGGAAGAGGAGGACGATTAACATGAATTATATTGATCTAGCTTATACCGTTGAAAAAGATAAGGTAGAAGAAAAAGTTAAAGAGATTACTGTCGGTAATGAATACCGAGTAGCTAACATTGTTCCATTTGACGAAGACAATATGCTTCTTTGCTTAACTAAAGCGCCAGCCACTAATCATGGTTATCAGCCTAAACAATTAGGAGAAATGAAACCTCGTAACCGTGCAGGAGAACCAGCTACTACTCGCCAGCTTAATTATATTCGGCAATTAGCTAATAAAGCTGATAAGGACCCGGCAAGCTTAGATTTAGATAATCTAACGAAGAAAGACGCTGGGCGCTTAATTGGTCGGCTTAAAAAGAACAAAAAGTCCCTAAAGGTCAAGAAGATCTTGATTTCGGACAGGGTTTTGATATGAATGAATTAGATCAGATGAATTTTGGAAATTAATTCATAATTCCTCTTGCTTTTCTAATGAGACAGGTGTATTATAGAATTGTTGGTTAAATACATTAATTAAATGTTAGTCAAATGGCCAATCCTTTCTTATCGTGGAGTGGAGCAGTTGGTAGCTCGCCAGACCCATTATCTGGAGGCCACAGGTTCAAGTCCTGTCTCCGCAATTGGACTTAGTTACCTTTGGGTGATGATAGCTAGGTCCTGCCTTCTTATAGTTAGACATTTGTTGAATGGTAGCTTCTTTTGGTTTGTAATTTTTGTTCGGACGTGTAAGTTTAACTGTGTGCAATTAGCACACTTGTCTCGATAGTCTAACTGGATAAAACATCGGATTATCTATTATAAGTGAGTATCGCCTAATTGGATAAGGCACTTGTCTTCTAAACAAGATATTATGGGTTCAAATCCCATTACTCACATCTTCTTAATTATGGAGAGTGGTAGTAATTAAATATTTGATAAAAGATGTTAGTGACGATCAATTTATTAAAGCTGTTAAATCTAGTAAAACCTATACAGAGATTGCTAAAAAGCTTGGTGCTTACTATGCAAGTGCTCCCTCTGTTGTAAAACGTAGAATTGAACAGTTGGGGATTGATTTTAAACCTGTGTCTCCTAGATATGAACCAGATGACGTATTTTTCTCAGAGCATCATTATCATACTTCCCATACATTAAGAAGTAGATTACTAAAAATAAAAGATCGTGAGTATATTTGTTCTGTTTGTGGGCATCTTCCTATATGGAATGGTCAAGCTCTTACATTGGAAGTTGACCATATTAATGGTGACTCATCAGATTGTAGGTTAGCTAATTTACGCTGGGTTTGTCCCAATTGTCACTCACAAACAAATACTTACAGAAGGGGTAATAGTGGTTCCCCTAGAGAATACTATTATCATAGGGTATGTATTGTTTGTGATAAGGAATTTAAGTCTACATCCAGACATGCTAAATATTGCTCTAAGGAGTGTTATAAAAAGGCTTTTACCAAAAAACCTCCCATAGGTAAGAATGAACTTATCAAAAGATTACGACAGACTTCTTTTGTTCAGGTAGGGAGAGATTTTAACGTTACTGATAATACAGTAAGAAAATGGTGTAGAAAGTATAACATTTCTACTAGGTCAAAAGATTATAAATAATCCGAAAATCCGAGTCCGAGTCTCGGTCGGGACATTGTAGCAATTATGTGGAATAGATAGAATTTCATAAAAACACCTCCTTCCAATAAAATTGGATTTCAAAATAATTTAGTTGTAATACATAAGACAATAGGTTCACCCTATAAAGTTCCTTTCGTTAATACGGAAGACTAAAGTTAGTAGTCTTCTAAAGATGATTAAGTCTTAAAATTTCTTTATTCGTATCCTCTATCTAAGTAGGTTCGATTCCTGCAATTGCTATCGGCTAAGAAGTCTTTCTCATTTTATTCTTCTTAGCCTTGTATAATGGTGTTTAGTCATTATTATACTTCTTTTTCTTATTTTCTGTTAAACATCCTGTGGTATCTCCAGCGCAGGATGTTTTTCTTTTATTTCTTTATATTAATATTGATACAAGATTGTACAATCTTATTTCTTGTATTGAATTCAATATGAGGAGGTTGGAATGTTAGACTAGGATAGCCTAGCCGTAACCTAGTTTCTCCTAGTGCTAACTCTAGCAATGGGAAAACATTATTTTAAGAAGTTAGCTGTTGCAACAGTAGCCTTAGCAACTCTTGGAGCAACGATGTCTCTTTCCTCTGGAACTGTAATGGCGGCCAAGGGGGATCATGGTGTCGATTGGTCGAAATATCAAGGATCTAATGGTATCTTTGGTTATCCAGACGATAAGTTCGCTGTTATTCAAATGGGTGGTACTACTACTGGTTGGAATCTTTATGACCAGTGGACTTATGGATCACAGGTAAGAAGTGCTATTGCTCAAGGCAAGCGGGCGCATAATTATATCTGGTGGCAAAATGTTACGACTACTCAACAGGCGGATCAAGTATTAAATTACTTTTTGCCTAAGGTACAAACACCGAGAGGCTCAATTATCGCTCTGGACGTTGAGTCAGGCTATCAGAGTACTCAAGCTATTGACCATGCTTGTCAACGAATTAAAGACGCAGGTTATACGCCAATGGTTTATGGTTATAAGAATTACCTTGTAAATAATACTGATCTTCATTATTTAGCAAGTAAGTATCAACTCTGGTTGGCGGAATACCCTAATTATTCAGTAACTAGAGAACCTAATTATAATTTCTTCCCTAGCTTTGAAAATATTGGTATGTTCCAATATACGTCAACAGCGATTGCTGGTGGTCTTGATCGGAACATTGACCTCACTGGTATTACTGATAATGGTTATACTAATGGTAATGCTCAAAAGCCTAAGACAGAAACTCCAGCAACGGAACAAGGTAAGCAACTTCATCAAGATACCCATAATTATGTGGTTAAGTCCGGTGATAGCTGGTGGAAGATTGCTAATGATCACGGAATGGATATGTACGCCTTAGCTAAGCTTAATGGAAGTACTATTAATTCTGTAATCTACCCCGGACAAGTTCTTCGGGTAGCTGATAAAGGCGAAGGTAATTCTGTTTCTAACAAGGTGCAAAAACCAGTACCAAGTACTAATACTCAACAAACTTCAACCTATACTGTTCGTTACGGGGACAGTTGGTGGAAGATTGCTAATGATCATGGTATGAGTATGTATACTCTTGCACAAATTAATGGTAAGAGTATTTACAATACTATTTACCCCGGTCAAGTATTAAAGATTAGTGGAAACGCTCAAGTACAACAACGTAAGTCATATACTGTTCGTTATGGCGATAACCTTTCAACAATTGCTTATCGCCTAGGTACTTCTGTAAATCATTTAGTAGCTACTAATGGTTTAAGAAATGCTAATCTAATTTATCCCGGACAGGTCTTGAGTTACTAAAAAGAAGTCTAGCTAATTAGCTAGGCTTTTTATATTACACTTAAAAGGAGTGAGTGTAATTGAACTACTTAAATATTTTGGATTCTATTAGTGATCGTTCTAAGGTGTATTTTTTACCCGTAGACTCTACGGGTATAGTAAGCTATGAAAATGCCTTTTTAACGTTTCATATTACTGATTTAGAAGGAAATAAAGTCACTACGGTTACAGGTAATTATGATAGTAATGGCATCTACTTTGATCCTATTAATCTGATTGGTCTATCTGCCGGTAAAGTATATGGACTATATTTAGAAATTAGAACACGTACAGAACGTAATTATTTTCCGGGGCAAGAAGTTCTTTATCTGATTCTGACTACAGATGCAAAATTATCTATCTTAAAAGATATTCCGACTGATTACTTTAAGAATTTAGACAGCGGTAATAGTAAGATGCCTTTTAATTCTGTACAGGTAGATTACTTTAGATGAAGACAAACAGGCTTATTCCAGAATTATTAATAATACTTTGATTATTGGTATTCCTAAAGGTAAGACAGGGCCGGTTGGCCCTAAAGGAGATACTGGTGACCTCAAGGGCCTATAGGTGCTAGAGGTTTAGACGGTACTAATGGTAGAGATGGGACTAGTTATATCCCTTACATTGGTTCGGATGGGAATTGGCACGTTAAAGAAACGGATCAAGGTGAGTTGAGTTAATGGAAAAAGATATTAATTTAAATAGTCAAAGCTCAAGGACCTGTAGGTCCAATGGGTCCTCAAGGTGAACGTGGTCCACAAGGACCAGTTGGCCCTAAAGGAGATAAAGGTGATACTGGAGCTAAAGGTAGTGATGGTGCTAATGGTGCAAAAGGGGATACTGGTGCTAGAGGTATAAGTATCTGGGCTTCTAAATATGCTCGTGGTGCTAAATTGAATGACCAGTATTGGTCTGATTTGAATGGTACAAAGGTTGGCTTTGGTCCACAGGTTGGTGATTTAGTTTTACAGACTGATGGAAATGTTTCTATAGTTACAAAGTCAGTAACTTCTTCTGATATTTATACTGGTGGTGGTTTATGGTCTATAGATGGTTATTTATTTAATATCCGTGGTCCACAGGGTTCTGTAGGTCTTACTGGACCAATGGGACCCGCCGGTCCTAAGGGAGAAACTGGTGCTACAGGAGCAACGGGCGCTAAAGGTAGTACGGGAGACAGAGGACCTCAAGGAATACAAGGACCTCAAGGAATAGACAAAGGAGACTAAAGGTGATCAAGGAGATAAAGGAGATACTGGACCACAAGGGCCTAAAGGGGATAAAGGTGATACGGGACCTAAAGGTAATGATGGATTTACCCCACAGATTGATAGTAATGGTCATTGGAAGATAGGCAATACAACTACTCAATATTCAGTAGGTATGAGGGATCAAGATGACTCAGCTACTCTATTAGATCTTAATACAGATAGAGCTGTTTATTATCCGTCTGAAAAAGTAGTTTTCTATGCTACTAGCGTTTCTGGTCATGGTCATTTAGTAGTTAAGTATTATCATTTAAATAATTTAGTTGCTACTAAGGAAATCTATTATGGAACTTCTGAGCTTAGCTGGTCTTGGCTTTTGCCTGCTGACGATAATATTGGTTATGCTGTAGTAATTGAAAATCATGTTGGTAATAATGTATCAACAGAGACAATTGCAATTAATGTAAGTAGCGATCTCTATAATTATCCTATTATGGGATTTATTTCTAGGTATGATAATGATTCTCCAACAGAAATAAAAGGGGTTTTAGACTACTTAAAGCGACTTCATATCAATTTAATTCAGTGTTATGATTGGTTTGATTATCACTCTTTGCCATTACCTACTTATAGTAATGGTGGTGATAGTTTATTTGTTGCTAATATTTGGAATGATATGGGTAATCGTTTAACTAAAAAGAAAGTTATTGAAGATTACTGTTATTTAGCTAAAAGCTATGGAATGAAACCTTTAGCTTATATGGCGATGAATGGATCTGATACTAATCAGCTAGTTCACGGATTATCCGCTGATATGTTTTTATATAATGATAATTCAAAAAGCCTTGACCATGTTTATAAAACTTTAGATAAATCTAATGGCTGGGGTAAATATAATCTTTATAATATGAATTGGATGAATGGTCCTTGGCAGGATTATATTTATCGTCAAATGGAAACCGTTAGAAATAATATGCCATTTGTTGGTTGGCATATTGATATGTTTGGTGACCCCGGTAATAAGTATGAGGCCAATGGTAATCTAATTAGTAGCGCTACTCTTGCTAATGGTATCCATTATTTCCTAAATAAAGCTGGTAAATTAGGTTGGGATACTGGTGTTAATTCTGTTGGTGAATACGGACTTGATGATATTAGAAATTCAACAGTTCCTAAATATCTTTATACCGAAGTATGGGATAATCGTAAGACTTATAATGACTTGTTTAATCTGGTTAAATTTCTTGCTGAATCACGGGATAGTAACAAGCAAAAGAAAGGTGTAATTATAGCCGCTTATATGGATTATGATTACGCTAAAAATAATGCTGGTAAGTATTTTAATACGGACGGAATCATTCTAGCTGACTTAGTGATTATGGCTAGTGGTGGTACTCATTTGGAAATAGGGTGAGCATATGCTCTGTAATGAGTATTTCCCTAATAGTAATCTTAATCTCCCCTCAACGCTTAAAGATAATTATTTACCTAAGATGTATGACTTTTTTGTTGCTTTTAAAGAAATTATTGGCCTAGGCTATCAAGTTGACGGTTTAGCTACTATTGATGGTGGTAGTGTAGATTATTTACAAAGCGGTAAAGTTTGCGGGATTAGCCGAGGAAATAAGAATGATTATTTAGGTTTAAGTTTAATTAATCTTAGAACTACTAATACAGAGTGGCGAGATACAAATGCTAATTGTAGTGTTTCTCCAGCACAAAATATTAGGGTAACGCTCAAGCTAGGTGTAACTAATCATGACTGGTACTATTTTGACTTAGATAATTTAGAGCCTCAAAAATTAAATGTAGGGGCAGACGGAGTAGTTAATATTTCTTCACTAAGATATTATGGATTTATTTTAGGTATTCCTAAAAAATAGTTATTGATAATTTATTTAATTATGATATACTTAAATTAAATATTTAAGTAATGTAATTTGCCACTATACTAATATCTTGTTTACAGCCTTTTCTGCTAGTATGTAGGAAAGGTTTTTTATTTTACGTTGGTTTAATCCCCTATATTACAATTAGCGAAACCATGTGATAAGAAAGGGGAATGCAAGGGTCTAATGAATAAATTAAGTTTTATTTCAAGCATTCCTAGTGATAATGATACAACAATTTATTTAGTGCCTACTAATTCTCAAAAGAGCTTACAGTTCTTTAACGTGGAATTAAATATGCACTTTTATGATCTTAGTGGTAATAGTCGTTTAACTATTCCGGTAAATGCTAACGATGATGGTGTTTACTTTAAACTAAGCCAGTTATCTTCATTAGGACTAGGAACATATGCTTTTTATCTTAGTATGCGTTATTCAGACCATATGGAGTATTATCCTAGTAATACAGCGAAGTATATTACTTTGGCTTATAATAACAACAGATTAGTCTTTAAGAGTATCTTTACTCCCGAAGCTACTAATATTACTCCTCCCGATACGAGTAAGATTGTTGAACGCCAAGTTTTGCACGTCCATGATATTGATATTAAAGATATTAAGGTATCGACAATTGACTCTAATAAAAACGCTAATGTTTATCTAGATCAGTATGATGTTTTACATTTTGATATTCCTAAGGGTGAGACTGGTAAGTCTCTATATGAATTAGCACGGGACGCTGGTTTTACTGGTAGTTTTAAAGACTATGAAAAAACTTTAGTTGGTCCTACTGGTCCTAAAGGTGATCGTGGTTATAATATCTGGTTCGATACCCATGATTATGGTGAAAACTACCGTGGCTCTTATTGGACTGACTTAAAGGGATCTGCTCCCGATCGTGGACCACAGGTTAGCGACTTAGTGGTTTTAAGTAGTGGTCATTTAGTTCAAGTAACTGGTGTTAGTTACGGTGGTGTTCCCGAAGCTGGTGGAGGTACCTTTAATTATGGTCCTTACTTAGCTAACTTAGCTGGTGTAGCTGGACCAAAAGGTGATCGTGGTGCTACTGGTTTACAAGGTCCTCAAGGTAATACTGGACCTACTGGTCCACAGGGTCCTGTAGGTCCTGCTGGTAAGAACTTTAATATTAAAAAGACTTTTGATTCTGTATCTGCAATGAATGCAAGTAATGGCGCTGGATTTACTGACGGTGACTTTACAATGATTGCAAGTAATGTTAGTGATCCTGATAATTCAAAGCTTTATGTTTGGGACGGAAGTAAGTTTGTTTATATTTCTGACCTTTCTGGTGCCCAAGGTATTCAAGGACCACAAGGGATTCAAGGTATTCAGGGGGTTCAAGGTAAGCAAGGTTTAACTGGACCTCAAGGACCAAAGGGGGATAAAGGTGATACCGGGGCTACTGGACTCCAAGGACCCAAGGGGGATAAGGGTGAAACCGGACCACAAGGTCCTCAGGGTGTAAAAGGTGATACAGGTGACACTGGTACTGTTGATAATGCCGGATTGACCACAGCGCCCGCTTTTGTTAAGCTTCAAACGCAGGTCAATAATAGTGCTGTGGGTACTAACCTATTAATGGGCACACGTGATTGGCAAGGGGACTGGAAAAATCTCCCATCATGGATGGTGAGTGAAGAGACGTACAAAGGTCTTACTGTTCGGTACTATTCACACGCATGGGATGGCCTAATGCAATATTATGACGCAGATCCTAACACTACGTATACTTTTAGCTTCTATGCCAAAGCATCCGAAGCAGATAACAGCATGACTATATTTGTGCTTGATTCAGATGATTGGAGCAGTCCAGTCGTTAGCAGACCAGACTATGTTGGTCAAACTATAACAACAGAATGGCAACGATATTCAGTCACCTTTACTACTAAGAGTGGTGGGAAGATTTCCCCAAATGTCTGCTCTAATAAAGATGGTGTGACAATTTATGCGGCTGGTTACAAACTTGAAAAAGGTAGCGTAGCTACTGACTGGATGCCAGCGCCAGAGGATAGGGGTGATCGGGGTCTAAGTATCTGGTTTGATAAGTATGCTTATGGCGGTAATAGACCTAACCAATACTGGTCTGATCTTTACAATACTAAAGTTGGTTTTGGTCCACAGGTCGGCGACTTGATTATCCAAACTAATGGTATGATTACCCAAGTAACTGCTGTTAATGCTAGTGGAGATGCTTCTACTGGTGGTGGTACTTTTGATACGGGTGCTGTTATTGGTAATATGCAAGGTCATACCCCTGTTCGTGGTACTGATTACTGGACTGACGCAGATAAAAATGAAATTAAGTCTTATGTAGATGACGCAATTTTAAATGGAAAGTGGTGAGTAGATGAGTTTGAATGATATTTTAACGGTTCTACTCTAATAGATTGGAGGTGATAGCATGACAGTTAAGGATACTTTTACTTCAATGGCCGATCATCTACGTAGTGAATATGGTATTAATGATTTATTAACGACTAATCAGATTAAGGACGGTTTTAACGGGTTACACGTTACTAACCTAATAGATGATGGCCAGTCCTATGATTCAACAGTTGATAAGGTTGGTTGGAAACCTATAACGGGATTTCAGAAGTATGCTAATTTGATTCCAGGCAAATATATTTCAGTTTCATGTGATATTGAATGGTCTGGATATGATCCTAGTAAGGGTGAGCGCATTGGTATTGAATATGGAATAAAGTTTAAGAATAGTCCTGAATTTTGGCTAGAGGTATTTTGTTACCCTAAAACTTCTAATGGTTCTAATCACATAGTTGGTGGTGGACTATTACCACAGGACATTATTACAGGCTATGATGAAGGTAATTTTTACTCAATTGACTCGGGTGTATGCAAGATTACTAACCCCAAGATTTTTATAAATCCAATGGGGGGGAAAAGCAGTCTGAACTTGCTTAACCCATCCTTGTTTATGTTAGATCATAGTAAAATGCAGGGAACATTGATTACTTTTGATACCACAGGTCCTACTGATAGCTTAGGTCTTATCCGTCAGAATCATATCTATCCTAATAAAGGTAGTTCTTATAAATTATCCTTTGAAGCTATTGGTAGTGGGAATATAATGACATATGTATTTGGTGGTACAGTTGATAAGGGTTATCAAAGCAATGGTCATTTGATTACCTTAACAAATAGCTGGGATTATTATGAGCAATTAATCCCTGCTGATAATATGCCATTAAATGCAAATTTTAATTTTAGTGCAATTACTAATTGTAAGGGTAAGGTAGCTGATCTTAAATTGATAGAAGTTTGAATTTAACTAAGCTAAAATTAAAAGGCTTACTAAGATCAGCGACTTGTGATATAATAAGTTGTAAGAGTGGTAGTAACTCTACGGAGCCTACTGCGAGGGGTAAGTACAAGTCCCTATAAAGTACATTAAGACTAGTCTAAGTCCTACTCATGCTATTTGTGAGTTAGGGCTTTTCTTTTACAATTTTGTATTCTTTTCTTTGTATAGTGTTAATTCCCTATATTACAGTACAGGTGATAAGAATGACTTATGATGATGTTCTTATTAAACGTAAGAAGTTATTTAAGCATATGGATCGTAAGAGAGTGTTTAAACGTAAATCACATAATACCGAAACTCGTTATTGTGCTGTTTGTGGTCGTCCTCTTACATCCTATGTATTTAAGACAGGGGAGTTTGTTACCTCGGTTAAGCATATTCATTACTATGTAAATGGAACTTTTCTTTCTGGTTCTGTTTGCTATAGCCCACACAGTTGTTATCGGTATTTAAGAAAGGAAGTGAAATAACTTGTCTGGTTTAACAGATTCAATTCGTCAAATGATTTCAGCAGGGGAGACTGCTGATAAAGAACAAGCAACCGATAATATTAAACAAACAATTGAATTAGTTTCTAAGAAGCTTTTAGATCAGGCAATGAGTGGAACTTCTGAACTTGACGTTAAAGACTTAAAGGACTTAGCTTCTGTTTATACTTTATTACAGCAAACTTCTGCTGGCGATGATACGCAAACAGGTGCTCCACAAGCTCCTGCTGGTATGAGTGATATTTTTAATGACTCTATCCCTGTTTATAAAGATCCACAGGACGAGAATAAGAAACGGGTAGATCAAGATGATTTAATTGATTTATCGTCTAAGGATATTGATAAAATGGTATCAGATCAGTTCAAGGAACAAAATGATCTCAATTATAAAGCTAATGAAGCTTAATTATTGACTTATTAAATAATTATGCTATTATAATTTATAAGTCGGTCAAACTTATGTATGGTGTTTTTTATTTTGAGGTAGCTACTGCAGTAGCTACCTTTTGTTATATAAGCAGTATATAAAGGATTAAAATTAGAAGTAGGAGATTTAGCTACCCCTCTATAAAATTTTTAATTAATCAGAAAAACCACTTAAACTAAGAATAAATCTTAGATTAGGTGGTTATTTTAGTTGATTAAGTTGTATAATAATGATTGTTTAAAAATTTTACCGACTTTACCAGACCATAGTGTAGATATGGTTTTATCTGACCTTCCGTTCGGATCAACTAGGAATCAGTGGGATTCTATTATTCCAATGGATCAGCTTTGGGAGCAGTATAAACGCTTATTAAAAGTAGGTGGAGTAGTTGCTTTGTTTGGTGACGAACCTTTTTCATCTAGTTTAAGGCTATCTAATCCTAAATGGTATCGTTATGATTGGTATTGGATTAAAAATAGAGGTTCTGGTTTTCTTAATGCTAAGAAAATGCCCTTAAAAGCGGTTGAGACTATTTCCATTTTTTATCCTAAGCTCCCTCTTTATAATCCACAAATGGTTGAGGGAAAGCATTATAAAGCTAAGAATGATACTAAAAGTAATAATTGGGGTTCTTATAAGACTGGCTGGGTTACTGATAATAAAGGTACCCGTTATCCAGTTAATGCTATCCATTTTAATAAGTTAGCAAAGACAATTCACCCTACTCAAAAACCAGTTGATCTCTTAGAGTATTTAATTAAGACCTACACTAATGAGGGTATGACAGTACTGGACAACACTATGGGTTCTGGGTCTACTGGAGTTGCTTGTAAGAACCTAAATCGTAATTTTATCGGAATTGAAAAAGATCCAGATTATTTTAAATTAGCGAAGGAGCGATTAGATGGGAACGTGGATTAAATGCTTACTTTTTATCCTATTAATTTTAGTTATTATTGTTACTCTTTTTGCTATTGTTGGTTATAGTGTATTATTTTTAATTTCACTTTTTCATATTACTGTTGATTTTAGCTTTTTAAATGCTGTGTTTGCTGGTGGAGCAACCTGTGTTTGTTTTAGCTTAATTGGGGGTATCTGGGGTGAAAAATAAATTAAAGAGCGGGCTAGTTTATATTATTTTTGCAATTTTTGTTAGCTTAGTATCTTCTGGTTTTGTCTATTTAGTTTCTTTTATTCCTTTTTTAGGTCCTATTCCTAATTATTCTTATTTATTTTGGCTTTCATTTTTATATCTTATAGAGGTTGAGATTATTAAGAAATTATTTAATTTACATACCAATTTAGTATTAATAATTTTATTTATCCTTGTATATGGGGCTGGTTTTGCTTATTTAGGACTACCAGCTAATAATTGGTTAGCTCTTTTCATGTTATTCTTATCTATTTTAACAGCTTCTATTGTACAGTTAGGTTATCGTTATTTTAAGCGGGGTGCGAATGGTAAAACAAAAGATAATTAAATCTCCAATTAACTATATGGGAAGTAAGAGACGTTTGCTTCCTCAGTTGTTGCCAGAACTACAACAAGACAACATTGATACATTCTTCGATTTGTTTGCGGGTGCAGGTAATGTTTCTTTAAACGTCAAAGCTCGGTATCATATCTGGAATGATCTTTCTACTCCTTTGGTTCAGATGTTTAAGGATCTATCTACTTTAAATTCTTTGCAGTTTGAAGCTTCTAAAGAGTATATCATTAATCTAACTAATAAAGACGAATTCTTGAAGTTAAGATCTGATTATAATTCTGGTTATTTTGAATACGACTTTGATAAATCTATCTCTCTCTATCTGCTGATTATTGCTTCTTTTAATGGCTTACCCCGTTTTAATAAAGCTTTTGAATACAATATGCCTTATGCTAATTCTGAACGAGTTAATAAACGTTATTTAGAGAATAAGCTAAAGATTTTAGGTGACTTTATTAAAGTAATTAAAAATGGCTCTTATGGTTTTACCAATAAAAGTTATGATAAGGTAATTAATCTTAACACTGTTCATGATAATGATTTAGTTTATATGGATCCGCCTTATAGTCTAACTACCGCTACCTATAATGATGGTAAGCGGGGTCTTAATTGGACTGAGGAAGACGATGTTAAGTTAGTAAATTACTTTAATGATTTAACACAAGCAGGGGTTAAGACTGCGATGTCTAATGTGTTATCACATCGTGGAAAAGTTAATACAGTTTTAATGGAGTTTATTAAAGCTAATCCAGATCTTAAAGTTGTTCATTTTAATATGGACTATTCTAATTCAACATATCATACTAAGTCTGGTAAAAGTGATGAAATTTTAATTAAAAACTATTGACATCATCTATTAAAATGATTAATATAACAAGTATAGATTTCATTAACGTTATCAATGGAGTCTCCTTTCTTTTAATAATTATTGTTTAGAAAAGCCTACAGTATTATCAATCTCTAATGGACTGTGGGCTTTTCTTTTTGTCTTTTTTAGCTTATAATTGTATTAAATTATTGTGAAAAGAGTTTGGCTAATGCAAACAAAAGAAAGTCCTAAAAAAGAACAATTAACTAAGGTAGCCGTTTCTACTGGTTGTCCATATTGTCATTCTCCTTATAAGGTAAATTATTTACCCGATAGTGGAATGGGAGTATCTATTGAGTGTGACGATTCTGGTATAATTCAGCCTTATTTATCTGTAGAGCATACAGGTAATTTTGACGAAGAAGTATTAGCTGATATTGTGGAGCAGATTGAGATTAAGTTTTGTCCTTTTTGCGGTAGGGAGTTGTAATTATGGATGGTTGTACTTTTACATTTAAAGATATAGAAGATCATGTAGCTAAGGTAAAACAGAAGGCTTTAACAAGTGCAATGAGGAATAATCCTGTTTATGTAGATATAATTTGAGAAAACACGTTACTTTAGTTGCGTGATGAATCAATTAGTGGTATAATAAAAACTGTAAAGAATTTAGGTAATTTTAGATACGAAAACCAAGTATCTTAATAAGTTACTTAATAATATTAAAGGTTAGGGACTAGCCTTGGTAAGATAGCTTAGTTCTGTAAGTTAGGTATAGTGAATACTGATGTAAGATCCTAAATACTACTAGGTGTTCCCAGAATCTCCCACTTCAAGTGTTAAACATAAGGTTTAGCTAAGTGGGAGAAGTTCAATAGTGTTTTCATGGGTATGTTTGATGAATTAAATGTACATTATCCAGAAGATTAGTAAATGAAAAAGTCTAGGGTTAAGTCCTTAGGCTTTTTTAATATGCTATAATAATGATTGTGTAAAGGTGGTGATAGCTGATTAGTTTAAAAACAATTTATAAAAAGTCATTGCAAAAGGTAGTTGATAATGCTAGTGCTGAGATGTTTTTGCCTGATATTGATCGGATTATGCTAAAGTATAAGCACTTAGGCTTGACTAAAGAGCAACAAATGAAGATCTTAGAACAGCTTAGTATTGCTATTGACGTAAAGATTAGTAGATTAGCACAAGAAATTAGAGAGGAAGATGATAATTAAGTGGATGGTAAACAATTAACAAAGTTAGCTAGGTCGATGTTTAACTTAGGACCTAAAGATCCTATTACAGTTGATCAGCTAAATTATGTGTTGGGTATGAGTAGACCTAGTAACTATTTATTACAACATCACACGATTAATGGAAAGCCATTAACCTTTAATGTACCAGATCATGATACTACTAAGGCTTTAAGTCATAGGCCATGGCAAAAAATGGTTATTGACGATGTTAATTATCCAGATCTGTGCGTAATTAAAAGCCGACAGTTGGGTTTTTCGGAAGTTGGAATTGAGCAGATGATTTATTGGCTTGATATACATAGTGCTGATAAACCTAATGGTTTGTATACATTCCCTAGATTAAGTGGGGCTTTTGACAGTAATGTTAATTGAAAAACATCCCCTAAACGGGCAAAGCTTAAAAAGCTGGTAAGAAAGACTAAGCTCTTATAGAGTAGTGTTAACCCCGTCCTAATAAAATGGCTAACGACTATATAGGGAATATCCTAAAGGGATAAAGATATAGTCTTACAATGTAATAAATTACGTTTACATTTGTAAACTTATCGGCAACTTAATGACTTCTATAAGCAACGTATTTTGCCAGAGTTTGAGTCTGGTTATTATAAGTCTTTAATTAAAGATCCTAAGACAACTACAATGAATGGTATGAAGATTAGAGACTCTAATTTAATTTTCCGTACTAGTTCACAAGGTAGTTCTATGGAAGGTCTAAAAATTGATCGGCTTGCATTGGATATAATATTTGTTCTGGTTAACAGTAATGTTAATTGAAAAATATCCCCTAAACGGGCTTACCGTAATAAGGTGGTAAGAGAAGCTAAACCTTATTTACGAAATAAGGCAGGCTAATCCCGTACCAAGTTAAAACAGGTCTAACGACTATATAGGGAATATCCTAGTAGGATAAAGATATAGTCTGTTTTATAATTAAAATTATATATTAAATTGGAATATGATCGCTTAAATCCTCTAGCTGAGCAGTCAGCAATCAGTCTATGCAGTCCTCACCTTATAAGATTGTAAGTAGATGGTCAACGCCTAAATATGTGGGCGCTAAACTTAGTAATAAGTTTTGAATAAACTTTGTTAAACGGGTATAGCCAAATAACTGAAGTAAATAGGCTAGTAAGAAAGGCTAAGTCCAGAAGTGGATAGAGTTGATCAACCGTGCTAAATAGAAAAGCCTAACGATTAGGTGTTTACTTACTATATTAGAATATGGTATAAAAATAATAGAAAGTGAGTAAACATATGCCTAGAAAAATAACAGATAAGATATTTAAGCAACGAGTATATGATCAAGTAGGTAATGAATATATAGCTTTAACTCCCTATGTTAAGGGGTATGAAAAAGTTAAGTTTAAGCATACTAAGTGTAACAACACTTTTTGGATGACTCCTAATCATTTTTTAGGGGATCATAGACGATGCTCCTATTGTAATCATGGTAATGCAAAGTCACCGGAGGAATTTGCAAAAGAATTTTGTAAGGTTGCAGGAAAACATTACATTCAGCTAACTGCTTATCATCGTTCACATGAAAAAATTGAAGTCATTCATGTTGATTGTGGACATAAATATTGGGTTGACCCTGATTCTTTTGTAAGTGGGGGTAGGAGATGCCCTAAGTGCTATGGAAATAATAGAAAGACAATTGAGCAGTTTAGAGAAGAGGTTAATTTATTAACTCATGGTGAATACGTTTGTATTTCCGAAAGCTATGTAAATAATAGAACAAATGTTGAGATTAAACATTTAGTATGTGGCAATAAGTACAAGGTTACACCCCATGATTTTATAGAGGGGAATAGATGTCCTTATTGCAAGCAATCAAAAGGGGAGAAGTTAGTTCAGAAAATTCTGGATAAACATAAGATACCTTATGAAATACAAAAGCGCTTCGAGTGGTGCAGGCGTGAAAATGGTAGCTATTTACCTTTTGACTTTTATCTACCTAACTATAGCTTATGTATTGAGTACGATGGTATTCAGCATTTTAAGAGTGTTAAATACTTTGGGGGACGGAAGAAGTTGCTAAGTCAACAAAATAGAGATAATTTCAAAAACAGGTGTTGCTTGAATAAAGAAATATCAGTTATTAGAGTTCCTTATAATCTATCTCCAGATTTTGTAGAAGTTAAATTAATGTCTGTAATAAATTCTAGGCAAAAAGCAAAGGATCGTATAGCTAAAATTATACGATTATGATATAATCTAATCTATTTAGAAATAAATAGTTAATATAATTGACAGTACAAAATTATGGGATACATCGTCTGTTTTTACAATCAGACCAGAGACGTTGGGTACACACTTGCCCACATTGCGGTTTTGAACAGGTTTTAGACTATGAGAAGAATGTTAAGCAGGTTAATAAAGATGGTATAGATACAGACGCTAGGGTTGTACAGCCGGGTACTTTTCAGTTTGTTTGTCAGAAATGCGGAAAATTGCTTGATCGGTGGTATGATGCCAAGTGGGTTGTAACTCGCCCCGGTTCGGGACGTAGACATGGTTATGCAATTTCGCAAATGGATAGATTATGTGTCCCCTTTAATAGTGATATTAATTGAAATAAACTTACTAAACGGGTAAAGCTAAATAATAATTACAATAAAGAATAGGCTAGTAAGAAAGACTAAGTCCTAGTAATTAAGGATATAGTTGACCAACCGTACTAAATCTGATCTATAATAGATAGAGAAGTAAAAGTCTAACGACTAAACTTCTAATATTAATTTATTAGATAAGAGTGATATTTTATTATGGGTAGACTAAAGACTAATGAAGAATTTTTAAATGATTTGAATAATAAATACGGTAATGAATATATACCTTTGTCTCCCTATATAAGGAATAATATAAAAATCCCCTTTTTACATTATGATTGTTGTACTATTGAGTATCATACTCCTAGAAGAATTTTACAGGGTCATGGATGTAAAAAGTGTGGGAATATAAGTAGTGGATGTCAAAGAGAGAAGTCTAATAATAATTTTTTAGAGGAATTAAAATTATTAGGGTTAGACGACTTTAAGTTTAATGAGTCTTATCGTGGTAGAACTAAAAAGATTAGTTGTACACATCTTAAATGTGGTTTCACTTGGAAAGTATCTCCAGCAAGCATACTTCTTAATCGAGGATGTCCTAAATGTAGTTTAAATAGGATTAAGTCTTATAATTCATTATCATTTAATGAAGTTATGCGTAGACTACCCAATAACATAAAGCTACTTGATCATTATCAAGTTGGAAATTTAAATAAGCACTATCATTTATTATGTACAACTTGTGGGTATGGTAGTAATTATGAATGGTGTCCTAACTTATTAGATGTAGTCGATAAGGGGTCAGGATGTCCTAATTGTTATTTAAATCATCGAAAGTCTAAAGGAGAATCTATAATTCTTACTATACTGAGGGATTTAGGTTTTATCGAGGGTAAGGATTTTATTTATGGATATGTATTATCAAATAGGTTACATTTAGACTTTTATTTTCCTAAAGGCAAAATAGCTATTGAATATGATGGTATTCAGCATTATGAACCTAGGGATAAGTTCGGAGGACTACCTGCTTTTAGAAAACAAGTAATTAGAGATAATAATAAAAATGATATTGTTAGAGAATTAGGAATTGATTTACTACGTATATCATATAAATACAATACCTATAATAAAATATATGGTGTATTAAAACCATTTATCATGTAATGTAAGTTAGCTATTAACTAGCTAAAGAGATAGTCTTATGTATAATTAAAGTTATACAAATAAAATAATTGGCAGTATGGATCACGGCGGACAAACTGAAGGAAGAGGAGATGAGAGCGCCTTCCAAGCAGTTCTTCTATAATTACTCGCTTGGAATGCCTTATGAAGATAAAGGTGCAACCTTTAGAGATGAAGATATTTTAACTCATATTGATAGTAGTTATAATAAGCCAGATGATAGAAGTAATTACAAGTACGTATCTATCGGTGTTGATTGGGGTAGATGTTTGCCCCTTTTTATAGGAATATAAAATAAAAGAACTGTGTTAAACGGGTAAAGCTAAATAACTGAATTGAATAGGCTAGTAAGAAAGACTAAGTCCAGAAGTGGATAGAGTTGACCAACCGTTCTAAAATAAATGACTAACGATTAAATAGGAGATGATACTAATGTCTAAGTTAACTAATTTGGACTTTATTGAACGTAGCAAGAAAATGGGAGTATTTGACGAATATATCTTTTTAGACAAATATGTTAACAATAAAACTCCAATTAGAGCTATTCATAAAGTTTGTGGTAATGAGGTTAGTATTATCCCCCGAGAGTGGTTTAGAGGAAAGAACAGGTGTAGGAAATGCACTATTAATAAAAAGTGGAGAAAACCTGAAATATCTATTGAGAATGAAAAAGCTAAGATCAATAGTTGTTTGGGCAACAACTATAAGTTAATAGATGTGAGTTTTTTAACAAAGCATGGTAAAGGATCATATTATGCTAAGATATTAAATTTATCTACGAAAGAATATAAAACTGTTAGGGCGGATCATATTACTTCGGATAAACGCTACTTGTCATCCACACACATTAAATCAGTTGGAGAGCTTAGAATTAAATCATACTTAGAGAGATGTGGTATTGACTATGTATCACCTAAGACTTTTGAAGGTCTTAAAGATAAGCAGAAGTTACATTATGACTTTTACTTACCTAATAATAGAGTATTGATAGAATATCAAGGCGAACAACACTTTAATGCCGACAAACAAATAAGTTGTAATCCTCATGCTTATGAATTACAGGTTAAGCATGATGAAATGAAAAGATCCTATGCTAAAAATAATAACTATACATTATATGAAATACCATATACGATTTATAGTTATTCTGAAATATACAGATACATGAATAAATTACTTAATTAAACACACAGTGCCCAATAAGAGGGCAAAGATATAATCTATGCCCAGCAGAAATGCTGAGGTTAAGTTAAAGGAACACGTACATTCAATTGTTACTTTAGGTATGAGAGGTAATGGTCAAATTGACCTTATGGATCTTACTCAAATTCCTAGATCAACTGGTGTAGAACATATTGAAGAAGACCTAAATCTAGTCATGAGAAAGATAAATCAATATCAGCCTGATATTATTTGTCCCGATTTAGGATTCTCTGGTAATTATGTGCAGAAAATGATGGCTTATTATGGTATTCAGCGTGTATATGGGGTTGTTGTTAGATCAGCGAAGACTAACGGTGACTTTTAATGCGCATTTTAATGATACTGATTCTACTGTTACTCTGGATAAGCTTACTCAAAATGTTATTCTTATGGGTAACATTAAACGGGGTGATATCCATTTCTGGTCTGGTTCCCAGAACGATCCAGAAGTTAGAAAGCTTATTATTCATGGTAAAAATGTTGTTATTCGTACTGATGAAAAAGAAAATCAGCAGACACATTTAATTGAGTATAGTAAGGTTATTTTACGTAAGGGTCCAGATCATTACTTCCAGTCGATGGTATATGCTATGGCTGGGCTTGATAAGTTAATGAAAGAGGACGCAATGAAGCGTAGAAAGTCTACACAGATTGATTATCTTGATAATGACATCTTTACTCCAGAACAGACGGATATACAACGAGAATATGAAATTAAGAACGAAACGGAGTTCTAATTAAGTAAAAGACCTCTACTAGCTTTTATACTAGTAGAGGTCTTTTCAGCTATATTAAAGGCAGAATTGTAGGTGCTATAATGTATATTTTAAATAAAGGGGTGAAGATTATATGAGTTTTTTAGATCGCTGGTTTGGCTCTGAGAATGCTGATGATTACATTGATCTTGAACAGTTGAATAAGCAAGAAATTGCCAAAAGCTTTAGAGCTGGTAGATCAGACCAGCGGGTTGATAATGCTTATATTCAAATTGGTGCAGATAGTCATAATCGCCAAAACCCCCAGCGAGAAAAGATTAACCAAGATTATTATTTAAGAAAGAAAGATCAACTAAGAGCTTATGCAGATGACCTATTAGTTCAAGCAATTATTAGAACTAGAACTAACCAGATCTTAAACTTTGCTACTCCTGCCCGTTTATCTAGTGACGATAATGGGTTTAGAGTTGTTAAAAAGGGTAAGCAACTTAGTGATATGACAACACATGAAAAAAATGTTGCTAAGAAGTTAGAGGACTTTATTTTCTATACTGGTAAGGACCAATTAGACTGGCGTGATGATTTCCCAACTTTCTTGGCTAAGATTATTTATGACTTTTATGTGTTTGACCAAGTTAATATTGAACGGGTTTATGAAAGTAAAAGATCTAATAAATTAAACCATTTTAACCATGTAGACGCTTCTACTGTTCTAATTGATAAATACCCGACTAGTATTGATAAGCCTAAATCCTTTGTACAGGTAGTTAATAGTAATGCTAGTGATAAAGATAGAATTTATTTTAATAGTAAAGAGCTAGTATTTTCTACTTATTGGAGCCAAGATAAGCCTTATTCTGGTGGGTATGGTTTTTCGCCTGTTGAAGCAGGTATGGAACATATTCAGTACCATATTAATGTTGAGCAGTTTAATGCTCGTTTCTTTAGCCAAGGTGGTATGACTCGTGGTCTGTTGCTTTTAGATCCAGGGTGATGGTTCTGGTACTTCTCAGTCTAACTTAGACGCATTAAGACGTAATTTAACTCCAGCACAAGGAATCAACGGTTCGTGGAAAATTCCAATTATTCAAGCACATGATGCAAAGTACGTCAACATGACACAATCCTCTAAGGATATGGAATTTATTAATTTCCTTAATTATCTTAATAATATTATTTGTGCTGATTTTAATATCCAACCCGATGAGATTAACTTTCCTAATCGAGGAGGAGCTAATGGTAAGACTGGTGGTAGTACCTTAAATGAGGGTAATACTACTAGAACTAAAATAGACGCTTCTCGTAATAATGGGTTAGAACCTGTTATGAAGTACATTGAACGTCTAATGACTGATAAGATTTTACGATACGTTGACTCTGATTATATGTTTGTCTTTAGTCCAAGCGATCAAGGTAAAGAGAAACAACTACAAGATGAGTTAGCATTAAAGCTAAAAAATGGGATGACGATTTCAGAGGCGAGAGCGCTTATGCATTTACCTAAGCTTGACTTACCAGATATTCCGGGTAACTCGGACAACCTTCTGCAATTCTATGCTGTACAATCAAAATTAACAGATCCTAATGGTAATATGAGTCAACAAAAAGAAAGCTTAACTAGTCCTACTAAAGATGTTCCTAGTGCTATTAAAGAAAACACTAGCAATACTGATAATGATAATGGTAGTTTAGATGATAAATCTTAAAATGGGGTGTTATATTGCGATGGACCACGAAAACATTTATTAAAGAATTAAATAAGCGTTATCCTAATAAATTTATCGTGTTAGGTAAATATAATAGTATTCATACAAAAATAAGAGTTAGATGTTGTAAATGTCAGTACGAGTATGATGCTGAACCTAATTCAATATTAAATCGTGGAATTAATTGTCCTAATTGTTCAAATATAGCTATCCACAAAAAGCAACGCTGGACTACGAGTTACTTTAAGAAAAAAGTAAAAGAGTTAGCAGGAGATTCTTATGTTGTGATAGGGTCTTATGTAGATAGTCAAACAAAAATTGATATGAAGCATTTAACCTGTGGTCATGTCTTTAGCATAAAACCTAATGCTTTTATTCAAGGTCATAGATGTTTATATTGTTTTATGAATAAAAAGAAAACAACTAAACAATTCAAGCAAGAAATAAATGATCTTGTTGGAGATGACTTTAACTTAATAGGTGAATATGATGGATGTATGAATTACGTTAAATTGAAGCATAATAAATGTGGTAATATTTTTAGTATAACCCCTAATAATTTTTTAGGAGGTTCTCGTTGTCCGTATTGTACTAAACTTGGTTGTTCTAATGGAGAGCAATTAATTAAATATTATTTAGACGATAGAGGTATTAATTATAAATACGGTTACTTAATTCCAGACTTAGCAAATACGCGAAATCTTCATTTTGATTTTTGGTTGGCTGATTTAAATATTGCTATAGAGTATGACGGTATCCAACATTTTAAACCTATTGAATATTTTGGGGGAGTAGATGCATTCCATAGTCAACAAATACGAGATAGATTAAAAGATAACTATTGTAAAAATAATAATATTAAATTAATTCGTATTCCATATACTATGGATACTAAGAATAAAGTTAGAGATATTTTGTCTAAGAATATTCAAGATAAGATGAATCCAGAGGCTAATGTAGAGCAACAACACCAAAATGATTACAAGCCGGGACACGAACAATCATTAGATAAGAAACCAGAGGCTAAAGAAGATTCTAATAAGCAAGATCTTAAGAGTCCAGAGGAGACTAATGTAGGTAATACAGATTAGCTAGTTTCCTATATTATTAAACAGAAAAGTTTATGTATTCTAAGTAGACGGGTGGTGAGATCTAAAGTTGAAAAAGAATTTTGATGTATTCTTACCAATTGATAAAGTAGAGAAGTCTGGTGAAGGTGACGAAGCTACTTATACAATTTCTGGGATGGCCTCCACATCAGATAAAGACCTACAAGGGGAGACGATAGACCCGCAAGGTATAAATGCTGACTATCTACTAAGCGATGGTTGGGTTGATTTTGAGCATGATCGTGATCAAGTAATTGGAGTACCAACAGAAAATACATACGTAGACTCTAAAGGTTTGTTCCTTGAGGCTAAGCTTTTCAAGAATATGCCACAGGTACAAGATATTATTAAGCTTTACCATAATATTAAAGATAATCATATTGATCGACAACTTGGCTTTTCGATTGAGGGTAATGTTTTAGAACGGGACGCTAGTGATGATTCTATTATTAGACAAGTTCAAATTACTGGTGTAGCGGTAACTAAGAACCCAGCTAATACTCATGCTACTTGGGAATTGGTTTCAAAGTCTATTTTTGGTTTAGATAATGAGGAACCTGTTGAAGAGGCAGATACTACAGATTCTAAGCCTATGTTAAGTATGACTGTAAAATTAGATAAGACAAATAAAGCTCTAACTGCTGGTCATGGAATTACTCCTAGTACCCAGAATGATGGTGGAGCCTTTAGAACAGAAGCTCTTTCTGGTCAATTGGTTAGTTTAGCTGAAAATATGAAGCAGGCTCGTAAGATTGGGTTAAGACCAGTTGCTAATTCAGTAGCTGATATTTTAGCTCATAAGGACTCTGGGGACGATGTAATGATTTTATTCTTACAATTGTTCGAAGGTCTTTCTTATAATGATTCACAAGCTGTGGTTCATGCAATTAATACTAATAACCTAACTACTAGTCGATTGGAAAGAATTTTAAGTGGTGCAGATGGTGTCACTGATGATTAAGGAGGATTAATTTTGCCTGATAAATTAAAGAATGCTATGGACGCTATTGATAAAGCTCGTAAGTCATTAGTGTCTACAGAAGACACAGTAGAAAAGTCTGCTGAAGTTGAAAAGACTGATCCAGATGTAAAAGCACAGGAAGAAGCAACTAAGTCTACTGAGGAAGCTGAAAAGAACGTTAACCAAGCTACTATTTCAGATGATAATGAAAAAGTAACTAAGGACGTTGACGATGATGATGTAGAAGAATCTGCTGATAAAAAGGATAAGTCAACTAAGTCTGTTGATGAAGCTGAAAAATCAGAAGACGAACCTGCTGTAGAAAAGAATACAGACGCTAAGACTGAAGAAGCTAAGGCTAAGCAACATAAAGAATTAACTAATGTTGATGATCCCAAGGGTCATGAAGAAGCTTCTAAGTCATTTGATACTAATGCAGTAATTGACGCTTTAACTAAGTCTGTTGATACTATGGCTGAAATGCAAAAGTCTTACAAGGAATTAGCAGAAGCTTCTATGGAAATTGCTAAGTCATTCTTGGCTAAGCAAGCACCTATTGAAGATCAAGCTGAAAAGTCAGTAGAAAAGTCTCAAGATAAAAAGTGTGGAGACGATGATGATGTAGAAGAATCTGCTGATAAAAAGTGTAAGACAGCTAAGTCTGATGATGACCAAGAACCAGATACAGATGATGAAGCTAAAGACGACAAGGAAGACAAAGCTAAGAAGTCTGTAGAAGATCCTGCTGATAATGCTGATGAAGCTGAAAAATCAGTGGAGGAACCAGCAGAAGAAGATAAGGCTGAAAAGTCAATCCCTACTGGTAAGGCAGTTGCTACGGGTGCAGAAGAAGCTAAGGACGATACAGTTGCTAAGTCTGTAGAAACTCAAGAAGACGGTGTTACTAAGGAAGCCTTAGAAAACGTAATCGCCAAGTCATTGCTTGGTTTTGATGGTGTACAAAGCGGTGTTAACTTGGAACGCAAGCACGCCTTAAAGAGTCTCTTAGCTGATACTCGAGAACTTAAAGGTACTACAGTTCCCGATAGTTTTATTGAAAGATATAACGAAATTTAGTTTTTAATTAAAAAACCATACTTATGTCTATATTAGATATAGACAACGAATGGTAAAATGGAAAGGATGAAAATTTTGCCAGAATTACTAAAAGAAAAGACTGTAGTAAAGTCTGTTTTTAAACAAGATCAAGAAGACAAGTTAAACAAGTCTTTAAATAATGATAAGGCAGACCGGGTTGTTAAAGCCTTTACTGCTGGTACTGGTATTACGCCAGAAACACAACCAGATGGTGCCGCTTACCGTATGGAAGCATTAGATCCTACTCTTAACATCTCTACTTATGGAGACGAAGATTACACAATCTACAAGGATCTTGCTAAGGTACCTGTTAACCAAACTGTTCAAAAGTATACTGTTTACTACTCACATGGTCGTACAGGACACCAAATGTTCCAACCAGAAATTGCCAAGCTTCGTTCTAACGAACCTCATGCACGGCAAAAGACTGTTAACGTTAAGTTCCTTGTAGACACTAAGGGTAGTTCATTTGCAATGCAATGGGCTAATACAACTGTTGATACCAACATCTTGTTGGAAATCTCAGCTATTAACAACATTGCTAAGGCTATTGAATATGCTACTTTCTATGGTGACTCAGACTTGGCTCAACAAGACGGTGAAGGTCTTGAATTTGACGGTCTTGAAAAGCTTATGGACGAACACAACAAGATTGATATGCGTGGTTCTTCCCTTACACCACAAGCACTTAACTTAGCCGCTGTTAAGATTGCTCAAGGTTATGGTACACCAACTGATGCTTATATGCCGGTAGGTATTAAGGCTGATTTCGTTAACGAACACCTTGGTGCACAACGTATCTTACAACCTAACTCAGCTGGTGCTGGTATGCAAGTTGGTCTTGATATTCAACGGTTCATTTCAGCTCGTGGTAATATTGCTCTTCATGGTTCAACTATTATGGACCTTGATAAGAAGCTTGATATGGACGGTGCTGTAGACCAAGACGCTCCAGTAGCTCCAACTGTTAAGGCAGAAGTTGTTACTGGTGACAATGGTATGTTTATGGCAGACGACAAGAAGGACAAAGATGATAAGGTTGTTCTTAACAAGTCTGTTGGTGTTGACTTAACATACCGTGTAGTCGCCGTAGGTCAACAAGACTCATTACCATCTGATGAAGTTAAGGTTAAAGTTACGAACACTACTGATACTGTTAAGATTACTGCAACTCTTAACCGGATGGTTGCTAACATTCCTGATTATGTTGCAATTTACCGTAAGTCAGATGTTCCGGGCGATGACCAATTCTGGCTTGTAGGTCGTGTAGCTATCTCTAAGATGGCTGGTGATGGTACTATTGTATTCGAAGATAACAACGAAACTATTCCGGGTACTGGTGACGTATTCATTATTGAAAACCGTCCAACTACATTACGTTATCTCGAATTTGCACCAATCACTAAATTCCCGCTCGCAATTACCACTACTGCTACTAACGTTGCATATTTGTGGTTTGGGAGTTTAGCATTAATCTTCCCTAAGCGGGTAGCGCTACTCCACAACACATTATATAACTCAACAGCTAAGTCAATTCCTTCCAGTGTAATTGATTAGCTTATAAAATAATTTATGTAAGAGTAAGATTAATTTCTTACTCTTATTTTTTTTTTAGTTTTTTATAATTTTGTCATGACTACTTCTACTAATTGTGCTATAATCATAAATGAAGGAGTTGATATTAATGACTAGAAGAAAAACTAATGAAGAATTTGTTAAACAGGTTAAAGAATTAGTAGGTGATGATTATACTTTTCTTGAACCTTATAAGAACAATAGAACTAAGTTATTAGTACGTCATAATGTTTGTGGTAATGTGTATAGAGTTGTTCCTGATAGCTTTTTAAAGGGTCGTAGATGTCCTAAGTGTCGTAGGAAAGAAGTAACAAATAAGAGGCGTATGTCTAATGATGAGTTTATAAAACGTGTTAATGATTTAGTTGGTGATGAATACTCTGTATTAGAACCTTATGTTAATTCTCAAACACCTATTTTGATTAAACATAATGTTTGTGGTCATGTATTACAAATGAAACCAAACTCCTTTTTAAATGGTAGTCGTTGTAAATATTGTGCACATAATGTAAGATTAACTACGGACGAGTTTAAAGATAGGATTAGTGGAATATATGGAAATGACTATACTGTTTTAGGCGATTATGTTAATTCCCATACGCCTATATTAGTTAGACACAACATTTGTCACCATACTTATACAGTTAGACCTATGAATATAATGAGAGGTCAGAGATGTCCTTATTGCTTTAAGACTCCTAAAAAGACTACTAAGGAATTTCAAATAGAATTGAATGAAATATATGGAAGAGGAGTTTATACAGTAGTCAGTCCTTATCGTGGGGCAAAAAAGAAAATAATGCTCAAACATAAGTGTGGCTATGTTTGGGGAACAAAGCCTAATTGGATGCTATCAAAAAGAGGTGGTTGTCCTATGTGCAATACCCCGCATGGAGAACTTATAATTAATAATATTTTAAAAGACAGTGCTATATCTTATGAGCATCCTAAGAAGTTTAGTGACTTATTAGGCGTTGGCGGTTTTCCTTTGCATTATGACTTTTATATAGACGATCAGAGGGTATTAATTGAATATCAAGGATTACAACACTATGAGCCTATTGATCATTTTGGTGGAAAAGAACAATTTAAGAAACAGCAGTATCATGATAAGTTAAAGCGCAAGTATGCAAAAGCTAACGGTTATAATTTAATTGAAATACCATATTCTTGTGATACTTACAATGATATAAAGAAGTGCTTAATTGAAGGTGGTTTAAAACTATGACAAAAATAGACCAAGAACAGATTGGATTTAAGAAAGTTAATTCCCTAGACTTACATGGATTAATGGTTGACTATCATTATTTACACCGAGTAGTAGCTTGTAAGTATGCTTATGGAATGTACTACCAAAATCAATTAGTAGGAATGGTTACCTATACTCATGTACGTAAGTCTTTAGCTTCTTCAATCTCGCCTTTAGCTAATAAAGATAATACTTTAGAATTATCTCGATTATACATAAAAGACGAAGTAAGCCAAAACTTAAAGAATATTACTTCTAAGTTTGTTTCATGGACTTTAAGACAATTAAAGCAAGAACAAGATGGTAATTGGTTTATTATCTCCTTTGCTGATCAAGGTATGCACCATACAGGAGCAATTTACCAAGCTACTAACTTCTTATACTGTGGAACAACAGATTCTGGTATCTTTTGTTATAATGGACCAGATAAGAAAGGTGGTAAATGGGTTAAAGGACATCACTACCGTTTCTTTATCCTACGTTCAATTAAGTATCGTTACATTATGTTCTTAGGTTCTAAGACGTTTAAGAAACAAGCCCGTAAGACCCTTAAATTTGAGATTGAACCTTATCCTAAACAAGATAGCATTCACTACTCAGTAGGTGATACAGAAGAACGTTTAATCCGTGATCGTCAAGAAAATAAGGTTTATACAGAAACTGAATTACTTAAAGCTTTTCCTAACTATGATTGGAATGGAGATAATGGAGAAGTAGTTAAACCTATTAAGCCTAAGGTTGTTAAAAAGGTTAATCAACACTTTGCCCCAGTCTATGCTATCAGCACTAAAACTAATCAAGTCTTTCAGTTTGAGTCTATTCGCTCCTGTGCAGAAACTCTAAATGTAGGTGAACGTAATATTAAGCACTGCTTAGCTGATAAGAAAGGTTCTCTTGGTGGTTTTGTCTTTTGCAGACCAGATGATTACACCTCAGAGCTTGCTAAGGAATTAGTAGAAAACGCTAAGAAGAGTCCTAAGTATAATCATGATTTCATCGTTGATGGTAACTGGGTAGAGGGAATGACTAAAGTTCGAGAGATTGTAGGAGCTAGTCGTTCTTCTATTCATAGGGCAATTGATGTTAACCGTAGAGAGGTTAAAGGACACACAATTGATATTCCTAAGCCTAAGGATATTGTTAATCATTATAAGTCTGTTTATCAACCTTTAGTTACATATTTAATTAGTTAAAATAGATGACTGTTAATTCAGTCTTTTTTATTTAATCTTTTTGTATAAAAGTAGTTGAAAATTCAACTAAAAGTGTTATACTTATAATTGAAATAAGGAAAGGAAGTTATTAAGATGAGAATGATTAAGACTTCAACGGCTGGTTATATTTCGGTAATTCAATTTGTAATGGGTGCTTGGTTTGGGTATTCAATGCTAATGGCAATTATCTCTGGAGTGCTTACGTGGTTTGTGCTCAATTGTTTTGGCGTTGATATTGAGCTTGATAATTCATCAACTGAACAGGATAATGTAGACACTGAAAATAATAAAGAAACTGCTAAGACACGAGAAGAATTAAAAAACAAGTAGAAGATCAGTTTAATAGTAGAAATAGCTATGCTAGAAAATAGGAAAGAGTTGTTAAATAAGATTGATTAGCTTTCTTATGGTAGTGTTAATTTTGTTAAGAGGTTGTTAAGTATGGAAAAGAAGTATGAAGATTACTTTAATTTCATTAAGACTATGCTAATTCTTAACTCTAATGAAGAAGAATCTACTTTTTCATTGGATGTTAAAATGAAAATGATTAGAGAGCAAACTAGAGTGTTGCTTGAGCGAGAGTTAACTGACTATGCTAACGAAATGACTGAACAGCATAACAAGTACGTTGAAAAGTTGAGGGCTAAATTATCATGAAAATTTTTCGTTTAGGTATACAAAAGAAATGGCACATAGTTGATCCAGAAGACCATAATCATTCTTTATGTCGTGAAAATTATAATGCTAATCCAGAAGTAGAAGATGTGCGTGAATATAAAGATGAAAAGCTTTGTAATATTTGTATGTCTCGGGCTTATAAACGTGGGTTTATTGGAGTTTATCCAAAGGTTTATTTAGATCGGGTTAATGTTCATAAATATCATACTTATGACGCTGATACTATTACTCGTCTTTATAATCCAGAAAAGAATTATAAGGAAACTCTTTATCCAGACCGTAATTCTAAGATTGCTGATCCCGAAGGTTATTTAGCAGACCAATTCTTTGGATTTTTGATTGAAGAGCTAAAGGGTCGTGAAACGGGTCTTTGGACTTTTAGAGAGTTGCAGGAAGACTTACTTTCTAAAGATAAACATACTAAAAAGCAAAAAAATTTCTGGGTTGATAATTTCCTAACGCAAAATAAAGTTAGAACAGACTTACTTTATCGGATTTATCCTATTAGTAATTATGTAAAGCATCAGTTAGTAGAAAGCGATAAACCCCGTCATGTTGAATTATTAGCTTTAAGACCAGATTATAAAGAAGACGTTGAGCCTGTTGAAGATTTTGTTGGTTATTATATTGGAGAGGGTAAGACTAATGACTTACCAACTTCTTTAATTGATCCTTTTGCTATTGTAGACGGTAAATTATAATGAATATAATTTCAGTATTTGTCTTAGACTTCTCTAATGAACATATCATGTTGTTTCATTGCTCTAATTCTATTCGAGAGTTCCAAGACTTTGAACAACAAGTAGTTAATACTCTAACAGATGAAGAATTAAGCTTAGGCGGTTCTCATGTTATTGGTAATGGTCATATTGAGACCCCAGATGATTTAAAGGAATATGATCCGTTCTTTATTCCTTATAAGTCTGTATACACAATTAAAGAATATCAAAGCTATGCTGAATTAGCTGTTAAACAACAAAGACTGTTCAGATGAGTAGTCTTTTTATATTAAGACTAGGTAAACCTTTAACAGAAAGGCAGGTTAAAATTTTGTCTAAGGAAGATATAAGAAACTATTTTCAAATACAAAAACAACCCGGAGCAATCCAGACTTATAATGGTAATCCAGATTATGCTCTAGGTAGTGATTATGAAGGATGTAACCCTAGATTCTTTAGGTATTAATATTGACTTAATTAAAAATGAACTTATGGGTATGGAAAGAGACTTAGTAGATCCTGTTACTAATGAGCCTTATCCAGACAGTTTTTATAAGATGATTTTAAATCGGGTGGTTGCACAGGCTGAAAAGATTTTTGACGTGGCAATTGTTCCTCGTCTACAGGTAGACCGTTTGGACTATCACCGTTCAGACTTTAATGCTTTTGCCTATCTACATACAACAATGAGACCTATTTTAAGTGTTAAGGACTTATTACTCTATTATAATAATCAAGATATTATGCACATTCCAGACGAGTGGATTAAGGTAACTAATCGTACAGGTCAATTACAAGTATCTCCGTCTGTATTAATGCAAGGACTTAATACTACTATTAACCCTACTGTTTATCCTTTAATTAATTCTCCTTATGGAATGACTCCTAGTCCTTTTACTCAAATGGAGTTTGCTCCTCAAATGTTAGGAGTAACTTATGTAGCTGGTATGATGCCACATACTGGTAAAGACGGGGTTAATTATGATTGGATGATTCAACCGGATATGCTTTCGTATATTGCTAAGTTAGGTGCTGTAGAAATTTTGGAGAAATGGTCACGGAACATAGTAGGAGCGGGTATAGCGTCATACAGTGTTTCAGTGGACGGTATATCTACTAGTCTTAACACTACAGCTTCTGCTGAAAACTCAGCCGCTACTGCCGAAGTAGATCAGATGGTTCGAGATATGAAACCTATAGAACAGCGCTTGCTTTCCTACTATGGCAACCCTGAGATAGGCTGGTTTTCATAACTAAAATGTGTTATATTGTATTTTTAATTTCATTATTGACAATTACGACTATCATGCTATTATAGTATTTGTGGGTTCATTAATTAATTTCGATTTTGGCTTAACATATTTACACCTATATACTACTTTTGTGTTTTTAAGGCACCTATTAATTTAGGTGTCTTTTTTGTGTTTTAAATTCAACCTATATTAAAGAGGATAAATAGAAAGTAGGTGAAATTATAATGGCTGATAATCCTTTGCATGAAAAAGTAGAGTCTGCTAATCCGTTTTACCCAGCTAAGAATAATATGAATCCTCTTGATATTGATAGGGTAGTTCAGTTAATTCAGCAACACGCAGTTAATGTTGTTTGGGAGCAGGCTTATCATTGTCCTTGTTTAGACGAACAGACAGGTCAACCTCAGCCTAATTGTCCTGTTTGTCATGGTCAAGGTTGGATTTATTTACATCCAAGAACAATTGATATGGCAATTCAGGGTGATGAAAAGAACTTTAGCTTAAATCCTACTGGTATGGATAATTTAGGTACTAGCAAAGCAACTCCACAAGTTACTGTAAATGGAATTGAGCAGGGGATTAAGCCGGGTGATAGAATTACAGTTACTGGGTGGACAACTAATGACTCTTATACATTTAATGTGACTAATGAACGTTTACAAGATGGCCTATTTTTACCATTTGATGTAGCCTCTATTAACGAAGCTTATTATATTGAAAATGGAGAATTAAAATCTATTAACGATATTGCTGATTCATTAGTAGTTAATGAAGGCAACCAATTAGAGATTAAGGACGAAAGTTTATTAGGTAGAGTTATTACTTTATCTTTAGAGGTTGTTAAACGCTTTTATGTTGTTTCTATGATTAAAGAATTACGTTATCAACAATATTACAAGCTTAATCAAAAACTATGGGCTTTAGGTAATGGTACCCGTGCAGTTAATGAAGATGAGGCTGTTATTAATGAAGATGACCAATTAGGTAATGAATATGTTAATCCTAATGATATGAGTAGTATTGTTCCTAAGAATATTAAACAGGCTCAGTTACGCTCTTATCCTCAAGTAGTAAATCGTGACGGGGCACAAATTGTAATTGGTAAGCACCAGATTTTTAGGATGCCTCCTACATTACTAATTAGAAGAGAAAATCTTTACTTCTCTAATGTTAACTTGGCAACCTCAGACGGTAAGAATCAGTCTGTAATTAAGAACCCAACATTGAATGAGTTTGACGACTTCCTAGGGGGCTAAGTAATGGCTCAAATATCAGATTTAATTAGTAATGAGTCTATTAGAGGTCTCCATGAGTTCTTTAACAGACAGGTAGATGAGAAACAGATCACTGAATCGTATACTAAGGGTTTAGCTAATGAATTAAAAAAGACCTTTGGTAATCTTGCAGTTAGGGATAATGGATCTAGTGTATCTGTTGCCTATCGAATTTTGAATGACGCTAATAATGAGAATGTTGGCTTTTATGACTTAAAGCAGGCGTTTGCTCGTTCGCCTAAGGCTAAGCCTACTAAAGATGGGGGTTGGTATATTAGAATACCAATTTCAAATCGTGCAACAGAATATCGTCAAGCTTTTGGTCGTAGACTATGGGACACAATTAGTCATACTGAGTTTGGTACTACTTCTAGTGCAGATGAGAATATAGCTAGATTTCAAAAGATTTTATCTAATGCTGGAGGAGTTAATAGTAGTCCAATTGCTTACCAGTGGAAGTCTACTAGCGTTACTCGTGAACGGTTTGGTAGTTCAGCTACAAGAGGACAGTATATATCATTCCGTACTGTTTCTGATAAGTCAGATCCTAGCTCTTGGATTATCAATAAATCGGGTATGAATGCAAAAATTAATCAAGAAACAGAAAATGAACAACAAGCACAAGAGGTCGCTAAAGTTGTACAGCAGGCAATTAGACAAATCATAGATAGATACAATAAGGCAGGTGAGATTAGTTAATGAGTATTGAATTAGTAGATCAGCATATAGTCGATGAGGTTAATTCCCTCTTAAAAGGTATACTTGCCAATCCCTATATTATAAAACAGGAAATACTTAGCCAACTTCCCGACAAAATTGTAGATAACTTTATTAATACATACGGAATTGGAAAGAGTAATCATGGGGTTGAAATTCCTCTTTATTTTGCTTTTCCTCAAACTCCTCCTAAAACAGCTTTCTTATTAGCACAGTTTAAGGGGTCACAGGAAGATGAGGATAATGCAGTATTAGGTAATTATCAAGGGGAATTAACTTCTAATGATAGTGGTAAGCTAACACATGAGAAGTTACCCGTAATAGTTGATGGTAAGCAGGCTTATTTACAGCCTAGTCAACCCATTAAAGATGTTTATTCTCTTCCACAAACTAATGTGTATGAGGTAAAGGATAATAAGGTCTATATTCCTTATTTACCTATCTATAATAAAGATTCTAAATTTGATCTGTTCTATATAATTAAGGAAGAAAATACAGGTCAGTCTTATCCAATAGGTATAAATACCATAGAAGCTGTAACAATAGATTTTATCTCCAATAATACAAATACTATTCGTTGTCTTTCTGGAATATTTGTTTATATTGAAACCTATTTGCGAAAGTCATTAGAGGATAATGGCGCTGTCTTTTTACCTAGTATTGAGTTAAATGGTATGGATATGGTTCAAGACGTAAGTACAGCAGAGAATAGTCTTGGTGGTCAACAATTGTACTATCGCCGACTAACTGTAAACTATCATGTAACCCAAACGATTAAACAGAATATGAATCAAACATTAGATAAGATTATTTTAGGTGGTGAATAGATTGGTGAAGAAAGATCAGAAGTTAACCCTTTATTCTCTAAACGAGTTTCTTACTACGGTTAAGGGAATGGCTAAGTATCGAAAATTAACTGATATACAGCTTGCTGGATTTAGTAACTTAATGCGTTCTAAGGATATGCTTTTTGTATACGATCCACACGTATATCTTGAAGAATTAGACCATTATATTAATGGTTAATATTGTTAAGTAGAAAGGAACGGGATAAAATGGCACTAATTCCTTCATCTGATACTATGAAGCGAATCTATCCAAAGTTTTATAATTCACGTCCTCACGTAGAAACGAGTTATGATGACTCAGCCTTAACTAATCAATCTTCCGATTCAGAAAAGAATATCTTTTTGCTAGGTTCAGCAACAGAAGGTAATCCTAATAATGTTTATGAAATTAAGTCATCTGCCAGCGCTCGTAAGATCTTTGGTTCTGGTGACTTAGTAAAGGCAATGGAATTGATTTGGAATCCAACGGGTGACTACTACCAAAATGGTGGTAAGGTTTATGCTATGCGGGTTGAAAATGCTACGCAAGCTTCACTAGAAGAAGGTCCTATCACTATTACTTCTAAAGTTTTTGGTGCTAGTGCTAATAAGATTGGGGTTTCATTTACTCGGGACGCTTTATCACAGGGTTATAATTTACGGGTAGAATATGAACCACAAATGTACGCTAAGAATTACACTAACATCGGTAATATCTTTGCTATTTACCACGGTGGTCGTCAAGCTACAGCTAAGTACTATGGTTACAAGGTTGTAGGTAATGTTGCTCGTGCTAATAAGTTTATCTTAGCTATGGGTGATGATTCTAAGAATATGCAAGTAGTTCGTGAATTAGACCTTACTAAGGTTTCGTTTGACGAAGTACAAAAGCTTCTGTCCGCTATTAACGCAACACCGGGATTTCAATCTACAGTTTTGAAGACTTGCGCTCGCATCAGCACTGCAGACTTAGACTTAACTCCGGGTGACGACTATGTAATGATTGGTACAGAAGATGAACCAACTACTGTTACTAGTGTTTACGGTGACTTGAAGTTATCTACTCGAATGGACCCTTACATTTCAGTAAGCATTAATTCATTAGGTGCGCCTACGGGCGTTCAGGCTACTCCTACTGCTGATGGTGCTACTATTACTGCTACTCCAGTTAAGAAAGATATTCAAATTTTTGCTAATGAATACCTTTCTGGTGGAGACGATGGTCAAGTACCTATTTCATGGGCTGATAAGTTTAAGAATGTTCATGGTAAGAATGTTTACTACATTGTTCCATTAACAGCCGAAGAAAATGTTCATGCTGAATTAGCTGAATTCCTTAGTGAAGAAAATATCTTAGGTTATAACTATATGTCATTTGTTGGTGGGGGTTATAACGAAGACTTTAACTATGCAATTAACCGTCAATTAGGCTTGCAATCAAACCGTGTAGCTTTAGTTGCTAACTCTGGTATCTATACTAACTTGTCGGGTAATGAAGTTCATATTCCTGCTTACTTAATGGCCGCTTATGTTGCTGGTATTGCTTCTAGTCTACCTATTGGTACTCCAGTTACTCATAAGCACCTTAACTTAGTAAGTTTGGATCAAAACTTCGATGGGGACGAACTTGATCAATTAGACGCTAATGGTGTTATTGCAATTGAAAACCAAGTACGTAGAAATACGTCTGGTGGATTTACTATTGTAGAAGATGTAACTACTTACAACTCTACTAACGAACCTACCAAGAATGTTGTTTCATTACAAGAAATTACAGACTTCTTATTTGACGACTTGCGTTACTACCTTGAAGACAACTTCATCGGTATGCCAGTACATCAAATTACAAGTGGTTTGATTAATACCTTTATTGAAGCATTCTTGAAGCAACGGGTTTCTGATGGTATGTTAGCTAGTTATGACGGTACATCAATTCAAACTGTAATTAATGGTAACCAAGCCTATGTATCATTCTCCTGCGCTCCATCACGTGGGTTACGAACTATCTATGTTGCTGGTACTTATACTAACTTTGTATCAAGTGCTGGTGGTAATGGTGGTTCTAACTCTGATTATGATGGGATTGAAGGTAATGGAATTAATCCAGACACGGAGACCGTGGCTGGGATCGAAGCCAACTCAAGAGTCCAGACTCACTATGCAGATTAGCAGACTACAATAAAACAATTAATTAAATTAGAACCCTGTATCATTAACTTGATATAGGGTTTTTCATATATTAAGAATAGTTGAAAGCGAGGATATAAAATGGCTAAAACAAAAGAGGAAATCTTAGCTGAAATGAAAAAAGCGCAAGCACAGCAACGAGAAGTTCGAGAACATACAGGAAGGGCACCTCGTGGTGGGGAGGCTCAACCTGTAGAAGAAAAACAGTCTAAAGAAGAAAAGAAACAACAATCAGTCTCTGATGACGTTAGAATTAAGCAATTAGAAGAGAAGGTTCAAGCCTTAAAACGAGATAAGGCAGATTTAAGAGACCAAGTAGAAAACAAAGAACAGGTAAGTAATTACCAAAAGGAACAAGAAGCTTTATCTTCCATTGTTCAAAATAATGATGATTACCATTTTGTTAAGAAGTATACAGTTTCTACTGCTAAAGGACAAAAACGTGAATTTGTAGTTAAAATGCACGCCCCTAGTGTAATGGAACAAGCTGAAATTCAACAGGAGTTTGTTGACCTCACTTCTGGTCGAGGTGCTGGTTTCTTAGCTGGTTTACAAGATTTGTATTTGGCGATTGGTTACTTCCGTGTGGTTGGAGATAATGTACCTAATTGGTTTACTGATGTAGATAAGACTTATCGGGTAGACATCCTATTAGACGTATTTCGTGACTATGAGGAATGGTTAGACTTTTTTCTGCAAGACCAGCTCCAGTAGAAAAGATATAAAAGAACACCCAGATTGGAATATTAACCTATCTCCTGCTTTAAATCGTCTTGGTGGTATTCAAACTTTAGTTCGTTCTACCTCTGGTCGTAATATGTGGGCTATTATGAAGTTTTTTAAAGTGCTTCCTAATGATCCATTATTAAAGTCACTTACTTTTGCTCAACGGGAGTTTATTATTGCGTCTATGAATGAGGACGTAAAAGAGGCGGAGCGCCAAGCTAAAGGTGAGAAAGAAGTTTCTCATGTTGAAGATAAGAGCTTTGAAAAGAAGTTCTACTCTAACGAAAATGTTGAGCTTCTCGAACAGGGAGATAACTTAGACGATATTTATAAGCAGACACTTAAGCTTAAGGCTAAAGAGGACGCTCGACAGGGTGTTAGCGAGAACTATGATGAGGTTCTTGACTTTAAGATTAAGCAGGCTATTGAAGAACACGAATTGAAGCAACGGAATGCAGAAGCACAAGTTGACGAAAACTGGAAGAAATTAATTGAAAAGTCTAATAATTATGAATTTGATGATGAGTAGGTGAAGTAATGTCAGTGTCACGATATACAGTAAAACTTGATATTGGCGATGGTCGTTTTAAATCTCTTGCTAGTCAGTTAAACAGATTAAATAAAGAAATTGATCGGGTCTATCAACGAGGTCAAGATAATAACAATACTGTAAGTGACAAAGACTTAACTAACTTACAAAGTCATTTATCTGGTCTTGTACAGGCAATTGATGATAAAAAGCAACGGACTAATGAACAATTAGATCAAGCAAGGATTGTTAATGATACAGACCAGATTGCTAAATTTTTAGACGAATTAAAAGAGTTGACAGACGCTGGTAAGGAGTCTAATCAACTCTTTTCTTCTTATAAATTTAATCAAGTAAACAATTATCGAGTTAATTCTTCAAGAGCATTTAGAACTAATGACTTCGATAAACTTAATTCTGATTTTCAACATGATTTAACTGATTTAAAAGATAATATTGGTAAGTTAAGTAATCGTAGTAAGATTTTAGAAAGACGTTGGGATCGTGGCGTTTTTAATGGTGCGGTTACTTATGAACGGTGGCAAAAGTATCAAGACCAAAATCAAACCCAAGCCAACGAGTATGATAATTATAATAATCAATATCAAGAATTAAAAAAGCAGTATGAAGACCAGTTACAACAATTAACTAAGGAACGAAATGTTTTAAATAATCAGATTGAGTCTGGTAAAGGTAGTCAAGATGATATTACTAAACGATCTGCATTAGACGAACAGATCATAAAAATGCGAAAGGTAGATCAGACTTTAAGTGATTTAGCTAATACACTCAACAATACTGGAAGTCGGATTAATCTCTCTAATGCTAAGCTACATGATAAACAGACTGTAGATACTGTTGTTTTACCCGCTAAGGATTCACTAGAAGGTTTTCTTAGTACTCATAAGCGAATTCTTACTCGCTCTGCTATTGTAGGTGCAGTTGGTAATACTATACGTGCTTATAATACAGGAAATAGTCTTATTTTAAATAATTTTGATAATATTAAGTCAACTGTTTATGCTTCTGGTTTAGGAGAAAATAAGGTAGAAAATACTTTAGCAGACGCTGGATTTAGTATGGGCTATGGTTTAGATGAGATGAGTAATTATCTTAATAATTATACGTCCGCTACTGGTAATGCTAATTTAAGTCGAAATCAAATTAAAGACGTAACAAGGTCTTGGGCTGGATTGTCTCGATATTCTGGTGCTAATGATTCTACCACTCAAAACTTGGAATACGTAAGTGCTATGACCTCATTAGCTGGTACTAAAGAATTTAGTAGCTTAGCGAATGCAATTCAAAATGAGATTACTAATTCTGGTATGAATGCAAAGGCTAATGAGCAACAACAAGCCCTAGCTAATATGTATCAAACAGCTTTTAATGTTTCTGGTAGTACTTTATCAACTAGAGATCAAAAAGAAATTGCTGGTTTTCAAGGGGTTATGGCTCAAACCGGTAAGTCTGAATTACAAGGACAACAGGGGGCGCAAGCCTATGCTGGTTTAGTCTCAGCCTTTCAGCCTAGTAACATAGCCTCTCTTAGGTTATTTACTGGCAATGATCCAGCTTATCAAACAAGAGAAGGTCATGCTCAAGCTATTTTTGATATGCAGGACGCTTCTAAACATCCATACAAATATAAGACTGCTATTGATAACCTTTTAAGAAATGCTAAGACACAAGCTCGTACTAAAAACGGTGATGTTACAATTGCTTCTGCTAATCTTTATAAATTATCAAAAGAGAGCGGTGGTAATCTTTCACCTCAACAAGCTAAAGACTTAGTAGAGCTTTATAAGCATAAGAAGTTTACTAAGAAGAATGTTGATAAGATTGTTAAGGGTAGTGGCAAAGGAAATAAAGATAAATATGATAAAACTGGTGCTAAGACCATTCAGCAACAGCAAAAGGCTATTCAAGAAAGTGAAGTTAAAGCTTCCCATGCTTTAAATCATTTCACCCATAAGCTTAATTGGATAAATAAGACTTTTTGGATTAGTAATATTATGTCTGGAGTAGGAACGTCTATAGGTGTTTCTATGTTAGGTGATCTAGGAGTAGGTCTTATTTATGGAGGTTATGCTAAGAGTGGTTATCAAAAGATAGCAGGTAGTCTTAAGAATCGAGGACTTAAAGGTACTTTATCTGCTATTAAAGGTAAGGGTAGTAGCCTAAAAGATTCCTTAATTTCGATTATAAGCAACGCTAAGAGCGATAAGTCTAGTTCCAGTGTATCTGGTACTAAAATGATTAAAAGAGCTAAATCGGGGCTTAAAATTAATCCTACGACACTTGTAAAATCTGGATCTAAAGTTCCTGCTAGAAAGATAGGTAAAGCCGGTGCTTTAATTGGTGTTGGTATGGGTGCTTATGCTTTATATGATAGTTATAAGAATGATAATAAAGCTCATGCTTCTACAGTTAACCCTAAAGAAGATAATTCTCGTTCTAAGAATAAGAAACAGTCTAATAAGAAAGCTTCTAGTATGACTGTTAGTAAGTTAGCTAAGCAGGTTCAGAACAAATATAAGCGACTTCATAAGTCAGAGTGGCGTTTAATTGATTATCTTAATACTTATTGGGATATTTTCTTGCGTAAAGCTAAAGAATCTGGTAGTAGCTCTAGCTCTAGTGATGATGTTGGTAGTGACTCAGGAGGAGATTCTGCTAAGTCCCCAGAAGAGTGGAAGGATGATATTAAAAAAGCCGCCAAAGCTATGGGACAGAATGTATCAGACGAACAAGTCAATATGATTGTTTCCATGATTAAGGCTGAGTCTGGAGGAGATCCTACTGTTACTCAGCAGATTAGTGATATTAATTCGGCTAATGGTCATCCAGCTCAAGGTCTTTTACAATACGTCCCTTCAACTTTTGAACATTATGCAGTTAAGGGTCATACAAATATTAAATCTGGTTATGATCAATTACTTGCTCTATTTAATGACTCTAACTGGGCTAGAGATATTCATTATGGTGGTGGATGGGGTCCTACTGGTAACCCTATTAAGACTAATGCTACTGGCGGTATTCGTTATCACGCTACAGGTAACACATATAGTACACGGGTAGCTCAGACTCCTACTAATCAATTCAATATGAATTTACAGCATCCATTAGAATTGCAAACACTTTTTAAGCAGAATATTAGGAAGTCTCAAAACTATATTAAAGTTCAGAGAAATCGTGGAAAAGTTAATGTTAATGTAAACGTTAATCGGAGTAATATTCTTAAGGTTCAGCAGGTTGTAGACCAAACAATTAATGAGGAATTTAACTTTTGGTTGCAGTCTAAGAAGGCTGAACAGTATGCAAGCTTTTATAGTAATGAAGTTGGGTAGGTGATTGAGTGAGCAAGCAAGAAGATACAAATATTAAGGTTACGGCTGATGTTGACCCCGCCAAAGCGAGTCTTCGAGAAATTGAGGATCTAGTTAGTTCTACCCAACAGAAGATTAATCGGGTATTTAGTACTGTACAAGATAATAACGGTCAGATTAGTAATAAGCAGTTAGCTGGGGTTCAAAATGGCTTTGGTCGTTTAGACGAAGTTAAATCCGCTTTAGATAATGCTCTTAACCAAGCTAAGGCAACTCAAAATGGTTCTAAGCTAGAAGAAAGCATTAATACTTTAGCTCCTAAGTTAGATCTAGTTGTTAGTAGTTTAAGAGAGTTAAGATCTGGTAATAATAGTACTAAGCTTGATTCTATCTTTAATGCTCGTACAACTACTTCTCGTGCTTTTAGAGATGATAGTGCTACTATTCGTGGTGAACAGGGAGACTTTAGTCAACAAAATTTACATTATGAGAGTTTAGCTAGAGAAAGCCGATCTGATATTCATAATTTAGCTAGTTCGCTTAAACGTGAAATGGGTAACTTAGACGTTGGTAGGAAGTCTGGTTATATTTCATATAATCGTTATCACCAGTACAAAGCCTCGTCTCAGTCTATTCAAAGCCGTTTGCAAGAACAACGAGATCGGTTTAATTCTCCTACTGGTGATATTGCTCGTTTTGCTAGTTATTATCAAAATTTACAAACTCAAGGCAAAAGAAGCTAATAATGTTGCTTCTGCACCGGGTGCAACTACTGAGCAGGTTCGTTATGCTAGAGCTTTAGACGAACAAGTTAAGCACCTAGAAAAGGTTAATGAGCGATTTAAGAAGCAGGAAGAAGAATTACGAACTGCCGAAAAGAATTCAGAGTCGTTTAATGATCGCCTTAATGATACTCAAGGGAGTAACTATTGGCGATGATCCTAATTCTTTTATGGGTCAGCTTAATAAGCGTAAATATACTATTTTACGTGGTGCTATCTGCCTCGGAGGCGCTTCTATTGCTAGTGCTTATGCTCAAGGAAATAGTTTAAGACTTTCTAGTTTTGACGATATTAAGTCTACTGCATATGCTAATGGCGGTAGAGATGGTGAAGTTCTTAATACCTTAGGCGACTATGGTTATAAATATGGTTATAATGGCGCAGAAATGGGTCAGTTTGCCAATGCTTATACTTCTACTACTGGTAATGTGGGGAGTACTAGAGATGTTGCTGGTGTTGCTCAGACGTGGGCTAGACAATCTCGTATCACAGGAGCTAATGCACAGAGTACTTTAGGGCTAGAACAGACTGTCGGTAATAGTGCTAATTTAAATTCTAGTCAGATGAGTAGTGTTGGTAATGCAATTACTAATTCTATTATTAATTCTGGTATGAGTGCTAAGGCAACTGAACAGCAACAAGGATTATCTATGTTAATCCAGAATGCAAGTAATCAGGGTCTTACTGCTCGTGATGAAAAGAACTTAGCGGGCTTCCAAGGTGCGATTGCTAGTGGCGGGGCACAATTCCAAGGTACACAAGGCGCTCAAAATACTATGCAGTTAGCTCAAGGATTAGGTAATGTTAATAACCCAATGATGAGACAGCTTTTTGCTCAGTCTAATCCTAGTCGCTATACAGGGGTAGAGGGTTCTGCTAATATGGTTTTTGATATGCAAGAGTTCCAGAAGAAACCATGGAAGATGAAAGGAATTCTCCAAAATGCTGAAAAAGATTTTGGTAGTCGCAAGGTTGCTTCCGCTAATCTATATCAGGCGACTGGTGTTCCGGCAGAGACTATTGAAAAGTGGATTCAATTAGCAGATTCTGGTAAGTTAGACAAGAAGCATATAGATAAGCTAGAAAAATCATCTAGTGCAAGTAAAGAAGGCGGGAAAGCAGATCAGGATTATGATAAGACGGGAGCTTCACAACTTCAAAAGTATAATTCTGCATTAGCTGATTCTGCTATGAAAGCTAGTCAAGCTTTAGACGGTTTACGTGGTATTATTGCTAAGGCTTATAAGGCTGGTGGTGGGTTATCTCCATTTGTTTCTGGTGTCGCTAGTGCATTTGGTGCTGGTGCTGGAAATCTTATGAGTATCTATGCTCTTGATAGGCTAAGAGGTAAAGGTGGTTCTGGAGGTGCTGGAGGGTCTGGTATCTTAGGGCGTATCTTTAAAGGTGGTAAATCACCTGTAGAAAAGGAAGCTGAAAAAGCAACTGCTAAAGCTGGAGAAGAAGCTGTTAAAATTGGTGCTAAATCAGTTTCCCGTTCTGGTATCAAAGCTACTGCTTCTGGTATTCTAAAGTCTAGTAAATTAAGAGGTTTAGTTCGTGGTGCTAAGGCTGGACTACCGGGTGTTGGTGATTTAGTCTTTGGCGGTTTAGACTTAGCCACCTCTGTTGCAACTACTAAGAAAGGTACTAAAGCTCGTAGAAAGGCTGTTGGTTCTAGCTTAGGCTCATCTGCTGGTAGTGTTGCTGGTGGGGTTGTTGGTGGACTGATAGGTTCAATTTTCCCCGGTGCTGGTACTGCGGTTGGTGCAGTTGCTGGTAGTGTAGCTGGTGGCTGGTTAGGTGATAAGTTTGGTGGTTTCCTTGGTGGTAAGATAGGTAAGTCTAAGGATAAAGCTATTAATAAAGCTAAAGGACAATCACTTAGAGACGCTCGTAAGACTGCAAGTAAGTATAATAAGTCTGGTGGCGTACTAAGAGGTATTCTAAAGAATGGTAAGCGATTCTTACCGGGGGTTGCTCTTGGTATTGCAGGCTTAGGCTTAATGGACGATTTCTTTGGAGGTAAAGCTAAAGCTTCCTCAAAGAAGGGCAGTGAGAAATCAGAAGCATGGCGTATTTTGCGTGGCTATGATAAAATGCTTGATCATGCTATGCGAGTAGTTCAATCTGCTAAGTCTATTAAGAACGGTGGAGATTCTAGTTCTAAGAGTGACGACTCAGATATATCTGGTACTTCCGGTGAGGGAGAAAAGGCTATTCGGAGCGTTGCAAAAGCTATTGGTAAGAAGCTTGGTGTTGATCCTAAACTAGTTTATGCACAATTGATGCACGAAACTAATGGCGGTACTCATATGGCTGGTAAAAACAACTATGGTGGTATTGTTTATGCTGGTCAGAAAGGTGCTAAAGCTGGGTCTCATCAGCCAGACGGTAGTGGTAATTATGCAGACTTTGATAGCCTAGACGACTTTGCTAATGCTTATGCTTCTACTCTTCAGAAGATGGGTATTAATAGTAGTATTAAGTCTGTTAATGACTGGGCTAATCAGCTTCATAGTAAGGGTTACTTTACTGATTCTCCTGCTAATTATGCTGGGGGAATGGAAAGATTTGCTAAGCAGTATGCTGTTGGTGGTATTCGTCAATACGCTTCTGGTAGTCCTTTAATCACAGATCATCCAACTACTAATAATGGTAGTGATGTTTATGGTGAGGCTGGGACAGAAGCTTATGTACCATTAAATGCTGGTCATTACTTTAGTGGGCTTTCTACTTTAGACGACTTAGCTGGTATCTTTGGTAAAAAGGTAGTTAATCCGGGAGTTTCTGAGTCAGGTGGAAAATCAACTACTATTAATCCAAGTTATAATATTAACCTTACGATTAATGGTGGTACTGATGATCCAGATACATTAGCCCAAACAGTGGCTAATAAAGTAAGAGAAATGCTAAGTCAATATGATAGTCAGCAAGCAATGAGTAACCAGCAAACATTCTTTGCTAATGAAACTTCTGGACTTCTAGTCTAAATGAAGTTATAATTTAGTTGAACATTTGTTAATACACACCCAAAAATCCTCTATGTTTCAGACGTACATAGGGGATTTTGATTTATATTAAAACTAAATAAAGGGGTGAAAATTTTGCCAAAAATAGATATTGGTGCTTATCGACAAGTAGCAAGTAAAAAGAAGAAACCTTTTCATGTAGACTCTAAGTCTGCTGGACAAGCACTAGATCATAAACAAATTAAATCACATATAGATGTAGGTGCTTATGGTGGAGTATCAGACGCTTATAAGAATAAAGGTCATAAGTCTGGTTCTTCTAAAGGCGGGGACGATAAAGATATTTCAAAGGCTGATGAAAACTATAAACAAATAATGCAGGAGTCTTTGAATTTAAGACAAACTCCTACCCCTCGTTATCCTACTCATATAGACCATAAGCCGGGTGATATAGCTAAATATGGTTCTATTTCAACGTCTGGTTATTTACAGGTAACGGTAGCAACTATTTCGGGTACTTATCCTTTAGTCCCCCGTTCTGTGTCTCATCAAATTCCAGATGATACACAAGATAAATTAATTGCTGATCTAATTTCAGTGCAAGTACAAAATGATATGCAAAATGATATTCCAACTTTGACTATGATTTTAGGCAATAGTCATGATTGGTCTTCCCTTTTTGCTGTTAATGATTTAATTCGGGTAGACTATATCTTACCAGACAAACAGTATCGTCAATTTGATAAGTGTATTTATACTGGTTTAGTTTCTAATTTAACTCGTAATGCTAATTACAATGGAGCGCAAGAAACTTATACGGTTGTAGGTCAAGGTATGGCTAAGATTATGAGTAATATTCAGTTGTCTACTTTTTCTGATTTACAGTCTAACCTTAATGGTTATCAACTGCTCCCAGACGATGAAAAGACGGGGATTGGTTTTAAGCAACATACGTCTGCTAATATTATTAAGCAGATTATTAATCGATTTGTTTTGCAAAACCAAGGTGGAGTAAATACCTATGATTACTTAAATGGTCAAGGTGGTCGAGATATTACTGATCGGGCTACTCCAGTTAAAGCAGGTGTAGTTAATGATTTTATGGGTCAACCAAAGAGCCAAGCTGATTATCAAGCTTATTTAGATTCTTTACCAGATAAGAATGGTAATACCGCCGATGGTTCAGACCAGAATTCAGATACAGACCAGAATGGGAAGAATAATGATCCAGAAACTAATAATCAAGTTAGTTGGTTAAATATCCCCATGCAGGTATCGGAAAATGGAGAATTACCTATTCAGAACTTAATTGAGTTTTATATCTACGAGAATTTAGACGAGTCCTACCCAGACGCAGGCCCAAGCAATCCATTCTTAAATTATAATGGTTCCATTCTCCAGTTTATTAAAGACGTTTCTGCTAAGCCTTTTAATGAAATGTATTGGACGCACGATCGTGGGTTAGCTACTTTTAATTACCGCCCTACACCGTTTGATCCCGAAAATTGGATGGGCTTGCCTGTTAATGAAATTGCTCCCGGTGATATTATGAGCGTTAATATTCAAAACAATGACCAAGAGCAGGCTTCGATCTTTAAGCTTACGCCTACACAAGGTATGGGGATAGATCAGTATGACGGAGGCTTTACAGGGAATATGGCACCATTAACTAATATGGAGCTTATTCACCGTTATGGTTATAAGTTAATGAATGTACAAGTTGATTACTTTAATGGTAATAAACAAGAGGATCCACTGTCACAAGTAACAGCAGGGACGACTAATGCAGACAGTGAAGCTATGAAAGGGTGGACTCAAGAAGAAGCTATGCTTCATGCTCCTTATTACACATCTGTAGTTGATGCTTTTTATTATACTAGTGGACGTAAGGCTAACGGAGAAGATATTTCTATTCCTAAAGAAGCTGGTGGATCTGCTCAGTATAATGCTGTAAATGAAGCGATTAAAGCTTCTGGTAATGCTTATGATTTTGCTCGTTCGGTTGCTGGGTTAGGAATTAGTCAAGAAGACGCTAATACACTATGGACAATGCGTAATCACTTTAATCGCACTAGCTACCTTAGTGTGATGATGCCTAATTACACTCCTACTAATACAGCTATTTCTAAGAATTCTAAGTATTTAAAGAGTTATGATCGGATGGCTAAAAACCCTGAAAAAGCGGCTGGTGAGTTGATTGACGAAATGGGTTATACAATTGGACCAGAACAGGCTTGGGAAATTGTACAGTCTGCTTTAGCTAATGGGGGTAAGCCTAGTGAGGCTGATTATGACCGGATTATGAATTCAGTTCCTTTTGACCAAGGACATGATGGTATTAATGGATCACCAGATAGTGGTCAGCAATCTGTACCTTTCTTATTCCTTAGATATACCCAGAAATTATTTGATTGGTACGCAGATAATGCTAAGTTCTATTCTGGCACGATTACTTTAGGATCGCTTTCTACACCAATGGTAGATTGGATTGGTGAGCGGGTAATGTTTTATGATGACCCTTCTGGTGTCTGGTGGGAATTTTATTGTGAAGGTGTGACTACTAGTTGGAGTTATGCTAATGGACTACAAGTTACATTGAATGTTACTCGTGGTGTTCCTTTAAGATCTGAAACAGATGACTTTTATCGTAGATTTACTGAACCATGGAGTTTTAAGGGTAAGTTTACTCGTTTCCTTGGTGGCTACTTTGGTGAGCAAAATCTTGCTACTGCTATTTCCAATGCAAGTAAAGATAGTGGAGGAGATAGTGGAGGAAAAGGTTCGGGAGACCTCATAGAAAAAGCTAAGGATATTATGAATAATGAAAACTGGAGCTATTCACAACCTATGCGTACAGATTTTCGCAAGAATGGTCATGCAGATTGTTCAAGCTTTGTTTGGTATGTATGTAATGCTTGTGGGTATGATGTAGGTTCATCTGCCTTTACAACTTATACAGAACCTAGTATTTTAGATGAAATTAGTGCTGATGATACTGGTTCAGGGTCTATTGTTGTTAATGATAATGGTGGTAATTCACACACTGCTTTTCTTGAAGAGAAGTGGAAGGGTGATGATACAGCAATTATTAATATGGGTGGTCGAGACAATCACGGTGGACCTAGTGGAGATGTTAATGAAGATACCTATGGAATGGCTTTTGCTAAAGGTGGGTCAATAAAATTTTATAAGCCAAAAAAGAAGTAAAGTTGGATTGATTTTTACTAAGAAATAGAGGAATTAGATTCTCTATTTCTTTTTTATTTTTGTATTTTTTGTACAAAAGTAGTTGAAAATTCAACTAAAAGTGTTATACTTAAAACATGAATTAGGGAAAGGAAGCATAACAATGAAGAAAGGTAGTACATCTGATTTAGTAGAAGATATTAATAAGAAATATGATCCAGAAACGATTAAGAAAACGTTGATTAAGTTTCAGCAATTGCAAGAATTGGGTTGGGAGATTATCATTGATCCTGTAGAGAATGAGGCTTATAGTATTAAATCTGATGATGAAACAAAAATTGTTTATCGTCCTTATGTATATGCGCCTGATCGACATGGTGAAGATTATATCTTGAACTTAGATACTTCTTTTGACTCATATTATAGTTATTTACAATGTTTAGTTGATACTGTTAAGGCTGTTTCTAAGTTAGATAATCATTATAATTGTCCTTATTGCTCTATGATTAATGGAGAAGGTAAAAAGATAGAAATTGATAAAGATTCTTATATGAGATATAAGACTGATGGTGATATTATAAGGTTGATCGTTTATCGGAGTGATACTATTGAACCCGAAGAGGTACAGGATATTGACTCTAGTTATTGTATGATTTGTGGGAGGAAATTATCATGAGTAATCAAAAACCAAAAGGTGTTGGGGACGTAAAGATTACCCAAAAAGACGTAGATAATTTTTTCAATTCTATCCACACGGACGCTTTAGTAGACAGTATTAAGATGTCTTATAAACCAACTTTTAAAGTTAAAATTATAGAAGAAGTTCCTAATTATGCTCCTACTTGGGAAGATATAGAAAAGGATAATATTACTCATCATTATACCTTAGAGGAAGAGGTTAATGAATTTATTAGGGATAAAGAGGTAATTAGTATCCAGTATTATTCTTATCCAAAGAAGAGTGTTTTGATTACTTATAAGGAGTATGATAATGAAAAAGCATGATCTTTATATGAAAATTGTATTTACTTTAATGGTTATATGTATTTTCGTTGGGTTTAGTATTATGCTCTTTTTTAAGAGTTTTGTAGGTATTTTTATTGAATTTTTAGCATTAGTTGTATTATGGATTGCAGTAATATGGGATTCTTAGGAGGGGCTATTAATGAAGAAGTTAACTAAATTACAACAGATTTGTCCTTATTGTCATTCATATGCAGAAGAGGAAAAATTAGATGTAAGCCCCAGTGGTGATTGCTGGTTAAGTATGTCTATGTGTGGGATGGTTGAGTATCATCTAAATGATATTACGATAGGAGCAAGTGAAAAATTTGGATTTTGTCCTATGTGTGGAAGGAGTTTGTCCGATGTTGAATAAATTAGAAAAAAAGTTAAAACAATTAGATCAACACTTGAGTTGTAAAGTTGTTACTAAAGATGAAGGTAAGTCTAAGTTAGTTGGTAATACTTTAATTATGTCTCAGCATAGTGCTGGTGACGTTTTAATTAAATACGATAGTAACGTGATTCTAAAGCTAACAGATGTTAATGAAACCCCCGCTATAAGGATTATGCTTGACTATGTTGATAAGGATAACGCAGAATTACTTTCAACATTAATTAAGTTGTGTAGTATTTATTTACCAGATAGTGAGGAGGATTAATGATACACAAGTACAGAAAGATAGTTCCAATTAAAGCTGAGCAATTTAAAGCTACTAATAAACAGATAAGTGATTATCATATTGGCTTAGAGCGAAGCCGGGGTCATCATCACCAAGTTAAGTCCTATTATTTACCTACTAAAGAGGGGGAAATGTTATTGCATATTGGTGATTATATTGCTACCGGTGTTGAGGATGAGCATTGGGCTGTTGCTAAAGATATATTTGAGAAAACATATGAAAGGGTGGAATAATGAAGTTTTTAGAGGGTTTAAGCTTTGGCTGGTGGTCCAGTGGGTTATTATTTTGGGTACTAGTCCTTATGATTGATTCACCGATTAGCTGTAGTTATAAAACTTTAGCAATTATACTTTTAACTCTTGAGGCTATAATCTTTTTTGTTGGTCTTGGAGTTTGGGTTTATCTTATGTGGAGGTCTAAGAAATGACTAAAGTTAAAGTAAAGAAAACACGCAAGTTTCATTCAGCAGAGGCTTGGATTGTAAAAGATTGTCAAGGCAATTATGTAACGTCTGTAGAGTTCTTATGAGATACGCCTAAGAATGTTAAGACTGCTTATTATAATAAGCCTGCGTTTGATATTCTTAAATTCGGACAAATTTGTGTGTTTAATAATTATTTAGAAGCTTGTGCAGTTGCTAATGAATGCGGTGGTAAGGTCTATGAATTAGGATTAATTAAAGTGAGGTAGGCTAAAATGGGTATAGAAGATTTTATTAATCATTTAAGAAGACTTGAAATAAGTGTATGTAGGTTAGATGGTACTCGCTATATTTTACATACTAAGTACACTAAAAGTGCTTTTTTAGTTATTAATTTAGATTCAGAAGAGCTTGTAGAAAGCTGTCATTGGAATAATTTAAGTCATATAGACTATGGATGCTTATTGTTAGTGATGAATGAGATAGAAGACTTTAGAAAGACACCTATTAATTTGCGTTCAAAATTAAAAGAGTATACTATCCAAGTATTAATTGGTAATTCTCAAGGTTATCTTAAATATTATTTACCAGATAGAGAATTTTCTATTGGTAGCAGTATTAAGTCAGACAATTATCAAATTGCTTTTACTAAAGATGAAATCGAAGGATTTAAAAAACGTAATGATATTGCTGTTGATTGGAATAAAGCAATAATTAAGGAGGTAGACGAAGATGATTAAATATAACAGGAAAGATCATATCTTAGAAGTTGATACTCCTACTAATAAGTTTGAATTAGATCAAGCCGATTTATCTTCTTTACGACAAGCTTTATCTGATTTACCTGCTCATAATTCAAGTGAATTAATTAATTTAAATTATTTGAAAGACTTATACAGTAATCATCAAAAGTATCTTACTTATTTAGCTTATAATATGGTCTATAATTTAATCTTAAAATACATCTATGAGGATTTTAATATATCTAAATGGTACATTCCCTATGATTACGAGGGTGTGGCATCTTTTTCAGGTAGTGAATTGATTCCCGGATATAAAGATACCATTTTATGGGGAGGTATTCCTGATAAGCTTATTTTGGAACAAGCTGAATTAGTTTTAAAAGACTTAGAATCTCATGGAATTAAGATTAAAAACTCTTATACCGAAGATGGTGAATTGATAGTATATGTAGACGAAAGTATTTTTAAGGATGGTAAATAATTATGTATGCACTTTATAATACAAAGACTGGTAATTATGTAAAATCAATTGGTACTTCTGCTTTTGATAATGCGAAGATTTATTCTGAAACGGCTATGCTGGCTGAAGTTCCTTTTCTTAGTAAAGATCTTTATACAGCAGACCAGTTAAAGAATTTTAACACCCTAGCTAATATGGCTGATAACACTTTAGGTAATAAGGCTGTATCAATTGAAGATTCACTTAATTGGGGGTTAAATAAGGTAAGTTCTCTGCTTTATTCTACTACCCGTGATATTTATAATAAGGATCTTATTAAAGGTGAAGATTTGGGGTCATTAACAGACACTTTTATTTCAATGATGTCTAGCTATCTTGATTTTGACGTTAATGCTTATCTAAAGGATAAAGCTACTTATTTAGCTACTTTTAATGGACCAATTAATGATGAATTGGCTAAGAAAGCACAAGAAGCTCAGAATGCTAAGAAACAAGCACAGGCTGAGAATGATCAGAAGCAAGCTGAGATTGACGCAAAGAATAAAGTAAAGGATTAAGGTAGGGTGTTAAACTATGAAATATGCTCTTTATAACAATAAGGAAAATAAGTTTGTTAAGCTTTTAGCTACTCGAATGCTAAGTCATGAAACTATTTATGAATTAACATCTGATGTGGAAGAAGTTAAAGAATTGACTGATAAGCCATATACAGAAGCAGAACTACATCATTTTGAAGAAGTAGCTGGAGTAGAAAAAGGGTCTTTTGAAAATTACAAATTAAGTATGCAAGATGAGGAGGCTTATACGGTATATAATGCAGGAGACAAAGCTTTGCAATCTATCCATGATTATTTGTGTATGTTAGATCCTCGTAATGTAGATGGTATTGCCGATTTTGTAGATCGGATTCAGTTGGCTATTTATAATGTGACTGACTTTGATATGGAAGAATATTTTGAAGATAAAGATTATTATTTAGATGATTTAAGAGGGGAGAATGACTGGGACAATGAAGATGATTAGCCTAGTAGTTGGGTTATTATGTATTATTCTTATCCTATCTGTTGCTTATCTTATTAAGAGAGTAAATAAGCTAATTGACTATGTTTTAGGTAAAGATGATTCACTTATCAATCTTAGTGTTCCTGATACGTCATATATTGAATTACCAGACTATCTTTTCGTGCTATCAGTTTTTAGTAAACCTATTAATGACCGTATAATTATTGGGGTCTATAGCAGTAGTGATAAGGCAAAAGAACGACTTAACTATTATAAAAAGTCATTTAGACATCCTGAAAATTATACAGATTATCGAATTGACCCTATTCCTAATAATTTAGAGGAGGATAAGTAGTGGAATATTTATTTGCTATCTTTTTGGGTGGGGTAATGTTTGGTGTAGGCTTATCTGGACTAGTTAAGTTTATTTTAGTTATATTTAATAATAAGAAAGGAAACTCTAAACCTAAGTCTGTTACTTATGATGATAAAACTCTTATTAAGAAGTCATATCCTCTTGTTAGTACTCATTATACCGCACAGGAGATCAAGGATAGAGTTCATGACAATCGAGATCAGCATAGACAAGACGTTGTGGACGTTTTCTTTAGTCAATTAAACTTTGCAATTAGTCATGACTATTTAGGATCATCTTATGTAATAAATGTTGACTTATACGAGAGAGCCAGTCTTCCTGATGTTTTCATTTCTTCTAAGGACTTAGAATTTTTGAGATTATATTTATCTATTTATTATGGATTTGATACAAAGATCGAAAAACAAAGTGGCTATCACGATGTTGATTATTTATTTTTAATAGTATCTTGGGAAGATCCTAAAGTACCCTTGATTGTTTTTAATAAAGGAGAAGATTAATGGTTATTAATGACTACAGTTTGATTATTGGTATCATTATTGGTATTTCTATTACTGTTATTATAGGCTTGATTGCTATAAATCGAGAACCTAAGGTTGAGTTGGAACCTCAAAAGGTTAAATTACCTGAGAAACAATCTTCTGATGATATAGCTTCAATAAAAAATGAGATAAGTAAGCTGTGGAACGCTCTTTCAGATATTGGTCAAAAAAGCGAAAAGTTCTTTGATAGCTATAGTGATAGATTAGTAAGTGTTGAACAGCATATAGGTACTGATTTAAAGAACGATGATCCTCGTAGACATCTGCGTGTTAATGGGTTTAATCGTCCAGTTGTTTTTGTTGTTAATTATACATATAATGACGGATATGGCCCTTTTAATTGTTCTGATGCTTTTGCTTATAAAGAAGACGCTTATGCTTTTGTTAGAAAGTTAAAAGAATCCTTAGGTAGTGTAAAAGATATATCAATTAGTCCTATGATTGTTTATCTTGATAAGGATAAAACACTAGATAATGTGGATTAATCTTTAGCAAAGGTTGACAACCATGGGTGTATGCTTTATACTAATAATGTTCCTTAATTCAGTAAGGAAATTGTTTCAAACTTTTATCTGAATTCTTTGTTTGTTTTTCTTTGGCAGGGTTTGTCCCTGTTTTTTTTTATCTTAGCTATTGTATTTTAATTAAAGTGTGATATACTATAATCATGGTTATGTTAATGAATTATTTAGTTTGACTGGCAGAGACTCGATAATTGTTATACATTACCTTCTTTATTAAGATTAGTCGATTAAAAGAGTGCTTATCCTGTTGGGTAGGCGCTCTTTTTATTTTGTATATTGTAGATCATACCTGATGAAGTTATAATTAACTTGTATAGGAGGTTTTAAAATGAGTAGAAGAAAAACAATAGAAGAATTTAAGCAGGAAGTTTACAATTTAGTAGGTAACGAGTATACAGTAAAGTCTAATACATACGTTAATGCTCATACTAAGTTGTTGATAATACATAATAAGTGTGGCTATGGGTGGAAGGTTACACCTCTTAGATTTAATCGTGGACAACGTTGTCCCATCTGCTCTAAAAAGCCTAAGGATAGTGCTGAGAGGTTAGCCTATGAGGTTTTAATAGATACAAATAATAATTGGTATTTAGATTATAATACTAAATCTGATATTTTTCTTACTAGTAGGGTTAATCTTATTAATTGGAAGACAGGAGAATCAGTGAATTTAACTTGGAACAAATTTAGGGTAGGAGGCATTAATGACTCATCTTTTAAATATTTAGTTAGTAGTATTAAGAATAATTCAGTAAAGAAACGAGTTCAGTTAACTAAATTAGCTATTAGTAAAATTACTCCACCCTTAGTATTTAAACATCATTTTGACTCGATTGTTAATGGTAATTATATGTTACTTAGTCCTTATCAAGGTTCAAATAAAAAGATTAAAGTGAAACATCTTGTCTGTGGAAATACTTATTGGGTAAGGCAGGATAAGTTTATTAATGAGGGCCAAAGATGTGCTTGGTGTGCTTCGCATCACAGCATTCAATCCTATAGTAAGAGACTTAGTGATGTTAGTAAGTCTCGATATATACTTATAAATAATAATGAGTTTAAGAATAGCAAGTCTTATGCTACTTATTTGTGTACTCGTTGTGGACGTAGGTTTAAGCAACGTGCTGATTTAATGTTGCAGGGGTATGGTTGCCCTTATTGTAATCAGTCTACTGGGGAGAGATTAGTTGATAGGGTCCTTTCACAGGTCTACCAATTAGAGGAGTCTCAAGATTTTTACTATGGTTATGTATTGCCTAATAAATTACATTTAGACTTCTATTTACCTTCATCTAACTTAGCTATTGAATATGATGGTAAACAACATTATGTACCTGTAGACTATTTTGGTGGAGAAGAAGGATTTAAAAAGATTCAAGATAGGGATAGAAAAAAAGATAAGTATTGTAAGGAGTGTGGTATCAAGCTAATTAGGATTCCCTATACTATTAATACCTATAGAGGGATAAAAGAGCTACTAGCCTCTTACCTGTGATGGGGTGTCTATTAAATTAGACACCTTTTTGTTTTGTTCTATATTAATTATTGACCACTAAGATATATCTTAAAATTTTACTTTTCTAATTAGAAAGGAGTTGTCGATAATTGGCAACTGTAGCAGGACAAACGGTAAACACGGGTAACCGAATTTATATTATGTGTAAGAACCATTTAATTGCACGTGCTCAAAGTTTGACAGCTAATAGAAGTTACGGTACCGAAGGGGTATACGAAATCGGATCCATTAACTAGCATAGTGGTGGTTAACAGTAATGTTAATTGAAAAATTCTACTAAACGGGTAAAGCTGAATAACTGAATTGAATAGGCTAGTAAGAAAGGCTACGTCCAGAGGTGGATAGAGCTAACCAACCGTTCTAAAACAAAAGACTAACGATTAAGTCCTTATTAGATTAAGATAAGGTAATGTAGAACCTCTTATAGAGAGGAAGATATAATCTAATCTTTTTAGAAATAAGTAGTTAATATAATGTATGCCAAGGGAACACGTATACCTCAAATATACGGGTTCTCTTACACTAGAAAGATTTCGTATGGTACGAGATAACCTTGCATCTAAACAAATGGATATAGCCCATCTGGGAGAAGACATCTTGCAAGCTGACGTTTTAACCATTTCTGTAATGGATAGCGTTACTAAAATGGTAGTCGAAGCGTTTTACGGATGCAGTGCTTCCACCTACAACACCAGTTATAGAGCCAATCAAATCGTATCTGAATCTATTGAGTTTCTTTACCTCAGCTCTTCGACTGGCTCACAGTCATAATTATTATATGGTGTATTGATAACTAAATAAATTAATTTAATAGCGTATATCATAATCTAATATCTAGGTAACGATATACGCTATTTTATATGCTTTATTTCTTTTGATAAAATATACTCTTGAATGATAAATTAATTGGGGTATAATTATATAAGAAAGAAGGAATAGTATTGAAAAAATTAACTTTTGAAGAATTTAATTATAGGGCACAGCGTATGCTAGGATCTAGTTATGTTTTTTACCCTCCATATAAGGATATGAAAACGCCTATTAAATATAAGCATTTAGTGTGTGGGACTACTGGAACTTTAATTCCTGATAATATTTTTAGAGGTAAAGCTAAATGTAAGTATTGTAGTATGAGGAGGAGATCTGGTAGACGTATGATAACAGACGATGAGTTTAGGAAGAGGCTACATAAAGTTCGCCCTAGCGATGATATTATTTTACTTGAGCCTATACATGGTATTTTTAAGAAAACCAAGGCAAAATGTCTCGTGTGTGGGTATGGTTCAAAAGGTGAATGGACTCCTCTTCCAGTTAACTTATTAAAGGGTAAAGGGTGTCCTAATTGTGCAGGTAATGCTCCTAAAACACCAGATAGTGTAATTAAAGAAGTTAGAGATTTAGGGAATGGTGAGTATGAATTATTAGGAACTAAGAGAACTAAAAAAGATGGTTTATGGTTACATTTACTCCATAAAGAGTGCGAAAATGATTATTGGGTTCGTGACTATAGTTTCATACATGGTTATCGTTGTAAATTTTGTGCTAACAAAGCAACAGGCGACAGATGTAGGCTATCCTTAGACGAAGTTAAGCAACGAATTACAAGGGTTGCTGATGGTCGTTATACATATGTAAGTGGTAATTATAAGAACAACCAAAGCCCTATCTATGTAAGGCACAACGTATGTGGTACTGTGTTTAAAACCACATGGGGGCAACTTAGTGCTAATAAGGGCTTGTGTCCTAATTGTGGGTCTTCTAATGGTGAACAGGCGATTATGAACTATTTAGTATCACACAGGGTTAGTTACTCTTATGGCTACTTAATTCCAGACTTAATAGATAAGAAAAATCTTCACTTTGACTTCTGGTTGCCTCAAGTCAATACTGCTATAGAATATGATGGTCAACAGCATTTTAAGCCTGTCGATTTGTTTGGAGGTAAAGAGCGCTATGAATTACAGAAGAAACACGATAGGATGAAAGATGATTACTGTAAGAAAAAAGGTATTAATTTAATTAGGATTAAGTATAATGAAAATATTAAAGATACTTTAAATTGTTATCTTTTACCTCTAGTAGATAAGCTTAGTGATGTTGATTTTAGAAAGGTAGAAAGTACAGAGCTTAATGAGTTAATGATTAAGTATCATTATTTACACCGTAAAGTGACTACTTCTTATTGTTATGGTTTATATTATCGAGGAAGTCTGGCAGGAATGGTAACATATACGAGACCTAGAATTAGCCTTGCTCAGTCAATCTCGCCTTTAGCTAATAAAGATAACACCCTAGAATTATCCCGATTATACATAAAAGACGAAGTAAGCCAAAACTTAAAGAATATTACTTCTAAGTTTGTCTCATGGACTTTAAGACAATTAAAGCAAGAGCAAGATGGCAACTGGTTTATTATCTCTTTTGCCGATCAAGGTATGCACCATACGGGAGCAATCTATCAAGCTACTAATTTCTTATACTGTGGGACTACTAAACATCGTGAATACTCTTGGAATGGATATGGTAAGCATGGCGGTGTATGGGAAAAAGGTCATTACTATAGGTATATGATAATTAGTCCTATCAAATATCGTTACATTATGTTCTTAGGATCAAAGACTTTTAAGAAACAAGCCCGTAAGACCCTTAAATTTGATATTGAACCTTATCCTAAACAAGATAGCGTTCACTATTCTGTAGGTGATACAGAGGAAAGACTAATTCGAGACCGAGAAACTGGTAAGATTTGGAAAGAGTCTGAGTTAGTTAAACATCTAAAGAAAGATTAAGGGGAATTAAGAAAGAGGTATAACAACGAAACTGTTGGAGAATATTCTTTCTTTTTATAATTAAGTATTGACAACCTGTCTATTCTATTGTATTATAATAGCTGTAAAGGAGTTGTTAAGTATGCGAAGAAAAACTGATAAAGAATTTAAACAAGAATTGCATGATTTAGTAGGTGATGAATATACAGCTTTAGATCATTATGAGAAAGGAACAATTAAGATTCATATTAAGCATAATAAATGTGGTCATGTGCTATATGTTTATCCTTTGGCTTTTTTACAGAGACCTCACTGCCCTTATTGTAGTGGTCGCCCACGTTACACCCCAGCAGAGTATAGGGAGTATGTAAAAGAAATGACTAATGACGAATACGAGGTTTTAGATGATTTTGTAAATAATAGGACACCAATTCGTTATAAGCATAAGAAATGTGGTACTGTATTTAAGACTCTTCCTAATACCTTTAGTGTTGGGTCTGCTCGCTGTCCTGTATGTGCTAATAAGATTCGTTCTAAGAAGCAATCCTTAACTACTGAGGAATTTAAGGAGCGAGTTCGTAACTTACCACATGGAGACGAATTCGAAGTTCTATCTGAATATAAAGGCTACCACCAACGTGTTACCTTTAAGCATAAGAAGTGTGATACTGTATGGATGACTACCCCAGCCAGTTTCTTTCTTAGTAAACATAAGTGTCCGGTATGTGCAATTAATTCAACTAGAAAGGTTAAGTAATCATGGAAGAAGTAATTAAAAACTATTTAGATAATGTAGATAAAGTAGAAGAAGGATTATCCCGAAAGAAGAAGCTGTTAAATAAGTTTGACAATATTTCAGATCTATTTAATTTCTTATATGTAGGTAATCTTACTAAGGACTTATCCTTCTATGATCCTAGCCATGACTCCTTAGTTTTAGACGATGGTTTGTTTAATGGTAATGAAAAGGCAATGAGAGAGGCTTTGGGGGCTGAATTTAAGAAAAGGTTAGAAAGTATCGGAATTAAGAATGTGGGGGTAGACACGGATGGCTGGAGATTAGGATTTAATATTCCGTCTCCTTACTCTAATGATATTGTAATTGAGTCTTTAATCCCCAACCATAATGTTAAGTTAAATTATTATGCAGACGTTAACTCTTTAAACCAGTTATCCAGAGTAGACGAAATTAATATTGACTTAGTTCTAAAGTACTTTAATCCAATGGCTAACTATGGACGTTTTAAATGGGATCTAAAAGGTATCATTGCTCAATCAGCGAATGGGCATGATAATGAGTTTTGGTATGATGATTTATTAACTGCTTTATCGACAGATCGTGACTATTTAATTCAATGCTTGACCTTATTTAGGGGTATGCAATATGATGATGACTCTATAGAATATCCTAATTACTTGTCTGAACGGTTAAAGAGTACTGTTGAAAGATTAGAGTCTATCCATGCTTATACCCAAAAGGGTTTAGCTAAAAAGATTAAAAAGGAACTTAAAAAGTCATACTTAGAACATCAAATTGATATTATGATTAAGCCTAAGTATTTCTACTACAATCGGAAATTTAACCAGTTTAAGCAAGATATTGACCACGCAGAAATATGGAGTAACACTATTGAACTTCGTAAGTCTACAGAAGATTATTACCGTGGTATCTTTACTGGGCTATTTAATAAGAAAGTTAATATTAACTGGTTTGTTAAAAATTATAATGACGATTATGTAAAATTTAAATAATATAATTCCCTCTTTCAGAACTACATTAAGAGTAGAATAAAAGCAATTCTGTTATACAATGTAGAATAATGAAAGGGGGATTTTTTGTGGGTCAAAAGATCAATATACCCTCACAAAATCAACCGTTTAGAAAGCAATCTTCTCTAGGTGGAGATGTTAGCTTTCGGAATTTAAACGGAACAAATGATAATTCATTTATTACTTTAGCTAAGGTAACAAAAGTTTATTATAAACAAGGTAAATTAGATTTTAAATTAACTAATACTGTTTCTATTGTACAAGAGCAGGGTGGAGACGGTTCTGGGTCTGCTCCAATTCCTGTTGACTTCTTTGGGCGTAAACCAGACGGTCAAGTTTTTGGTCATTACCGTCCAGTTAAAGTTGGAGACTTAATTGCAATCGCTTATATCAATGGTCACCGTTCTAACCCAATTGTAATTGGTGTTTATCCCGATTCTGCACCAGATTATGAATTGATTTCACCATCAATGTTTGAAACTGGTGATGATAATGACTCTGGGATTGCTGAGACTGGTTTAGCTGAACAAAAGGTTTATCCGTCTATGCAGACTAGTTATCGTTCTGGTTCGGGAACAATTGCAGAAGCTTTAAATGGTCATTCTTTCTTAATCTTAGATGATGAAACAGCTAATCAATATGACCAGCTTTGGACTGATTATGAGTCTGTTGGTTTCTTTAACCATAATGGAGAAACAACTAACCCATTAAAAGAAGAAGCTGGTAGCTGGTTATTAGTTCACGAGGATAATCCAGACGGTGATGGTGATGGTCACCGTACTCGTTTCTATGTTAATCCTAAAGGTGAAATTCAAATTGTCCTTATGGGTTCTGACTCAGAGGGTGATGTTTCTGTATTAGAAGGTTCTCGTAAAGACGGGTTTACTCTTAAGCATTATAACGATCTTTCATCAATTAAAGCTGGTGATAAGGGGCAAGATGTTTATAATCCAGACTTTGACGTTGCTAAGAAATACGTAGAGCTTAATATTGGTAAAGATCAGTCTATTCTTATGCAAGCTGTAGACCAAGGCTTTTCTGGTGGTAATACTAGTCTTACAGTTAAGCCAGATGGTGTTTACTTAAACGATAAGCCTTTAAATGCAAGCATTACAGACTCGGTAAGAGAACATAGTAAAGAAGTAGCAGACGCTATTTCTAAAGATTTAACCTCTACTAAAGAGTGGGAGGACTTTGATAAGCGGGTTACTCAAGCTGGTAAGGACGCTAAAGACGCTGGTGATAAAGCTAAGCAAGCTGGTGAAGATGCTAAGCAAGCTGGTATCAGCGCAGAAAAAGCAGGAGAAGACGCTAAGAAAACTGGTGAGGATATTAAGCGTCACGTTATTTACTATGCTTCTGCTTTCCCTCAAGGAGATCATTACATTCCGGGTAAGTATTTAGCAATTAATACTGAAACTTATATTGCTAATGGTATTATTAAGTCTGCGATGATTGAAGATGGGGCTATTGATAATGCTAAGATTGCTTATGAAGCTGTTGGTAGTTCACAGATTGAAGACTTGGCTGTTACTCGTGGTAAATTAGCATACATGGCTGTTGGAACTGCTCAAATTGAAGATCTTGCTGTATCTGATGAAAAAGTAGACCACCTTTCCTTTAATCATATGGAGGGGGAATTATTAGATGCCCATAAGATTAGAGTTCGTAATCTTTCGGGTGATAGTATTTCTGCTAAAACTCTTACTGCTGATAAATTAATTATTGGTGAATTAGGGGATATTACAGATAAGTTAGGAACCATTGCTGATGGTAAGATTATTGTTAAAGGTAATGGCAAAAATTCAGGGGTTTCATTAGAGGGACTAGACGCAGATAACCCCGATGTTTATACTCCAAGTAAGAAAGCTATTTTAGCTAATATTGTCAAGGCTATTAGGTCTAGTGCTTTGGCTAGTTTAGACTACGCTAAGCAAGTAGGTTTAAGTAATGATCCCGTAGCAATAGATTTACAGAATAAATATAACGCAATGGTTGACGGTTTAGCTCCTATCTTTAATGATATGACTGCTACTACTAACTTTGACCATAATACAGTTGAGAAATTAACATCTGATTGTAATAATGCAATTGATAAATTCCAAAACCTTGCCAATAGTCAATTAAATCGTAAGATTGGGCAAACCGCTGATAATAAGAATTCTGTTTATCAAGGCTATGAACAGCCTGCTAATCCACACATTAATGATATATGGTTCCAAGAGAATTCAGACGGAACTTATCAGATTAGAGTTTACGATGGCGGATCTTGGATTAGTCCCGGTATGCAGGATATTAAAGAAGTACAAGAGTCACTACAAAACCTACCCCGTTCTTATTATCAAGCTTCTGCACCTACTGGTAATATTTCAGCCGGCAGTACATGGTATAAGCTAGAAAGAGGATCAGATGGTAATTACACCTATACTCCTTATAAGTGGGAGAATAAGCAATGGGTTAAGATGCTATCTAGTGATCAAGTAGTAGCTTCTCGTGATATTCGAAGTTTGCAGGATGACTTAAAAGACGTTAATGGTAATCTTACTAAGTTAAATAATCAGGTAATATATGATAAAACAAATATTCAAGCAGACTATAATGGTAAAATAGAAGCTGTTAACAATGTTGTTAATAGTAATAAAGCAACTACTGATAAGGCATTAAGTGATAACCTTAGTACTGCTAAAGGATATGCAGATGATAGGGCTAATGGGGCTTTAGCTAGTGCTACTAAATATGTAGATACACAGCTTAAAATTAGTAAGGAAGGACTAGAGTCACAGATTTTAGGTACTGGTGGGGGAGTAAACCTTGCTCTAGCATCTGATAGTGATTGGTCTGTTCCAGCTTCTGGTGCTTATATTGGTGATTCTAATAAATGTATAGAGCTTTCTCGTTATGTATTGGATGGGGATAACTTTAGTAAAGGTGATACTATTACTTATTCAGTTCATCTAAGTTTTAGCGGTATTAAAGGTAATAACCCGACAATGACACTACAGTCTGTTCTTTCTAACAATGACTGGAGCCATGCTATTTATCCTAATTGTAATATTAATGCAATTACCCAAAACAGTAATTATGAAGTTACTCTTAAAGGAACAGCTACTCTAGATCCATTCCCTACAGCACTGGGTACTTATATCTTACAAATTAGATTTGACCATATTACTGCTGGTACAGTTAAATATTGTAAGGTTAAGATTGAAAAGGGTAGTGTTGCTACCCCTTATGTTGCTAGTGATACCAGCTATCGTTCTTTGATTAAAGCTACAGACAGTAAAATTGAAGGTGCTGTAATGAAAGGCACTGACTATGCGGGTATGGTCATTACTCCAGAACACGGTTTTACTGCTGTTGCTAATAACATGAACTTTACTCTTAATAAGACTGCTGGTTTTGTTATTAACAATAAGAGCGACAATATATTTAAGGTTGATCCTAGTGGTAACTTAACCATGAAAGGAAATCTTGTTGCTGGTAACATTTCGGGGGTAAACTTTACTGGACAAAGCCTTAACCTAGCTGGTTCATTGAACGTATCTGGATCTATTTTATCTAGTAGTGGTAATGTAGCTATTAGCTCTAATGGTATTACCATTAAAGATGGTGGATTAAAAATTGTTAATGATCAAGGTGAAACTACTACCATGATTAAAGACAATGGTACCTTTGTTACTAATAAAGGTTTCTTTAGTGGTTCTATTACTGGTAGTAATATTGTTCTAAATGGTAATGATGGTTCTAAAATCTCTGCTAGTGGTGGTGCTTTTAGTGTAGACGGTTTTGGTAATGTTACTGCAAACTCAATTAAAATTACTGGTAACCGTAAGGATGACGTATCTAATCAAGCTCTGATAAAGGGGGCTAGTATTACAGACGGTAATATTATTAAAGGTAATTTAATCGAGGGTAATAATATTATTGGTAACCGGATTCAATCATCTGAATTTATGACTTCTACTCGTGAGTACTCTAATGGATCCTACTATCCAATTTCTGGGTCTATCTATACGCCATCATTTCTTATTGAAGATTCTGGTAATATTAGTGTACATACTGTCTTTCCTCAAGCCTTTTCTACCATTGCTCGAATTGGATCTAATAAAGGGGTTGACGGTCCCTATGTAAACATTACCCATGAAGCATTTGACCGTAGTACTTTGTCTGGATCTTTCGGGTATGGTAAAGGCTATGAATATCCAGTTCCATATTTATATGGTCATCAAGGGGGAATGGTAGAGTATCCTGTTAATTCTAATGAATTAAGTATTGTTTATATGAATGATATTAGTAGGTCTGAATATAATGGTTATGGATTATATGATGGCTATAAATATACTGAGATAGCAACAATTAATGATATTGTACAAAAGTATAAGTCTAAGATAGGGCGAATCAAGTTTAACTTTGGTATTGTTTGTACTTATGGTAGCTATGATACTTCAGGGGGTACTACAGTGGCTGGAGGATACCATGATTTGTATGTTGTATTAACTACTGGAAGGATTAATGAAAATGATACTTATCATGTAGACTTTGATGGAAAAACTTTTAATAATGTAAAAAATAATATTAAGATTAAAATGACATCTAAGAAGGTTTTAACTGGTGTCGGGGGATTGTCTTATTATAATTTGTATGCTGAACTATCGACTAAGGATTTAGATTTAGCTAATACCTATTATTTAGGAGTATTGCAAAAAGGATTTATAAAAGACTCCAGAGAGTCCCTTGCTAACCATACATGGAAGATTCAAATTGATGAGATGGCAATAATTCCAGAGGGCGATATTCTTGATGATCAAGGTTATTATGTTCCTACTGCGGGTGGGAGTTATCGAGATCTTACAATATCGGCTAACGGATCAATTATTACCCATGAAGACGATATTGGAGTACAAACTACTTCTGAATATAATAGTAGGTACCTTTCTTTTGCAGTAAGTACTGATGGGCAGAGTCCAATGCCTTATTGGACGACTATAAATGCAGATGGTATTGGGTTCTCTATTGGTAATAATAATAGCTCTACCGATGGTAATGGTAACCCTAATGGCTTAGCTACCCGACAGTGTATTTATTTCTCTGGAGACTCTAACCAAAATGGGATGTCAATGGATAACTATGGTAATGTTCACGGACAGGTATGGTCTGGAGCTTGGAAAGTTTACAATAATCAGGGTGACGAGGTATTTAATGTGCCATTTGATCCTAATGGTGTGTTTAATTTTTATGTACCTAGAGTAAATAAAAATCAAGATCCGGGTCATAAATGGGGAGGTCTAAAGATTGGTTGGGTTTACTTTGACCAACCACAATATAGATGGGCTGAAACGGTTCCTGCTATTTATAATACCGGAGGGAGAGTTAAGGGTTTTGCCATGTTTGACCAGTATCTTATTTCTTTTGTGGATGGTTGGTGTTACCAATTATCATCTTGGTGGAATCATGGTGTCCCTAATGGCGTTGATAGTTCAAAAGGTGAGGCAGAAGGAACAAATACAGACGCTGGTCATAGAGGTGTCTAAATCTGACTAAATTTGTGTTATAATAGGGATAGCCTATAAATGGAGGAAGATATAAGTGTCTAAACTGCTAATTAATAAGAGTGTAGAAGAACACCAAGAATTAGATAGTAATAACCAAGTAACCATTAAAAAGAGCGTTACTTTAGACGGAACAGTTATTGACGAACAAACAGGTAATACTTTAATGAATATGCGTACTACCCTATTGGGAGATGGTGCAACACCTCAAACCCTTGTATATGGTGGGGAAGATAGTATTGTCGGATTTAATGATGATGGTACTGTTCGTATAGCTTCTGCTACAAAAGAAGAGCGTGATAAAAATCTAGTAAAGTTTCGTGCTAGGGCTATTAAGGAACAAAAAGAATTATCTAAAGAAAATGGAATTGATCCTAGTGTTGTTAATAACTATGGAGACGAACTTAAGTAAGAATAGGAGAGATATAATATGAATAATAATCAAGCAGGACAACAAAACAACCCTATGAATGTAGATGCTAATGCACTTTTAGACGATTATAAGAAACAAGTGGGAGATCTTGATTTAAACGTTAAGATTAAAGATATTCAAATTAAAAACTACCAAAAAGAAAATCAACGTTTGCGGGAACAGGCTAAGTCTTTACAAGAGCAAATTAATACTTTATCTGGAAAAGATGAAAAGTCTAGTAAGGATAAAAAATAATGTTAAAAGATAAATTAGAAGCTGAACAAGAACAATTAGACGCTAAGGTTAAGAAACTTGAAGCATTCTTAACTGATAAAGAAAAATTAAAAGATCTTAAGTTCAAACAAATTCAGTTATTGCATAAGCAACTTTCGGGAATGAAAACTTACTTAGAAGCCTTAATGGAACGAATTAAGAACTTATGATATTAAGGGCAGGTTAATTACCTGTCCTTTTTATATTAAAAGCAGTAAATACTAAGTAGGTGATATAATGGCAATGGCTGATGGTCGTTATTACCTAGATCGGTGTGCTTTTAGAATACTAAATAGTGATGGTTCACAACGAAATCGCTTTGACTTTTCAATTAACCCACAATCAATCCAAGAGCAAACACAAGCCCGTACAGCTTATATGAATACTAAGGATTGGGGAACTGTTCAGAACTTTGGTATGGGTCAAAAGTCAATTACTATTTCTGGTACAACTGGTTGGCAACATGGTTTAGGTATAGATCAAGCATGGCAATTAAAATCTTTTTTAGACACATATTTAAATAATTATCCGACTGGAACCGAGGATAACCACCCTGTTCTAGTCTTTGATAACTATACTGATAACTACTCTTATAAGGTTGCTATTTCACCATCTGGCTATCAATTTAGTCAAGACGTATCGCAAGCAATCCTTATTAAGTACACAATTAATATGATTGTAGTTGGTAACACAGACCAAGCGTCTGCTAGTGATCGTACTAATACATTAATAGGTAGACCCGGTGAGGGTGGGATGACAGATGGTAATATGAGTAATGCTACTAGCTCTGTGATTGCTAGTTTAAGGAGGGATATAAGATAGTGACAGGTAAGAATAATTATTTTGACCCAATTACACTAGACGAATACTTTTTATATTCCTTACCAGATATTACGTCTGATAATCGTTTAATTATTCCCGAATTGCAACTAAAAACATTTAATGGACTAGCTAATCAACCACAACTACAGGTGTCTGAATTAACTAAGATGTTTCAGTATTATACCTTATCTTATTTACCAATCTTCTTTGGTAAGACACCAGCAGACAGATCTTTTACTAATAAGTTAGCTCATACTAAGATGTTTTCTTATAAACCGGGAGCCTATAAGTTATTAAATGCAGTTTATCTTGAAATTAGATCATTAACTTGGCACTTAGATAATGCACCAGATTTAATTCAGTACATCAGTAAAAAGGATATTGTTCGTATTCGTTATAATTTAAGAGTAATGGCTGACTGGTGTGGAGACTATACAGAGTATGTAGATTTTATTCCAAAGCTAAGACAGTTAGAAGTTGACCTAGGTTTTATTGAGAATAAGCTTAATTATATTGTTAACCATTATGGCTATACAAAGTAAGGTGGTGAGATTTTGAGTGCTTATAAACATTACGTAATTCAAGAGGGAGATACAATCCAGACAATTGCCTTTAAGCTTTATCAAGATATGGAGCAATGGCATACGCTAGTTAATCTTAATCATTTAGAATACCCCTACATTGTTGACACTCCACAAGAAAAGATGGGAAATCCAGAACATCTTTTAACTCGTGGAGATCGAATGCTATTACCTAATGACCAAGATACTTGGCAAAGAGCAAGCGAAAATAAGATTATTGAGTCTAATACCGCTCACTATCAGCCAGCCTATTATGATACTGTTTTAGGTATGGACCTTGCCTTAAATGTTAATACTGATGGTCATATGGACGAGGCTTTTGGGATTTTAGACTCAGACGGACACCAACCTAATACTGTGGTAGGAATACAAAACTTAAAGCAGAGTTTAATCTTACGAATTTTAACACGTAAGGGTACACTTTTATTTCACCCCGAATATGGCTCTCTATTGCCCGATATGCTCGGTAAGCAGATGAATAGGCAATTGCTCATGGATGCTAAAAATGAGCTTAGACGCACGCTCACGTCCGATCCACGAGTAAAGAATGCAACAGTAACGTCTGCTAAGATGTCATATACCTCGATGTTCTTAACGGCAGATATTACACCAATTGGCTCAGACAGGACTTTTAATCTTTACCTTTACCAATCAGAAAACGGAGAAATTTCAATTAGATAGGGAGTGACGAAGGTTGGCAATTGATACATCAGCAGATACTACACAAATAGATAAAAATGGTTTTGCTTTTCGGAAAGCTAGTCAAATTATTCAATCAGAAATTGATCAAGTTAGAACTCATACTGATTTGATTAATGACTTTAGCACTGGTTCGATTACTCGTACTTTAATCGAAGCCGAAGCAATTGAAATTGAAAAACTTTATTATTACACATTAGAAAACCTACAGAAGTCGATTGATGACGCAGTAACTTCGGCTTTCGGCTTTACACATAAGAGTGCAACTTATGCTTTTGGTGACGTTTTTGTTCGACTTAACGGGACTTTACAGCAGGATTTAGTAGTAGATCGTGGTACTCGTTTTTATTCCACTAACCCTAATTATGAACAAGTATATAGGACAATGGTTCCTTATCGTGTTCCTAAAGGAGCTAAGTCATTTACTATTCCAGTTTATTGTACTGTAATTGGTTCTTATGGTAACATTCCAGATCGGGTAATTGATCGTACAACTGATATTGGTGGAATTGCAGAAGTCTATAATCCTGAGGCTTTTAATACAGGTGAAGACGAGGAGAATCCACAACAGGCTAAAGTTCGATTTAGACAGATGATCCAGTCTCTAGCTCGTGGTACTAATCAGTCCTTAAAATATATTGCAGAAAGCGTTCCGGGGGTTGCTGGTGCTAATGTCTATGAATCTACCTACGGAGCGGTAGTTGTTTATGCACATGACGCTAATGGAAACTTGAGTGATGATCTTAAACAGCAGATTGCTGATCGGTTAGTTAATTATAAACCAGCAGGAATTAAAGTCATGGTTTATCCAACCCATAAATCTGTAGTTGCTCTTGACGTTACTGTTAGAGTAGATAATTCAGACTTATTAACTAATGACTTTCTGGCTTTAATTAAACAAAATCTCGCTAATTACATTAACTCGCTTACTGTAGGTGAGCCTCTATATAAGGCAAACATTATTCAAAAAGTAATGGATACTGACGATTTAGGTTTACTTGATACGACAGTGGACGTTAAAGTCTATCCAGATAGAAAGATGTTAAATAACCCCGGAATTAGTGATGATACAATTATTAATATCAAGGGTGCAGAAGTAAAACAACCTTACCTTAGACCTACTGATATTACCCAAGATGGGACTTATGGTATTTTAGGTCGTAAGTCTAATAAGCTTACTGAACAAGACGGGGTGAGCTGGAAAGATTCTATTGTAAAGGATAAACAACCAGAGCAAGATGAGATTACAGAGGGTTTAGATATAGATGATGTATACCGAACTAATTCAAATGAAATCTTACGTCTGGCTATCTGTAATATTAAGTTCAAACAAGAAGCTAATGAAGCAGACCCAACAGTTTTAATCAATGACAAAGCACCACAAGATGATTCCTTGCCTAGTGTACTAGCTAATGGAATTGGTAAATAGGAGGTGTAGGTTATGAGTATTGCTAATAACTTACATCCATTATGGAAAGGTGCACTAAGAGGTTATAATAAACCTACAGGGGAAGTTAATGATGCTCTGATTAATGCACTCCAGTATGAAGGTAGATCGGGCAGAAGCTAGTATGTATTCGACTAAGATTGATTCTTATTTAGATACTGCTAGGGGTGTTTGGCTTGATTACTGGGGTAGCTGGTTAGGGTTACAGCGTTTAAGCGGTGAGAATGATTATACTTACCGTGAAAAGTTAAAACACCATGTTTTGCATAGTCGAAGTACTAATAATAGTATTAGAGAGGCTCTTGCTAATTATTTACATACTAATGTAGGTAATATCTATATCTATGAGCCTTATCGTGATATGTTTATCTGGAATTCCAGCAAGTGGAATACTTACAAATTTTATCCTTCTACTTATTACCGCTATGCAGTAATTGACGTTCAGATTGATTCTCCGATTAATACAATTGCTGGTGAGATTATTAACCTGTTTAGACCTGCTGGGAGTTATCTGGGTTATTACCTCCTTAGTTAATGTATTAAATACTAAAGCGCCAATTATTGACTTTACTGCTTATGATAAATACAACTTTGTAACCGAAGATGTTGATTATATTGGGTTTACTGAAAGAGACGCTAATTATATTCTCCCTAATTTTGATCGAACTATCCATGTAACTGATCCATTTATTTATAACGATAGCTTGTTAAACGGAGGAAAGAAATATTATACTCCCGGTGGTTTTCATAATATGATTTGGCTTGGTAAGGTTTTAAAGGATTACCAACCAACTCAAACCTTAGATACAGGACAATCAAAATCATTTGTAGAAATGCTACCATTACAAGATTATAATGCAATGTCAAGAATTGATAGCTTATCTAAGGACTTTGAATATAATTCCCTAGGTATTGGTGGAGGAATTGATTTCTATACTTTCTTAGGGGGTAATTTAACTGGTAATACTCCTAAGCAAGCAGTACTTAATAAATTAGATAAATTCCCAATCAAGACTCTTGCTACCTATATGAAAGTTAATGGTATAGGCAGTAAACAAACAATTCACCCCTATGTATATGACTTTATTAATAATATGTGGGTAAAGTTTTCTGACTATGAATTAAGTTCAAAATATAAGCTATACCGAATTAGCTTTAATACATTGAAACCTTACCTTAATAATAATGGAATTATGTATGTTAAGTTTATGTTCGATACTCAGTCTTCCATTTCTGTAGATTACTTTGGTTTTGATTATGAAGACGACAGTGTTGGAGTAATGAGAATGGGATCGATTGATGGTCAATTTAAGATGGGTGCATATACACAAGATCGATATAATGATTAAGAGACAGGTTAACCCCTGTCTTTTTAGATTCAACTATATTAAAGCAAGACAAAAGAGACTTTCTAGTATACTAAGAAAGAATAAATTAAAGGAGTAATTAAAATGGTTGTTAAGTTTACGCAAGCATATATGACAACAGATTATCCAGATGAAAATGGTAACTACTACTATCCTGTATTTGTACCAGAAAATGCTCATGTACAGTTACCAATCGTTACTTCGATGCCAGATGCTAGTTTAGGAAATCGTGGTATTCGTTATGATTGGAATACTAATAGCTGGACTGTATCAAGTGATGACCCACTAATTAAAAAGATTAATACTCTTGAAGCACAATTGAATGGTTTAGTTTCAGCTTCTAAAGGTGATAACAGCACCTCAGGAAATCCTAGTTCAACTCAACCAACTACCCCTGCTAGTTCTGCTGATAGCTCGTCTACTGCACCTGCAAGTCCTAATGGTAGTACATTATCTAATATGATGAATATGTTTAATGGAATGAACCCGAGTCCAGCTAACGCAACTAGTCAAGCTCAACCAGCTAGTTCTGACTCTAGCTCAGCAGACGTTAATTCAGTAAACCCAGACACTCCAGACCCAACAAAGGACAGTGATAAGTAATGAGAGCTGAATTTTACGACAATTATTGGTATAACCAGATGTGTGCGGGTTATGAAAAAGGAGTATTTAAAGAAGAATGGTACATCGATAAGGCTGTAGATTTTGGCTGGATTGATGAAAAAGAGGCACAAGTCTTACATAAGAAATATTTTACAAAACCAGACGATATTATCATTCCTAATCCTCCTGCTTCTATTCAACTCTACGTATCTACTACGAGTGTAGAAGTAAGGGGTGAATAGAATTGGCAATTGAAACTAACATGGGACACGTTCTCCAAGCTATTGATTTTAGCCAAAAACGTGATCTTTATTTTGTATTAGGTCGGGATAAAGACTGGCCGGATCCTTCTAGTCCTAGCCCTGAGAGTGTAACTACTACTATGATTGAGAATCCATTAGCCGTAGTTAAGGTTGATCGGTTAGTCTTATGCTATAAAACAGACGAACACGTTCCAGATAGTGCTTCGGATGGTGACGATTTTGTTATCTATAAGGGTAGCAAGTGGAAGACTATTAGATCAGACCAAGTATTAAGTAATAACCAATTACTCCAACCTGCTAACTATGTTTGTTTAATTGGTACTTTAGACGTAGCTAAGTTACCAATGTTTAGCTTTACTCAAATCGGTGTAACAGAAGATGTAGCAATTGCAGATAATGCCCCGTCAAAACATGAAGCACAAAAGCAAAATGTTACTAATTGGGGTAATATGTATTTCTATGAAAATAGACCAATGGAAACATATGGTAATACACAACGTAAGATTATGAAGTACATGATTCAGTTTTAGATTAAAACTTAAGTAGAAAGGAATGATAAAAGTATATGGCAGGAACAATTGATGATAGCCAACAACCTTATGGAAACCACTTTAACCTCTCTAAGAGATTTTCTAAGGTTTTATTCCGCCCCGGAAGACCCGCACTGAGTTCAGAGTTGCTTGAATTGCAAAGTATTCAAAACAATCAACTAGAAATGCTAGGCGATTCTCTTTTCAAGAAGGGGCTATTATTTCTGGTATGGAAATTATTCCAAAACCAGACCGAACAACAGCAGATACTAAGATGCCAAACTCATTCTCAGTAGCTAGTTTGTTTGCTAATAATTCTAAATATTCAACAGGTGGCTATGTTCGAGATGGTAGAATTACGGTAACAACGGAGGGTAACTTACCTACTGATGTTCCGTCTATTGACTTTACTGGTAATGTTACTCAGGGGTTAGGTGTAGTAGTAAGTTTTACTATTAGTAAGAACTCTGGTAATTTAAATAAGATTAATTTAGTGGGTGACGACAGTAAGTTAGAATTAATTAGTTGGACGGTAGATGGGAATACTATTAGTTCTGATATTAATGATTTAGCTAATGCTTCTGCTTTAGTTTTGACTAATGGAAACCAAGTTAACCTTAATGATGGCTCACATAAGTTTGTTGTTAAGTACCGTACAAAAGCCTCTGGTTCTGTTAGCTTTAAACTTGCAATTAATGCTGGTTACGATCCAACTTCTAATACTGCTGAAGTTAATATTGATAAGCTTTATATTGAAGACGGTAATGAAGCTACCGATTGGAAGATTAACTCTAAAGACTCTGGTACTGCTTCTGATACTGAACGAATTAAAGATTATACTGTAAGGTCTGGTCGGGTTTACCTAAATGGTGCTGTTCGAGAATTTGACCAACAAGACTTTTCTATTAAGGGAACAGGTCGAGAAGAAATTGGTTTAAGACTCGATGAAAATATTGTTACAGCTAGTGATGACCCCTCCCTTACTTGATGATACTCCCGGTGCAGTAACTAAGGGTGAGGCTGGAGCAGATCGACTTCATTATAATGTTGCTCTTACCTATCAAGATGCCAGTGCTACACCTTTTGTAGTATTCCAAGATAACGTTCTTAATCAAAGAGCAATTAAACCAGATTACTCTAACCTAGAACCAATTTTAGCTAAACGTACCTATGACCAATCTGGTTCTTTCCGTTCTTATGGTTTTGAAGCTCACTTGAGAAAGAATCCAGATCCGTCTAAAGGGCGCACAAGATCCGACAGACGCAAACAAGATTTTGCTCGATATTGATGCCGGACAAGCTTATGTACAAGGTTATAGTATCTCTACTTCTGAACCTACTACAATTAAGCTGGACGTTGCTAATCAATTAGGTACTGCAACTAACGAAGGTTTCTACTATCGTGGCGATGGCTCAAATTACCAATTAATTAACCAACCGGTTAGAAAGGTTGCTGGGGTTACTTATACGTCACGTGAAACCATTAATCATGCACGTGGTGCGGGTAGTGACGTTAAGGATAACTTTACTAGCAAGAATGTTACTTATATCCGTAAAGTTTGGGATAATGCCCATGAATATGAGGAGGGAAAGCATTTCACCTATGTAGGGAATACTATTTACTGGGGTGTTGATCTTAAGGGTATTCCTCTTCCAAATGCTAATGACCTACCTACCCCCGGTCAAGGATATAACATTACTTATGACTATGCTACTAATGCTAAAGAAGGTACCGATTACCGAGTAGTTGTACAAGATGGTGTTACTTCTATTGATATTGATAGTATGAAAGGTGCTAAGCCAGTTGCCAGTTCAACAATTAATGTTACTTATAGCTACTTTACGGCTCGGATTGATATGATTAGAATTACAATGGATCAAGCAAATCCGTTTAAGGTTATTCCGGGACAAGCGGGACCTCTTAATTCTATTACTCCTCCAGTAGTAAATGACCCATTAACGCTTGAACTTGGTTATGTATATATTGAGCCTAATTCACATAATGCTGTCTTTACTATGCAGACAATTACTCGTATTACTTTTGAGTCATTGCAACAATGGGGACACCGCTTAGATAATGCTGAGTACAACATGGCTCTTAATTATATGCAATCTGATGTCAAGCGTTCAGAAGACCCTGTAGTTCTAAAAGACGCTTTTGCTGATAGTTTCGCTACAATTGCTAACCGTGACGACAGTAATAGTAATGTTGCATATGACTTTGAAAATGGTGAAATTTCCATTCCAGCACAAGCTAAGGCAGACTTATCGCCTAACATGAACAAGGCTCTTTCTAATATTTCATTACATGGTAAGTTAGTTCGTCCACCTTATCATGAAGTTGAGGCACTTAGTCAATCTATTGCCACTGGTGCTATTAATATTAATGAGTTTAATATTTTTTCTGCTAATGGTAATTTAACTATTGATCCTGCTGTTGATAATTGGATTGATAGTAAGACCACTACTGACTTTAAGCGTGTTGATAAGGGTACGATTAACATGGATAAGTGGTGGAGACACATGAGTGATACTAGCAGGGGCTGGTATAATGATGGTCGTACTGCACAGGAACACGCCATTGACCAAGCGGGTCAAGAGTTAATGCGTTATGGTGGGCTTAATGGAGTTGTGGATACTGGTGCTGGTAATACTTTAGGTCAAACTGGTTGGATGATTGGTGATGGTGGTACTTCTACTACGGACTCATTAGTCGAATACATGAGATCTAAGAAGATTACTTTTAAGGCTACTAACTTTAGACCTATAACTGATGGTTACACAATTACGATTGATGGTACTCCAGTTCAAGAACCTACCCCCGAAAACGACAACTATAAAGGAGCTAAGGCTAATACCTTCAAGACTGATTCTAAAGGTGAAATTCATGGTACCTTTGTAATTCCGGGTGGATCTATTCGTTGTGGTACTCGTGTAGTTAAGATTGTTAATAATAGTGGTGATGTAGCCTCTACAAACTACACTGCTAATGGTACACTTAGAACAACTACTAACGTTATTGAAAAACAAACTTATACTGTTAACCTTTGGGATCCGCTGGCTCAATCATTCTACCTACAAGAAACTAGACAGTTATCATCTATTGACCTGTACTTTATGACTAAGCCTGCTAGTGCTAATAGTAATGAAACTCATAGACCACAATTAATTGTTCAAATTCGGGAATTAGGAGATACTCAATACCCTAACCGGGTAGTTAGAGCAGAACAATACCTAGATCCAGAAGAAATTCATATTAGTAATGACGGTAGTGTTGCAACTCGAATTACTTTTGATGATCCAGTTACTCTTAAAGCTAACGAAGGTTATGCTGTTGTTCTTATTTCGGATAGTAATGAATATACTGTCTTTAAGGCTACTAAGGGTGAAACTGTTATGAGCGCTGGTAAGTCTGAAACTGGTTACAACACTAACTATCAAGCTATCTATAACGATGATCCACAAGCAACGGGTCAAAACTTCACTATTACATCTACTGTGTCTGCTAACGTGGGTGATGTTTTAGGTAAAGCGCCTAACTCAAATGGTGACCTATTCATTTCTAACAATGGTATGACTTGGACTGCTGATGGTGCTTCTAGTTTGAAGTTCCGGGTTAATGTAGCTGAATTCTTAGATAATGGTCAAGTTGTTTTTGACCCAATTATTATGTCTGACTTTAACCAATCTGCTAATACAGTTTGGGATAAAGAAACTGATATGGGGCCTAATATGGACTACAAGGAAACAACCCCTAACACCTATCTTTCATATATTGACCGTTTAGCTACTTTGACTAACTTCTTAACTTATCAAAACACTGCTATGCACTGGTATATGAAGCTAGTTCAGCAATCAGATGTTAATACCGAAGGTAGCAATAATTTAACTACTATATTGGATAATGCACAATGGAAACCATTAGTGGTTAATAATAACAATAAAGTGGTATCTGTTCCGGGAACTACTACTACGTCCGTACCTAAGATTACAACAAGTAATAATCCACAACAACTTGACGGTGAACTTGCCCTATTCCAAAATACTTATGCTATTCAGTTAATGGCTGAGTTTACTACTGATAGATACATTGCTCCTATCTTAACTACTGAGTCGTTAAGTTTAGCTTCTATCCTTACAGGTACTAAAGCTCATTATGAATCTATTAACTTAGATGAGTCTGGTGATGCCGCCTTTAACAAGGTTAAGATTCAATATGATGCCTACATTCCTAATCCGGGGACAGAGGAGTCTTATGTATTACCTATGTATTCGGTAGATGGTGGTAATACTTGGTATAATTTCCCAGAGGACGGTGGAAAGAGTACAACTCTAAATAAGGACGCTTCTAGTGGTTCTAAACCAACCTCAACTAAGCAAGTTAGTCCTTACTTTACTCGTTATATCTTCCAAGCAACTGTTCCTAATGCAACGGATCAACATCATTTAGCTACTCAGTTTAAGGTTCGTCTTAACCTTCATGCTTCTAGCAACTTCAGAAGTCCGAAAGTAAGAAAGCTCAGTGGTGTATTTAAGTACGATGTATAGCCTTTCTTTGGATAACGTTACACGTAATTAAATAATAAATTAGAAAGTACTTAGTTTAATTACTAGGTACTTTTTCTTTACCTTAAATATCCTATATTAGAACTAGCACAGATTAGATTTACCTGACTTGACTGATAATCAGAGAGGAAGAATAGAATGCACGATTTACTGATGGCAATTGCGATTGCATTAATTCCAGTTGTAATGGGCTGGATTGGTCAACAACTGATTAATAATCATAAGCTAGGGGAACAAGCATATAAGATTGAGAACCTAGTTAGCATGGCAGTGGTAGAAGCTGAAAAGCTTGGCTTAACAAAACAACTTACTGGTAATGAGCAATTCCAATATGCTTTTAACTTTGTCAATAGCCAGCTTAAAGCTTTAGGTATTACAGACGTTGATGAAAGCTTAATTAAAGCACAAATTGAACGGTCTTGGTTTACCCAAAAAGATCGTTTAGAACAGGTTTATGGAAGTGTGAGCCAACCTACTACATCTACTGATCCTCGACAACTAAAAAGTGCTAACACTATGGTGGAAAAGCCAGCTCCAGCAGTACCAGAACAAGGAAAAGATAATATCCAAGCAAGTCAACCAGCTACTAACCAAGTATCTGAAAATGGCGGAAAGTAGAGACAATAATCAGGGTAAATCTACTATGCAGGTAGATAACGATACAATCTTTAACTTGTTAATGGAACTGAAATCCTCTAATGCGTCTATTCAAACTGAAATTAACTCATTAAATGAGAAGATAGATCAATCTAATCGTAAGTTTGATGAGTTAAAGCAAGATTTTAATACTCGTATTGATAATGTGGAAGAGGATTCCACTAAAGCACGGGATAAGGCACAAGAAGCCCTAGAGAAGAGTAAACAGCTAGAAAAGGATAATCAGCAGAAGAACAATACATGGACTTTGATCTGGTTACCCATTTTGATTGCCTTTATTCCAACTATCTTAGGGCACATCCACTTACAATAAAGGAGAGGTAAAATTATTGCCTCTCTTTTTATTTTTATCTTTTTATACAAAAACAGTTGAATATTTAACTAAAAGTGTTATAGTAGAATTATCAATAAAACGGGTTGGTGATGTAATGTGTAATTATTTAAAAGAAGACTATGTATACTTGCTAGGACAAGCCTATGATTGTTTTAACTACACCTTAGCAGAAGATAAGACAGCTATAGTAAATTATTTTGTTAAGTCTAATGAGTTAGATCAGCAGATTATGAATGATTTTTATGATTTAAGCTTAAAATTGCAAGAAAATCCCGTCTGGTTAATGTCTAGCGTTTTTGATTACTATTTATACCTTAATCGAAAACGTAAAACTATCCCGTTCATGCCTTTGGGTAACTTTAATCAAGAAATGATTCTAAAGGCTTATGACGGAAAAGATAAATACCGAAAACTAACTAATAAAAACCTATATGTTACCTTAGACAACCTTTACTTAAAGGCTCTTAATATGCTATTTAAAATTCCAATTAAGGAATTATATAGTGAAGAAAAGACTTATCTTAAAGAAAGAGTTTTTGACTATCGTAACACTTCTTATATTAGTGTTTCAATGGAAAAAGGTTAGAAGATTACTTCTAAAACGCTCTAATAAAACGTGGGATAATATGTTATTATTAGATGGTGTGGAGTATTTTGAACCAGTAATATTTTTGATTTGTAAGGAGCCACATGAAGCCCTAAGTCATCATTTAGGAGTAACGGAATACAGCTATTACTATTATGGAATTAATAATGAAATAGAGCTTCGAGACCCAGATGAATTAAAGTATCTATTCAATGCTTACCATTATCTTAATCAGAGAGGATTAATAATTTAATGGAATTAGATAGCCGTCAAAAAGAAGAGCAATTATTAATAAGATCAATCCATAGTGCTCATACTGCTAAGAATGTATTGTCACGTAATGTGGGAGTGCTAATTAAAGATCCTACTTATAAACTAATTGCTGAAACTGTAGTCCAATACTATGCAACTACAGACGAACCCTTAAGCCTAAATGCTCTTAACTTAAAAGTTGAAGAACGTCTAAAGAGACAAGCAGAAAGAAGTAACACTACTGTTCCAGACAATGTATTAAATGGTTTGTTTCAAACTACCTCTAATCTTATTAATGCAAAAGAGGATAATAATACAGTTGTTCTTACTGAGCTGGAAAATTATGTACATACTCAATTAGGTAATCAAGGCCATTATTGAAGAAGCTACTAAAGGATCCGATCATATTTCGGAGCGGGTAGAAAAGCGAATGGCTAAAATTAATGAAATTAAGCTTACTGGAACAGATTACGAAGTTATCGATATTTTTAAAGACCTAGCCCGTAAGGAAGCTATCTATGATGAGTTTGGTAATCGTAAGCTGTATTCTGGTCTAAAACCATTAGATGTTGTTACTGGTGGGGGATTAGAAACAGGACAAATCGCAGTTATTAATGCTCCTTCTGGACGGGGTAAAAGTAGTTTCTTATCCAATCTTACTTATTACTATTCAATGGTTGCTCACCATAATGTTTTACATATTACACTAGAAGAATTAAATACCGATCAGATTTTACGTTTTGACCGGATTATTACTAATTCTGATATACATGATGTATTTACTCCCTGATGGTGGAATCAGAGAAGACTATAAGGAACGAGTTCATAACTACTACAGTAAAGTAAATGAAAATCAGATGGTAGGGAATGTTTATTATGCAAAGTCTACCCCATTAACATGGACAGTAGATGACGTGAGACAGGTAATTAATAAGGTAGAGCGGGAAAAACAAACTAAGATTGAGGTAGTTATCCTTGACTATGCTGATTTGCTTATTAAGAAACAATATTCTGACAATGAAGCACAAGCGGGAGAATTGCTTTACCAAGATTTAGTTCGCCTAGCTCAAGAAACAGATACTCTAATCTTTACTGCTTCTCAGCTTAATCGTGGTTCGGGGATTGCTGAAATTAAGACCATGGAAAATGTGGAAGGTTCATATCGTAAGAAGAACACAATTGCCTTCGGTGCTACTTTGAACTCAACACCAGAGGAATATAAGAAAGGTTACATTAGACTTTATTTAGATAAGGTTCGTAATAACTTTGGTTTTGATGATAACTTTATGTACTTACATTATGACTTAAAGTCTATGCGTCTGCACCCCGAGTCAAAAGATGAACAAGCAGATCACTTAGCTACTTTAGATGAATCAAATACAACCCATTCACGTCCTAGTAATAAAATAGATAAAAACGCAGAATTAATTCAAACGATTAATGATGCTATTAGCCCTAATAAATAAATAAAAGGAAGTATAATAATGAGGATAAAAACAATTGAAGCTCAAAATTTTCGTAGTTTTAGCCACTTTAAGCTCGAACTAAATGATCTAGGATTAACTCTGCTTAATGGTCAAAACACTGGTATTGATAGTGAGAGGACAAATGGATCTGGAAAAAGTTCGATTATCTATGCGATGATTTATGCTCTTTATGGTGAAACTCCAGACGGTGCTAAAAGTGATGAAGTGATTAAGAATGACGTAGGTAAGAATTGTTTTGCTAAAGTAGTATTTACCCATTTTGGTCATGAATATGAGATTACTCGTTACCGTAAGGATAAAGAATTTAAGAATAAGGTAATCATGTATCGAGACGGTAAAGACGTTACTCTATCGACTAATAAGGAAACGGATAAGGAGATTGTAGCTACTTTAGGTTTTGGCTTTGATACTTTACTTAACTCTGTTATTTTTAGTCCTGAAAAGCTTAATACATTCATTAGTGCTACAGATAAGCACCGTAAGGAGATTTTAGAAGAACTTACTAATACTAATATTTATAAGCAAGCGTTACAGTTGGTTAAAGAAGATAGCAAAGAATCTTCTAGCAAGCTCGTAGAGGACAAAAAAGAACTAGAACGACTAGATACATTAATGGATAGCCAAACAGCCTTACAACGTCAGTATGAGCAATCTGTGGCTATGCAAAAGCAACAGGCTGATAATCTTGAAAATCAAATTAGTTTAAGAAAAGCTAAGCTAGATTCGCTTAACTACAATCCAACAATTCATGAGTCTGTTAAAACAGAATATAACACTTATCAACAACAGGTATCAGCTTTTAACTTTACACATAGTAATGAATATGCTAATAAGCTCCAAACTGCACAGGCTCAACAAAAGAATATTGAATTACAGCAGGAAAATATTAAGAAACAGCTTACTGACTTATCTGCTCAATATAAGCAATTGCAAAACTCAGAGAATGCAGTATGTAATTGGTGTGGAAATGTATTAGATGCAGAACATAAGCAATTAGAGCTAAACAATATGAATAAGAAAGCTAATGAGCTTATGACCTCGTATAAGGCTCTCTCACCTCGTCTAAGCGCTCTTAGCCAAGACGTGGATAATTATGCTAAACTCGCTAAAGAAGAGCAGGAACAGGCTTCTAAGCAACAGGAACAGTACCGTAAGCTAACCAATGCTCTTAATGTGGCTCAACAAAAGCTCAATGAGCAAGAAAATCTAGTAACTGAAATTAATCGTCTTAATAATGACATCAACCAGTTAAAGACTGAACTAGAGCAAGCACAGACACCAATTGAAAAGCCAAAGCAATTAGATACTGCTGGAATTGAAAAACAGATTAAGGAAACAGAAGTAGACCTATACAAGCAACAATCAGCCCAAGAGGATTTTGAAAAGCTTACTAAGGTTTATTCAGATCGAGGTGTTAAAGCTCAAGCCTTATCTTTAGTTATTCCTTATCTTAACGATCAATTAGAAAAGATCTTAAAAGTATTGACTAATAATACAATGACCTGTAGCTCTTAATAATAAGACTACTACTAAGTCTGGTAAGGTTAATGAACAAATTAGCCTAGACGTTGACTCTAGTGTTTCTGGTAGTAATTATCAAGATTTATCTTCTGGTGAAAAGCGCCGAATTGGGATCGCTCTTAACCTTGCTTTTATGAACTATCTTAAATCACAAATTGGTGGACTTAATTTAGTGGTATTTGATGAGGTGTTTGATTCATTAGATAAGGCGGGGATTGATAGCGTTATTAATGTATTAAGTGACTTAAAGCAAAGCGTAGGTAATATTATTATTGTTTCTCATAATGATGATATGAAGTTTAATGATAATATTGATAATCAATTATTAGTTAAAAAGGTTGACAACACTTCGAAACTAGTTAATAATTAATCTTTTAAAGGTTACTTGACCTCTTGTATCGAATGGGTTTAAAATAGACCTATACTTTGATATAAGGGGTTTTTAGTTTATTAATGCTCGATTTAGTAAATACTAACGGTCTTAAAATTAAGGCTACTAAAAAAGACGGACGGATTTATATTGTTGCAAAGTGCCAATCAAGCCAAGGCAATCTTGAGGTTGCCTATATTCCTGCTGAATATGGTATGTATTGGTATCCGTTGTCTTTTTATTTTGATTATTATTATGTATCGATGTTCCATAATATTATGTTAAAGGTTGATCCAATTGCACCTAAGGATATTCAAGAGCGGTTTAAGGATAATCACCATTTCTTACATAATTATTATGAATATAAAAAAGACGAACTCGGTACAGATAAATCTATGTATATGTTTAACCTAGGAATTACTACTAAGTTAAAGTCAATAGGTCTAAAGACTTGGGATGGTTTCTATACTTTACAAGATGTACAAAGAAACTACTTACTATTAAGCCAAACTTTAGACTGATATTGAACAAAAGATTATTAAACGAGAACATGAAGAGGGAGTTAACCCAAACGCCCTTGAGTCCAACCCAACAAAGTTTGCAACCAAAGAAGAAATGACAATGTTAAGTGATCTTGGAATGGGATTTAGAATGAACCAATATCAAAGAAAGGTAGCTAAGATCATGTATGAAGATAACGTAAGATAGGTGAAATTATGACTCGGGAACAACAAATTATTGTTAACTGTGTTAATGAAGATTACCAAGAAACTGCAACGAGTGAAGTTCATTTAGATTGTCCTTTTTGTGGAGAGCATGATAAAAAGCTCTATATCTCTCCTAAAGGTCAATTTATCTGTTTTAAGTGTGAGTCTCGTGGTAACAGCCCAATCAGCTTTTTTATGCAATATTATGATGTTTCCTATAAAGAAGCTAGTGATATGTTAAAAGATGAAGACTTTGCTATTCCTAAAGTAGAGCCGGTTGATAACGAAACACTTTTAAGTCGCTTAGTTGCTCTTAACACTAAAGTAGAAAAGCAAAAACAAGCAGGAAAAAAGTGTCCTGCTTTTCCTACTAATACTAAGCTATTAAGAGATAATCTTAATAATCCCGAGTCTTATCCCTATTTATGGTATCTTAAAAATCGTGGAATTACATTACAACAAATATATAAATATAATCTAGGGTATCTTACCTCCGGTACTATCAAAACCCAAGATAAGGATATGACTATTAGTAATAGTATTATCTTCCCAACTTATGGTCTTAATAATGATGTTATTTATTGGAGTACTAGAAGTATTGAACCTAATCCATTTATCAAGTCTTTTAATGCACTGGCTAAGGACAATGAATATTCTAGGAAAGATGTTGTTTTTAATCTTAATCATGTAAAAGACAAAATGGTTATCTGCGAAGGTATTTTTAATGCAATTAGTTCGACTGTAGCTGATTATGTAGGAGTTGCTACTTTAGGTAAGGCAATTACAGATGACCAGATTAATCTCATGCTTAAAGCTAACCCTAAGTACTTTTATGTATTTTTAGATAATGATGCTATGAAAGAAGAAATTAAGTTAATAGATCGACTAAAGCAAAGAATTAGCCTAGACCGGATATATTTAGTTGTAAATCCCTATAAAGATAAAGATGCTAATGATTTAGGTAGTACAATAGTTAAAGAATTGTTAGACAAGGCTCAACCTGTTAATCTACAATCATTACTGTATCTAGTAAGAGGTGAGAAAAGAAAATGAAAAGAGACTTACCGGACGTAAGAAATTTAAGCACTTTAAGCTTTCAAGATTATATCCGGTTAATGGAATTAGTTAAGCATGATGGTAAGCTACCAACAGAAACAGTTACTCAGCATAATAATGACCCTGTTTCCTATAAGGAAGCCTATGAAGCATTAAAAGATTTAGCTAATAAAGTAACGGGTGAGGCCCAGCAAGCTAATAACTATACTGCGGACTTGTTTTCTAGTCTAGCTACCTTATTAGTTAAAAAACATATTATTAGTGAAAAAGAATTAAATGAAGTAAGCAGAATTGCTCAACAAATTTGGGAGGAAGAAAATAATGGTAAAATCAGCTCTAAGTAAAGTACAAATTCTAAATGCAATTAAGGTTCATAAACAACTACCAATGCCAATGACTAAGTTAGAACAGACTAGTGCTGAAACCTTGCTCAAGAAGCGTTTAACAATGGAAGAAGTATTAGATGTAATCGATCTTGTTAATTCACCACTTAGTCAACAATTATCTGCAATTAATCAACGGGCTAGTTTAACTGCAATTGCGTTAGATAAGTCAATGCAAAAGAATGGCTTAGATGAAAAGACAATTGATAAGATCTGGGCGGATGCTCATAAGGAATTGGATAAGGCTAACCGTAAAGCTAGTGAAAAGATGCAGGAATCATTCAAGCAACAAGTAGCAGACTTAAAGGAAGGTAAGTAATGAGTGTAGCAGACCTTAAAAAGGCTTTAGGTGAAGTTGGCTTTACTCAATTAAAGAAAGCTGTTAATACTGGGAACGTAACTGTATATACGGTAAAGACTTTAAATAAAGAGTTTGGCTTAGCTCCTTTAGCTGGAATTTCAGAGAGTGACGTAGCAGATAATCAAGCTGAATTAGTTAACGTTTTTGAAGAATCTTTTGTTAATATTCAAGATCAGAAGATTAGTGTTGTTATGTATGATAAGGAATTAAACCCAGCCCTATTTAAGAGTGTAGTTCGTTCTTATGTACTAAGTCTTGAGGGACTAGAAAGTGTAAGCAATAACTTAAAAGATGAAATTGATTATGACTCTTACATGGCTAAATTAGTAAAAGAGGACAAATTAGGTATTTTAGTTGTTAAAGACGAAGACGAGGATCATCTTTATATGTTTAAGAAAGAACCAGCTTTAATTAAATTAAAGGTTATTAAGCAATTAAGAGACTTAGCAGAGTCCGAAGATATTGATACTAATAAGGATAAGCAAGACCAATTTATGAAGTTAAATAAACTAGCTAAAAAGTCCTATAAGGAAAACAAGACTTACATTAGTCATCTTGACCCACTTATTACTCAACGGGCAATCTATGATCCAGACGTAAGAGAAAAAGTCAAGCTATTTAATAACTTAAAAATGATGTATGATTAATATGATTAGGCTAACAATTATGTTAGTCTTTTTTATTAATAAACAAAACTATATTATAATAAACAAGGTGATAATAAATGGACGGGTCGGGAAGGCAATCTAAAGGCAAGAATTTTGAAAGAAAGATAGCCAAGGAGTTTTCATTACACTATAAGACTAATGTAAGCCGTACTGCTTATTCTGGGGCAACAAGAGGAATTGAAACCCAGTACAACCATTCTGATCAAACAGGGAATATGGGTTTTGTTGGTGACTTATTCTTCCCGGCAGATCATCCAATGAGTATCTTTAATTATGAACTAAAGAATCATGACTCAGTTAAGTTTACTCAATTCTTTAATTCTAATGGTGAAATTCCTAGTTTTATGGAACAAGTAACCACAGATTCTAGCAGACTAGGTGGAGTTGGTCATACAGTACCATGTTTAATTATTCATATTAAGCGAGAAAATGACTATGCTCTATTTCCTTTCAAAGCAAGCGTATATCAAGTTTTAGCTAAAGAACATGACAATGTATTGGCTACAATGATTAGCTATACACAAGAGCGTACAGAGACCATTAATCGGTATAATATGATTGTTACCACTTTAGATAACTTTATGAGCCTAGACCCAGATTTTATGTATCAGCAGTATAAGAATTTTAACTGGGACAGCCTAAATACTCATGAGATAGAGCATAAAGAAGTGGACTTAAATAAATTAATTGACGAGGTTTAATTAAATTGCGTTTACAAAAACAATTAAATATTGATAATACTTTTCGGGTATTAAACCTAAACTTTTATGATAAGAAACGTGATTATGTAAAAGTTAATGCTAAAAACAAGGAGAAAGTCTTAGCTTGTCTAAATGACGATCAAGAACACTATTACGTAATTGATGGTACAAGTGATGACTTATTACTTAACCATAAAGTATATAAGAGTCAAGATCATATCATTTATATTACTAATGATTTAATTCCAATGAGCGTCTTTTTAGCTATTGGGTCTAATCGAAAAGTTATTTATATGTATCGACTTCACAACTTTAATCAAGCAGAATTAGATAATATGAACACTGCTTCTGAGGTTGGGACTACCGCTATTTATGTACCAAACATTACAGAAGATACAAGGATTACTCCTTTGCTGTTTGATATAGAAGATGCTAGATTCATTGCAGATCGGGTTTATCTTGAATTTAACGATGACGCTACCCAAGACTTCAAAGAGGCTTATTTTGACACCCTGCATGAAATCTTAGCCCGCTGGACGATCCAGCTTTATCTTAGCTACTCTAGTGAATTAGAACACCAAAAACTAAGTAAGTATTTAATTAAGAAATATAAATAGACCTTATATCATTCGTTGTCTAATATGTTATAAGGACGAACTAAAATGAAAAAAGACGTGGAAACACTTAATACAACAGATTTAGCTAGACTGATTAAATTTAGGGATCCTAGCTTAAAATTAAAAGATATACAAAAGGTACTAAATCTTCAATCAGAAGTAATTGCCTATGGTTTAGACACAGAACAACGAATTAAAATTGGTAAGTTGTTTATTATTGAACCTACTATTCGCCCTAGTCACAAACACTACCGAGGAATGGGTAAGGGTTCAAAATATGTAACAGTACCAAAAAGACTTCGGTTTAAGTTTAAAGCCCTTAAGCAATTAAAAGAAATAGAAGATAGCCACCAATACTAGACGGGTTAATTTAGCCTGTCTTTTTTTTATTTTTTCTATTGCAATCCTTACACTTTTAGTTCATAATAAGAGGTGCGCAAGATTAGATACGCAGAAATGCGTAAACCCTTGAGCAGAAAGGAAGACAGACACATGAATGAGTGCGCAGTAATGCAAGAATTCAAGGTTGCTCAATCTAAATTAGATAAAGTAATGGAATGGGTTAAAGCACAAACTGCCCCTATTCCATATGGTGAAAAGAACAACCCTAAGAAAGTTAAGGTAACGTTTCAAGGACAAGACTTCTATTATCCTAGTATTCGAGAAACTGCTCGTTATATTAACGTTCCAGAATCTAGCATTCGTTATGCTTTAAGTAAACAGAATACTTATTATCGTAATGGTTGCTTAATTAGCTATGCGGATGAAGGAGAGGAAGTGTAAATATGACAGCGGATATTATCAAGGATGCCCTGCGTCCTCTACAATATGTAGACATGAATGGGGAACTTAAAACTTTAGTACCAGAACAGATTCTTAATTTTGATACTAATAAATTAGTTGAAGAAATGCAAAACAACCCCAATATCTATTACTTAGTGGCTAGACTTGCAGAGCGTAAACGATTAGAGGCTAAAGACTTAGATACACAATTAGATGCTCTAAAGGGAACTCTATATATCCAATACGTGCAAGACGAAAACTTAAAAAAGTTTAATGGTGGACGTAAACCACCCGAGTCTATGCTTGCTACGGCAATTCAATCTGATCCTAAATATGTTGAATTGAGTAAGCAACGAAATCTAGCTGATTATCAATTTAGATGTCTTAACTGGTTAACCAAGGCAATTGAAAATAAAGCTGATATGATGCAAAGCATTAGCGCTAACCAACGACAACAGCAAAAAATGATCCCACAAGGAGGATTTAATGGCTAATAATTTTGAAACTAAAGTAAAAGATATTTGTAATAATATTTATAGCTTAACCCTAGATTTAAAAGACTCTGAACAGTTAGTGCTTAATCGTCATGTAGGAAATGTTGATAATCTAGTTGCTAAGTTAATAAGTGAAGAAGGTAAAACCCTAGTGCGAGATCTTCAACAAGATACTTTTAAAGAATATCAACAGGTTGAAATGATTAAAGATTATTGTTCCCGAGGCTTTATTTATGCCCTAGCTTACAAAGGAATTTTACCAGACAGAGATAATTCCACTTTCGTAAATGCTTTAAGTGCTATTACTACTGCTACTAAAAAGTTGCTAATTAAGAAAAACCATGATTATGGTTCTAGCTATCAAAAGGTAGCAGATATTCTAGGTGCTATTCCAGCGTTTTCAGTGCGAATTTTAGACAAGTGTAATCGACTAGATAATCTAATTAATAGTAACAAAACAGTCAAAGTAAAAGATGAATCCCTCGCAGATACTATACAAGACTTGTTAGGCTACTATGTATTGTTTATAATTAGTCTTGAAAATAAATAACAGGTAATATCTTGTATTAGAAACAGGGAGTGGATTTTAATTATTTATATTAACGCACCGATCGGTATCGGTAAGACAAGTTTAGCTAAGATTTTATCTAAGGATTTAGGTACACCTGCATTTTTAGAAGAACCAGAAAAGATTCCATTATTAAATAGTTTTTATGAAGACGGTAAGATTTCACGAGAGCTTAAATCATTCGTAGTTCAGATTGAATTTCTGGATTACCGATATGAGCAACTTATGGAAGGTGTTCATTTAGGGCTAGAAGGTATTACAAATACTGTCTATGACTCCTCACTTATTAGTGACGGGATTATGAGTCATAATCTTTATAATCGTGGTGAATTTCCAGAGATTCTTTATAAGGATTACTTACGCCTTAATAACATTATGCAACGTAACGTAGCTGGTCATCCTTTCATGGGTCCCGATTTAATTATTTATCTCGAAGCACCATTTGAACAAATGCTGAGTAATATTGCTAAACGTGGGCGGGAAATGGAAACTACAGACCCTAAGCTAACAGAGTATTATAAGTCTGTATGGAACATCTACCGAGACTGGTATAATTCTTATGGTAATACCCCAGTTCTTAAATTAGATTTAGATAATGTGGATTTTGTTAATAATGTAGATGATAAAAATATGATCTTAGATAAGATTGAAAATGAGCTTGTTAACCTAGGGAAATTAAGTCTTAATGAGTTTAACCGACTGCATGATAAACGAGTGAAAGGGGTAGCTTAATGGAAAAAGAACGCAGAATTGTCGTTGTTAGTAAAGACGACAATAAGGGCAATCTTTTAACTAATGTTTTGTTTGAAGATTATCCTAAACAGGGTAAAAATGCTAGTGATATGCTAAGTGACTTTACAGTAGGCTTTGTAAACACTATGCAACGTTATGGTCTTTCTAAAAAAGGACTACTAGAAACTATTGGTGCTATGTATGACACCTTAAATGAAGATGATACAGAAGAAAAGAACAACGGAGGAAACAACTAATGGCAATGAATTTCGCAGACGCAATTAATCAACTTAACTCAAACAGCAACGAAAACAACTTTCGTCCTACTACCCTTGGCAAAAAGCAAGCATTTTTTGGTCGTATCTTACCATTAGAAAATGGAGGATTTCCTTTTGTTCAATTCCGTGAAGCATGGGTTAGTTTTACTAAGAAAGATGGCAGTGTTACAGCATTACCAGTTATTGTTGATCCTAACAACCCAAACGATCAATTAGCTAAGCTCCTTAATACGGTTATTCAATTTAATAAAGACAAGGGTGCTAAAGATGAAAAAGGTTATGCAGTAGATACTATTAAATTAGCTTCTGGACGTTTCCCACTATCTATTCGTACTCGTACTTACTTCCTTGGTGTTCCTGTTACTAATCAAAACGGTACTTATGCTCAAGCAGTAGATAATCAAGGTCGTCCTGCTGTAGAAGCTTATCAAATTAGCTACTCTGGTATGTATGCTATTTCCTCATTACTTACTCCAGAAATGCCTTACATGAATGCACGAACTGGTCAACCAATGTTTACTGATCAAGCACAATTCATGACTGCTAAAGAAACAATGCCTGTTAGCGCTAAGTTTGTTGACGCTCCTAATGGTGGTGTAGGTAGTTGGAATGCTAGTGTTAACCAAGCTATGATCTTACCTGCTATGAACTTTAACTACTTAGAACGTGATGCTCAAGGTAATATGAAGTATGTAGATGATATTGAAAAGGAAGCTAAGCCTTTAATCGAGTCTGATCCTAACTTCTACCAAATCGTCCTTAAGCAACTTACCCAATCCTACAACACACAAATGGCTCAAGTAAGTTCTAACCCATATGCTACAGGTGCTAACTTTAACCCAACCCCACAAGTAGGTGCAAACGATTTACCATTCCCTAGTCAAAGTCAAACCTCTTCTGCTCCTACTAATAACCAAGCCCCTACGACTGGTCAACCAGCTCCACAAGCACCTATGAATAATCAACCCCAACCACAAAAAGTAGATGTTGTTGCTAACATGACTGGTCAACCTGCTTCTAACTTTACTCAACCTACAGCCCCAGCGCAACCAGCACCACAATCAACACAAGCTCCTGTAAGCTCTTCTACACCAGAACAAGGGGATTTCACTAATCCGTTCTCACAACCTACTACAGACACCTCAGAAGGCGATTTGAGTATGCCTTTCCCTAGCCCTGCTGATATGCAAGAACCCGCACCAGCTAGTCAAGCTCCAGTACAACCAACTACCCCTGCTCAACAACCTCAAACTAATACAACACCAGATCCTTTAGCTAACTTAAATGCTAGTTCTGATGTTGACTCATTCTTAGCTAACTTAAAGTAATAAGGAGAGATTGCCTTGTCTAAAATTAATGATATTATTGGAGAACTTAATAAAGATCCTAAGCTCACTACCTTTAATCAAACAGACAGTGGTGAAATTATGGACTGGTACCCAACTTTAATCCCTGTCTTTGATTATAATATGGTAGGTGGTGTTCCGGCTTCCGGTAGAGTTTCTCAAGCTTTCGGGAAACCCTCGTCTGGTAAAAGTACCTTCTCTGGCAATGTTATGAAAAACGCAATTAAGATGGGAGCCATTGTAGTTTACTTTGACTTAGAAGGTACACAAAATAATTCTCGTCTTGAAGCTCTTGGTGTCGATACTTCTAAAGTTCTTACATATACCACTACCCGTAAAAAAGATGGGACCATGCAAGAATTATCTATTGAAGAGATTGGTAAAACTATTATTGATACACTAGCAAAAGTTTATGAAGCTGACCCTAATCAACAAGTATTATTTATCTGGGATAGTGTGGCTATCTCTGATTCTGAAATGCAAACTAATACGGAATTAGGTAATCAAGTTGTAGGTCAACAAGCTAAGGCTCTTGCGACTGTAGGACGTAAGCTACAGGTTAACCTTATTCATAACAATGGTACTTTACTGGCGATTAATCAAGCCCGTGATGATTTTAATGCTATGAATCCCCGTTATGCGTCTGTTAAAACTGTAGGAGGTAAAGGCTGGGAACACCTTTTATCTACTAATATTAGCCTTGCCCAATCTGGTAAGCTTAAAGCTAAATCTACAGATACAGAGCCAATTGGTACTACTACTAGAGTTAAGGTTGTTAAGTCCAAAGTTGGTGATAACTGGGGTTCTGACTTTACCATGTGTATTATTGGTGAATCTGGTTATGACTTTGAATATAACTTAGTAAACTCTGCCCAAGAAAATGGCCTTATTACTACGGGACGTTCTCCTAAGTATGTTAACGATAATGGGGACGAAATTAAGGGTAGTAATGTATATAACTTAGTACAAAAGTTAAAGAAACCAGAAAATCAAGCCATTAGAGATGAAATCTGGCAACGTTTATTACTAATGTATTTCCCTAAGTGCTACCCACCTTTATTTAACACAAGCCTATTCATGCACGAACAAGACTTCCCAATGATTAAAGGTTTGCGTGCTTATTATGCGCAACAACAAGAAAGTCTACCAGAGGAAAAGCAACACTATAACTACAAGCACTTTAAAGAAGAACTACAAGCAGGTAATATTCCAGATGATATTGCTAATGAAGTTAAGGACTTAATTTAATAGAAAGGAAATAGTCACACTAAGCTGTGGCTATATTTGTATTAACACCATGAGTAAAAGGCTAACTACGGCAGAATTTAAACAAAAAATATATAATTTAGTAGGTAACGATTATAGTCTTATTGGTGAATATATTAATCGAACTACTAAAGTGACATTAAAGCACAATAAGTGTGGATACGTATATCAAGTACTCCCGTCTAATTTTTATAATGGTACTCGTTGCCCAAAGTGTGCGCCAAAAAGGATTTCAAAGACTAAAACAAAAAGTGCTGACGAATATGCTAAAGAATTCTACCAAGAAGTAGGCAATGAGTATACCATTATTACTCCTTATAAAAATGCTCGCACTAAAATTAAGATTAAACATAATAAATGTGGATATGTATATTGGGTTAATCCTCAATCATTCTTAGCGGGTAGTAGATGTTCAAAGTGTGCAAGAGCTGATAGAACCCATACAACCACTTGGTTTAAGGAAAAAGTAAAGGATCTTACTGGGGACGAATATAGTGTATTAGGAATCTATGTAAATTCTGGTACAAAAATTAAGATTAAACATAATAAATGTGGATATGTATATTGGGTGCGCCCTAGGGACTTTATTAGAGGTAATAGATGTCCTATACAACATAAAGCATATAAAAAAACTACAGCAGACTTTCAAAAAGATTTAGACTTAAAATATGGGTCCGGGATATATCTAGTATTAGGGACTTATATTAATAGATTTACTAAGTTAGAAATTAAGCACTTAAAATGTGGTCATATATGGGAAACAACTCCTAATAATCTATTAAGTGGTTATGGATGTGATAGATGTGGAACGGCTAGTCGTACTAATTCAGAACCTATTGTAAGACACTTGTTGGATCAATTAAAGGTTAATTATAAATACCATCAACATTTTTGGTGGCTTCGATATAAAGGCCCCCAACATTTAGACTTCTATTTCCCAGACAAAAAAATTGCCATAGAGATAGACGGTTTACAACACTCTAAAAACATCAACTATTTTAATAATAACCTTATAAAAAATAAATTAAGAGATAAAAATAAAGATATTCTTTGTAAGAAACATGGTGTACAATTAATACGTATACCATATAAGGGAAGCCACTACACTGAAGATCTAAAGAGAGAAGTACTTAAGGTACTGAAACAATATAATTTGCTAAAGGACGGTGCTAATGACAAATTTAAGTAATGGCTTGATTGATCAAGTTAGTGTTATTAAAGAAAAGTTACGTAAGCATATTGAAAACGGTGAACAAGCTTTGATTGTTGAACATAATATCTATGTTCCAGACTCTGCAACTAAAGTTACCTTTACTAAACTTTATCCTCACTTTGTTTATGGTTATGTATTAAACAAAGCAACAGGTGAAAAAATGCCTTATACAATTACTTACAATTCTTTAATTTGTCATGACTTTGATGATAGGTCTTGTTGGGAAGACGGATCATCATTATATGATTAAGCAAGAGGACAGTTACAATTGTAGCTGTCTTTTTACTATACATAAATTTATTTATTCTTCCTTTACTTTAAAATAATTAGTAGAGAGGAGAATTTTTACGTTTAATGGCAAGAAAAAAGATTAATAAAAAAGATCGGATTACTGGATATAATACTGATAACAAAAATGTATTTAATAGCTTAAACGGTGTTTATATTGGTAACAGCAACCATAACATTACTTTTGTAAGGGACTACGAACAATTAATTAAACAATATTCTAACTTAATTCATAACATGGGACGTAGGTTCGGTAACATTAATATGACCTATGCAGAAAGACAAGATTTATATGCTTACATTACTGAGGTATTTATTGACCTTGTAAGAGAATTTGATATGAGCAACGGAATGGACTTTCCGGGCTATATAGCTAAAATGCTTCCTACAAGAATTAGAGGAAGCTACTTAGATTCTATTCAAGACTATAAGTCCCATATTACGCCTCTAAAAGATGGTAATAAGAGTGTCGAAGAGATAGCAGATTTGCAATATGGAAAAGCCCCTGTTACCTTTAGTTATTCACGTAAGAGTAAGTACAATCGAGTTCAGCGTAAGGATGGTAAAGTACGAGGAATTGTTTCAGAGGCTATTGATACACCTAATACCAATGAAATGGATAACAGCTTAGCTGAAATTCATTCTGCTTTTAAACTCCAAGGATATAATGACCCTGAATTACATTCATTAGTAGATTATATCGCTAAAGACGGATTAACTGCTAAAGAAGCTAAGGACAGAGTGAAAGAACAATACCACTTAAATAAGAGTGAATTAGAAAAAGAATATGGTACTTTAGTTAAATTAATGAAAGCTTATCTTTAATCAAATTCTAATAATACAAGCTAAAGTAACTATATTAGAAAAAGATAACAAAAGAGAGGATGAAATAACATGGAATTACATTCCGCAGAAAAAGCAGAAAAGGCTCGTAATGACGCTTTAAGAGATTTAATTGTAAAGGCAAGTAAGGTAAAGGTCAGTGACTTAAATAAGAAGTTTATCGTTATTAAAGATGTTACTGACTTTGGGAACTTATTTGACCTACGTGGTGCAGATGTATTAATCTTTGGAATTGTTGGTACAGACATCTACCGTCTCAAAAAGCTAGAACAAGCTAGTGACCCAACTAAGGGTGAATTAGTTGTTACAACTGATGCAGATAAGAAAGAAATTATCTGGAAACAAGATCATAAAGAACAACAACCATTTGAGGCTTACCACGTATTACGCAAATCTAAGTACTATGGTACAGACGCTGGTCAACCTATGTTAGAAGCCTTTACAAGCTCATATTCATGGTACTTACAATATTGCTGGCTATGACTCACGCTTAGTAACCTTTGCTGAATTAGTAGCTGACTTAAAAGAAAATGGCGAATCTGCCCCAGTCCAACCAGCTAAACTATCAGCCCCACAAAGCCCAACCGTAGATCCAAAGGCTAAATCAGTAACAGTAAGTACAGATAAATAAAAGTAATAAAATGAAAGGAAAATTCGATGCTACCTTTTCAGTATGAACCAAAATTTATCATGTCTGGGGATCGAACCAAACAGCGTATGGTCGCTTTTAAGGGCTTAGAGTCTCCTGACAAAATTGGTATTGGTAAAGCTGGTGAAAACAAAGTTGTAATCACTGGTCTTCAGCCTGACACGTTTTATCCAGCAGGATCTTATAGTGTTGCTTACTACAGTGAACAAGGTAATGGTAGCGGGCGGATGCAACTACCAGCTTTTAGAACTAAACCCGTCATTATGGAAAGTTTTGATATTGACGTAGGTAAAGAGATTAGTGGTGTAGAAGGCGAAGTTAAGTCTGTTCTTCCGGGTAACTACAAGCCAACTAATACTTCTAATGTTAATGTTAAAGCAGAAAGTAAAGACGAAGATATTGCCCTCGCTAAGTATAATAGTCAACGGGGTACTTATGATATTAACTTTGTAAAAGAAGGAGAAACAGATATTGTATTTACTGCTTTAGACGGTGGCGGAGCTACTTTTGACCTATCTGTAGAAGTAAGACCTAAACCAGAAGCCCCAGAAGAAGTAACTGTAGTTAGCAAGAATAATTCAGCTACAATTAAAGTAAATTAGGAGGGTACGAGTAAATGGAAGATAGAACAAACGAACACTTAGTAATTTATGACAAAGATAATAGAGTAATTGCTACTGGAGAAAAGGGAGCTAAACAGGTAGAGATTACTGATTTAATTCCTAATACTGATTATCCAGACGGTTCATACACAGTAGCTTGGGTTAAGGAAAATGGGGATACTAGTGATAAAATTAATGTCCCAGACTTTAATACTTTAGCTATTCTAATGGAAAGTTTCACCTTAGCCCCAGATACTATTACAGGTACCGAAGGTGACGACTTAAATGTTACAGTTACTAGCATTAATCCAAGTGATGTTACTAATAATACTGTTAGTGCTGTTAGTGCAGATGAAAGTATTGCTACTATTAAGTGGGATGACGCTAAGCACGCATTTTCTGCTCATCTAGTTAAAGCGGGTAGAACTACCTTTAATTGGACATCAGCAGACGGTGGGGCTAAGTTAACCCAAAATGTAGAAGTTACAGCTAAACCCGCCCCTGCTCCAGAACCAGCCTCTAGTCAACCAGCAGAAAGTAATGAGCCTACATCAGCTACTCCAGCAAGCCCAGCTTCTAGCCCTGCCAGTTCAGCTACTCCAGCAAGCCCAGCTTCAGTATAAGGTTAAAGAGTGAGGTAACTGTTAATAAAAATGCAGAACTATATAGAATGATATAGAAACATATGCTATATTTAAATCGTAGAAAGAATAAATGTAGGCGATTTATTAGGGCAATGTTAAAACCAAAAGGAATGACTAAAAGATTAGGTATTACAGTTAGAATCTGCAAATTTCACCTTGACTTCTAAAAACATTAAAGTTAAACTTCGCTTGTAGAAGAAAAGAGGTGAAAATAATGATCCGAGTTCAAAAGGTAAGGCTTTACCCAAATCAAACCATGAAAAAGGTTCTTGATGATCTATGTGATTATCGTAGGTATTGTTGGAATCAAGGCTTAGCTTTATGGAATGACATGTATGACAGTTCATTGGTTTTAGATGATAAAAAGTTAAGACCTAGCGAACGTAAGGTTCGTAATGAGTTAGTAGCTAATAAAATTGAAAAACCAACAAATATTAAAGTAGTTGCAAGTAGTAAGAGAACAACAATTAGCGCAGAATAGAGGGATTTAAAACATGGATAACGGACAAGGATTAATCTTAGAAGTGTTTAACCAAGCCGGTAGCTTAGTAGCTCAAGGTGATATTGGTAAGAACACTGTAAATATTAAAGGCTTAAAAGCTGGTCAAGCAGTTAAAGAAGGAGAATATACAGTAGCTTATACTGATGGTAAAGTTATTGGTGATACTGCTAAAGTTCCTGCTTTCAACGTTCAAGCAAGTAAATAATCAATAAAAGGGGTTATTAATTTAACCTCTTTTATTTTTGCCCTTTGTACAAAAACGGTTGAATATTTAACTAAAAGTGTTATACTTAAAATATAAAAAAGAAAGGATGTGTAATAATGGCTACTAAAAAACCTGTTATTATCTATCACCACACAGACAGAATAAGCTATTTAGCTGGATTACTAGCTAAAGCCTATTACCTTAATAAGGGATATAAGGTTGATATGTATTCTATTAGTTATCTAAGTCAATTAGAGGGTATTACTTCCCAACAGCCCGTTAAAATCATTTTGATTGGAATTGCTTTATTGCCACAAACTAACCTATCTAGTTTAGCAGGTCAAGAGTTTATTTCTTTTAATCCTTATTGGACAAATTATGAAAAAACTGTTAAAAATATCTCAAATTGTAGTATAATATGTGAAGGGTATGGTTTTAGTTATTACTCTGATGATATGAGACCTAATGTTCTAGCAATGATTTCTTACTTTACAGGAATTCAACCAATCTTATATGATCAAGAACACGATAAATCATATAACTTGATTGAAGAACTGGATAAGTTAGAGTACGGATTAAAGATCCCCGATTTAGATACTAAAGATGTTTATAATTTTATTAACACTAAGGTTGTAGTTAATACTCATTTTTACTTACAATCTAACAAACTTTATTACTATATGCCTAAAGTGATTAATATGTATACTAAACCAGATAGTACAATGATTAAGTATTATGACACTTATATTGTTATTGCTAGAGAAGAAGGAGACTATCGTAAGTCTCGCTTCGTATTAGGTCAATACCAGCAAGCTGATGTGTTAGTTACGTTTGATATTAAAGCTTCGAAGAATTCAGTCGCTAAGTACCTAGTGTTACATCCTAGTGCTTACAATAATGAAAAACTCAAGGAATTCTTGACAAATAATACTTTTATACCTAAACAGCCAATTAGCAAAGTCGGCTATGCTGTATCAGAGATTAACTTAAAAAACCTATTACTTAATTCGTTAGAGTAAGGGAAGGTTTGCTAATCAATACAAAGCTTGTATATGCAATTTTAGGTGATATTGCTCGTAAATTTAATAACCAAGTTTCTCTTGGTATCATTAACTCTTATTTAAGAGACTATAGTCAAAAAACAATCAACTCTAAAGACCTAGATCAATTCATTAGTAACCTATCTGATAAAGATAGTAGCGCTCATAAAGTATATATGAGTGTTAAAGAGGGTAGTGAAACTATTGAATCTGTTCTGGGTTTAACTTCTTCTCCAGTTAAAGTTCATTATGTTAATACTAGAGATGAAGTTTTGTCTATCCCTACAACGGAATTGGATAAGGTTGTTATGATTGTTCGAGAATTAGAAAACGCTAGTCCTAGTAAGTCTGTCTCATGGCGTAAGGTTAGAGCTAAAGCTAAAGAATTAGACTTAGTATTCTCGCCAAGTAAAGACTTTAAAGAATTAGTCATGAGACGTAAGGACGAATTAGAGCAATCGCCTAGACAAGAGCTTTCAGCAACAGAACAACAATTTGTTAATAAAGCTTTTGGTAGTGAATTAGGCGAATACCAGATTAAGAAACGGGAATTACAAAATAAAAATCGTGAGCTTAATAAATTACAACGTAAATTAACAGATCAAACAATCTTTAGCCAAGAATTAATTAAGAGTATTAGTAAGCCCCGAGTTATTCGTACTAATAGATATGTAAAAAATAATCTTGGTGTTAATAATAATGACACTTTAATTGTTATTACATCTGACTGGCACGTTGGGGCTAAAGTAGAACTTAAGAATAATGAATACAGCTATGCAATTGCTCAACAGCGTTTAGATAAATACATTCAAGCTATTTGTCGGGCTGTTCAATTATACAAGCCAAGTAATATTAAGATTATTAACCTAGGCGACTTAATTGAAAATTCCCAGATGAGACAAAACCAAGGTTACTACACTGAATTTGAATTGTCTAATCAGATTGTTAAAGCTACCGAATTACAAGATAGTTTTTTATCCAGCTTAGCAATTAGTTTTCCTAATATCCAATTTGAATTTACTGAATTGGCAGGTAATCATGATCGCTTTGCTCCTAATAAAAAAGATCAACTTTATGGTGATAGTGTTGCTGTAGTAGCACGAGAATTAACTAAGAGCTTTAAAAATACTAATAAAGCAATGACTAATTTTAAAGTCATTAATCCAAATACAGAATACCGTCATATTGTTAATGTGCAAGGTCATAATTTAGCTTTTGTTCATGGAGATTTAGATAAGGTTAATGATAACAACTGTCTTGCTAAGGTTGGAGCATTTGAACATACTACTTTAGACGCATTGGTAGGGGGTCATTTACATTCATTAATGATTAAAGAAAATAATGGGCTAGTAGTTCAGTCAGGGTCGCTGATTGGCCCTACAGAATACAGCGATCGACTAGGGTGCTATGCTTCTGCTAGTCAAGTAATGTTAAATGTTACTCCAGAAACAATTACACCATTGGTAGTAAACCTATAAAATAAGTAAACCTCACTATTTATTAGCTATAATTAAGTTAATAAATTTAGTGAGGTTTTTAATTTAATGAAAGATAATAAAATTATGAATATTCCATATGATAAATTAATTAACAGATTTCATTGGTCTTTTGGTCTATTAATTGCATTATTTACACTACTAATTATTGCCATTGTTACTGGGTATACTATACCTGTGTGGGGTGTTTGGGCTTGGCTAGTTCTCTTAGTTATTGGTATAGTTGTGCTAGGTGAAACAATGTATAACTTAGGGCAACAGGAACTATTTTATAACTATGACGAACTAGTAGTAAGTCGTCTAAACGAAAAAGGTGAAAAGGAAGTTATGTTCTTGTCTAATACTGAGAACTTAGCAGACCTATACGAAGAATTCGGCAATAATAAAAAATCAAATGAATTACAAAAGTTAGAAGCACAGCATTTAATTGATAGTAAGATTATTCAAGGGTTCCAACGGGAAAATAATTGTATTAGTGGTGCTTACTACTTATTAACTAATGACAACCAACTATTCTGGTCTGATGATCTTAATGCTGTTCTTACTTTTTCTAGTAAAGACTCTGCTCAAGCTTATGTTAATGAACACATTAAAGACTTTGATGGTAAAATTATGAATTTACCTATTGCCTTAGACGGTGAAGTAAAAACAGAGGACAATAAAGAGGTGATAACAGACTAATGATACAATATTGTATAATTACTTATATTATAGTTGAAATCTTTGAAGGTATCTCTGCTTATACTAATATTAGACAAGATAAGCAAAACATAACCAGATTCCAAAGAAACGTTTACAGTGTTAGTATCTTAATCTCTTATACCTTAACCATTCTATTAGGAATACTTGGTATATACGGTGTATACACGTACTTGGGATTAGAAAATGAAGTTGCTTTTATTATTGGCTTAATTTTAGCTTTCTGGATAAGAGATATTATTGACTCTGTAATCGTTCGTAAGTTTATCGCTTATCAGTATAAAGCTAGACTTAAATATTATGAACATAAAGTAATGGGTGATAAGAATGAACGAACTGGAAAAGATGCTTGATGTACAATCAGGCGTTGTTATTGTTGATAATGAGCCTTATTACTATATAGACTTAATCCAAGGTGACGATGGTAAATTAGTAGTTGCCTATGAACTAGGTACTAAAGGAATTGAACTTTATAAGCAAACTAAGGATCCAAACGTATTGTTTAAAAAGCGAATGCTAGTAGAAACTAAGGAAAAGCCTTATGAGGGAACAAGCTTAGCTCAACATCTCAATAACAAGCGTAAGTTAAAAGTTAAACGTAAATTCAACTACCTGCCAGCTATTTTTACTACTCCAGTCATTAGAGGTACTGATACAGTTACTGGCAATTGGGGCTTAGGTTTCCCCGAAATGCACAAAAAAGTGTTAGTAGGACCAAAGACAGGTAAATACGAAAAAATGGAAAAGACTGGTATATTCATCGGTCTTAATAATGTTAAATGGTTAAAAGACACCTACCAATTTGATCGCTGGAAAGGATATATTGGACCTTTATACAGTACTTATATGCCTTACTTTAATGTATTAACTTCTTCGGGGGCAATGTGATGAAACGATTAATGGAAGATGAGATTAAAAACAGTATCTTACATAATAAAAACCTATTTGATCGTTACGGCCCAATCGGTAACAGCTTAATTATCTATGAAAAGACAATTAACTGGAAAACAATTGCTGATTGCCTACTGTTTAGTAGTAATAAGGGTATCATTGGAATTGAAATTAAAACTGAATATGATACTCTCAGAAGACTTCCTCATCAGTTAGCAGATTATATAAGAGTTTGTAAATATACTTATGTTTATTGCCACGACTCCCATGTTAAAAAAGTAAAAGAGCTGATTGAAAGTAATCCAGAATTAAGTTGTGTAGGTATTATTAGTTATGAGCAATTTGAAGACCAAGCAATTACAGGAATGATTAAAAAGGCTGAACCTTCGCCTAAAGTAACTTTAAGAGGAACTACTTCCATTTTATGGTCTAGCGAACTTAATGCTATCCTTAATGCTAAAACTCATACCCGAGAAAAGCGTAGACGGGTTGAGGCAGAAAATCTATTTGGTGAAATGTTTAATAAAGATAATCAACAAAAAGTAATTGCCAGTCTTTATATCAAGGGTATGCTAGATTCTAAAAAATCTTTACAACGTTACCATTTTGGTAATATCTATACACACGATACTACAACAGGTGGTGAGTTTCATAGCAAAGCAGAAAAACGAAAGTGGCATCAAAGGTCTGTCGCTAACCGGCGCAGGGTTTTTAAATAGTAAAAGAGGATATTACTTAGAGGGTTTCTTTACTAAGATTAATAAAGCCAGTAAAAAGGACCTATACAACGCAGAAAAGTATGGTCTGGAATTGGTCTCTAGGTATGAAAAGATTGACTTAAAACTACTACAGCTAAAAAAGATAGATCAGAAAGGTACTATCTCAACCACTACTGAAATATACCAAGTAAGGACTGGGGCAATGATTAATGGTAAACTTTACATTACTGCACAGGTCTTATCTGAAAACTATATTACAATTATGTATAATTATCGCTATCGTACCACTTCACGTGACTTTTTTAATATTCATGACTCTCTGGATAGCAGAGTTACTCATAAAAACCCCGGTTACGGTAAAGGACGCAAAATAGGTAAGAAAAAGGGTGTCCCGTAAGGTACAATTACATGAGAATAAGCAAGAAAATATTAGACGTAAATACAAGGAGAGATAAAAAATGATTAATAAACGGATTGTTGAAAAGAAAACATATGAATTGATTGATAGCTTGGCTTTTAAGCAATATGAAGTTAGAGCTAAGGACCAAGAATACAATCGCCTTAATGGTTTGCCTACTTTCAGAGTTAAAGAACCTAATACTGGCGTTATCAAGTCCTATACTGTACAATTAACAGCAGATTTTAAGAATGTTAAAGTCGTAGAACATGGGATTTATGATACTGAGTGGGGATTCTTGCCATTAAAGAAAGAGGAACCTAAGCCTAAGAAGACAGCAACTAAGAAAGCTACTAGAACATCAGCTAAAAAGACAACTACTACAGCTAAGAAATAAGGTAATTGCTGATGAAAAAGCTAATTAATAATTGGTTGTTAATGACCATTATAATGACAGTTGTTTATAGCTTTTTATGGCAAGGTATTGTATTTGTTGGCTATTTGATTGGCTATGTATTAGGTTTACCTCATGTACAAATGTTAGAGTTAACTACTGCGCTAGGGTTTGTAACTGGTGCTTCTTTACCAATCTTAATTAATTATCATAGACGCTAAACATAGGGATTTTGAGTGGTTTTAAGGCTATTCAAAGTCCCTTTTTGTCTACAGTTTTGTATGTAGAATTATATTAATTTTTGAGTACCAGAAAAAGTATTCACATTTTCATTAATTTTTGTTCACTATATTAATTTTTGAAAACCAAGAATAACACACAATTTAGTGTACTTATTTTAAGCGGGTTAAAATCGGCTAAAACTCCCTAAAATGACTATAATTCAGCATATATCTAAATTTATTGAGTTAAACTATAAACAGAACCTAGTTAGGGCTACGATTAGAAGATACTTACAGACAGTAAGCAAGAACCGATTTTTAAAACATTCCTATCTAGGCTAAAACTCAATTTATATATGCTCAAATTAGGCTATAAGAGCCTGTTTTAGCGATTTTAATTTGTTCATGATAAATTATACTAAAATCAATTAGGAGGGCTTAGAGTGGCTACAGACTTAAAATCACTAAGCTTAAAAGAGCTTTATAACAATAAGGCTATTTTTAGTAAGGTTATTGGACTAATGGAACAACAAATGAGCTATGATTATATCATTCGCTATTTAAATTCCAAAGGCTATAAAATGGCTAAGGGAAACCTTACTAAACTCAAGAAACGAATTAAAGAATCACAAGAACAAAATATTCCATTAGAACAGTTAATGGATAAGCGAGAAAAGAATTCTATTGATGATGTAGACAGTAATAAGATTGTTGGCTTTACTGGTAAAACTAATGAACTTAAAAGTCAAAGTCAACAACCAGTAGTAAGCAACTCTGCAACTGGTCCAGTAAGAAAGTTATATTCTGAGGATCAAGCCTTGGAAATGATTATTGACAAGGGTATAAAAACTATTGAGGAGTCTGAATTTATTGACCCTAAAACATTAATGAGTGCCCTAAGTCTTCATGCTAAATACTTCGGTAGCAGAACAAGAGGTTTGACTGCGGAAGCTCTTATGCAGTACCAATTAATTAAAGAGTCTGAAATGACTGCACTAAAGGAAATTTTTGTTCGATACATTCCTAAAGATAAACAAGAAGAAGCCTTAAATGAAATTGATAAGCGAGTAAACCAGATTGTTAATCAGATTGGTGCAACTAAAGATGGTAAAGAATTAATTAGACAATTAAACAATGCTGGGTTAAGCTTAAACTAAAGGGGAGATTAATAATGAAATTTAATGCAATGAGACATAACACTAGCTACTATATGACTAGTATGGGTGATGTTACCGTACAAATTGTTCCAATTGAAAACTTTAGTGTAATTAAAGTGGATAAAGATACTTACTTTATTCCATTCGGACTTGAAAATTATAAAGCACTAAGAAAGATGGGTAGTACTCAACTACATGAAACGTTAGAGAAGACGATTGCTGGTGCAGGTGTTTCTAAATATGGATATGATCGGGACTTACTAATCAGTAAGATTGAAGAGGTGGATGTAGAAGACTCTACGCTTAATGTGATCTTAGGGGTCCTTAGAAAATGAATTGAAATCAATCTCAGATCATGTTTTAACCAAGAAACATTTAGTACAGTTAATCGACTTTATTTTTAATGCTGGGGATTTAACACCAGACCAACATATTATTAATTACATCCTTGATTTAACACCGAAAGTAGTTAATAATAACATTAAAGCATATGCCATTCCTGCTCTATTGGACTTAATGAA